CACCCATACCAGTTTGAACTACTAGAGATCTTTTTGGATCTGGACCTTGGAACTCAACCTTACCATTGAAGAAGTTGTAGATTTCTCCACGGAATAAATCAAGTGTAAAGTTATTCTTGTTGTATACTCTTTTGAATGAGTTATCCAACTGCTTCCAAAGACCCACTGACAATCTGATATCATCTGGACCATCTTGCTTAACTCGTCCTCCTTGTCCCCACATCAAGTAAGTCTCAATGTCAGAAGCAATTTTGCTCAAGTGAGCTGCTTCCATATTGGTCAAGAATGTACGTGAAAGGTTACCGTTATCAAAAGCTTTCTTTACAGAATCTTTACCCATAACTTTTACCATGTCCTCAAGAGATGCAATTGATGGATCAAGACCCTTGTCAAATGTTCTCCAGATTTCAGTAACAGGTACAGTACCATCTGCATTCATTCCACCTTTAATCATCAAATCTGCACGAGAAGAGATTGAATAGTGAACGTGAGCTTCAGCACCACCTACATAGTTATAGAATTCACGGAATCCTGCATTAGTGATGATGTCAGAAAATCTTTCACCATATTCACCTCTAGCAGAACCTTTACGGAATACTTTAGTACCATTAGCAAGATACCTGTTCTCTAAGAACTTGTAGTTGTCATTGTTAACAAGTTGAACAGTATAGATGAATCCATCACCTACAGGAAGAATGTCTTCTTGGGTAACATACATCTCTACACCATTGTACTTGTCATAAGTCAAGATATCTCCGTGACCAAACTCACGTTTGTTAATCTTGATTTTGAAAGTAGTACCATCTACACCCTTGAACTCATTAAGAGGCTCAATGTCTTCAATGATATATGGTAGATCAATAGAGACAGGAGTCTGCCACTTATACTCTCCACGAGCATTGTCTACCATGATTACATTCTTTCCTCCAAATGAGGACATCTGATAAAGGGGCATTTCTACTTTCTGTGCCATAGCCCAAAGGTCTACTGGTCCAAGATCCATAGGTTCTGCATCCTTCAACATGTTTGTTAAGTGGTAAGAATCCACGTGTGATGTAGCATTGTATGCAGTATCACGCAGGAATATACCATTGTTTAAAACTGGAGTTGCCATTGTTTATTTGTTTATTTATTAGTTACTAGTTAAAAGCGTTTAAAAATATTATTCTGTTGCCTGGATACTGTTCTTGTTGGTTTTCTTTTTGTGAACTCTTCCTCATGTGCACTAGAAGATGACAACTTTCTACTCTCTTCAGTCTTTAGTTGTCTTACTACTTTTTCTGTAGTTTGTTTTCCTCCTTGTTCTTTAATTCTGTTTTTGTAAGAATCTGGATCAGCAAGTAACCATAGTGCTTCTGCAATAAGATCATGTCTTGGTTCTACAAACTGATACTTCTCTAATAAGTGACCAAGTAAGTTTGTAGGTCTTCCTGATATAGAAGGATAGTTAGGTTGAACAAGACCAGAGTAAAGTAAACCTTGAGTCTTCTTATCTAGTTTAACTCCGTTTAATTCACCTACTGAAAGTGTGTTATAAACATTATCCATGTAATGCTTAGCTTGTCTTTCCTGCTGTTCCTTTTTTGCTTCTTGTTCAGCTAGCTGTCTTGCAACAATTTCTTCTTGCATTCTATCTAACTTCGGTTTAAACTGTTGAGCTTTCTGATCAAGTTTACCCATATCAGTCCAATCTTGTATCTCAGCTTCTATCTCTTCAGGATTACCATCTGCAAATCCTGTAGCATATAAATACTGTCTTACAATTTCTTCTTGATCATTTTCATGTGAAGGATCTAAATCTCTGATTTCTTCTACATGTGCAAGAGTTCTGAATAAACCTTTAAGATCTTGTCCACCATCTGCTACATATTTAGCAGCTACTTGAAGTTCTTGAGGTAATGCTTTAAAGAATTCTTTTGGAGTATTTTCTCTAATACTGTTTTCTCTTTCTTTAAAGTTAGCTTCAAATAATTCACGGAAATCTTTAGTAGTATAATCTTCTAAAGCTTTGTCATCATCAAAAGGAAATAGAGTTCCTTCCTCAATCATCTTTGAAGCTAATTCAGCAAGACCTGATTTATCTACTTTAGGTCTTCCCTTGTTACCAGCTTCTTCTTCTTGTGAGATAAGATCATCAAGTGCAGCTATTGCTTCTTGAACTTCTTGCTTCTCCTCAACTGTTTCTTGAGGTGTTCCAGGCTTGTCAATGAACGATACATCTACAGTTCCTTCTGAACTAAAAACTGTTTTCTTTTTTTCTTCTTCTTCATCACTTGGTAGCATTACGCTTTCTGCACCGGGTGCACCAAATAACTCATCAAGATTTACATCTACCTGCTCTACCGTTGTAGAGTCAGCTACCTCTGCACTCTTATTAGTGTCTTCCATAATTGTTGGTTTTGTTTACTACTTAATTTAATATAACAATTTTCTTTGTGATAAACTTGTAAAATTTACATACTAGAATTCTTTTCTGGCATTATATAGCTATTTGGATTTTTCTCCCTTACCAGAATCAAATCTATTTTTATTTTCTCTAGCTATCTGTAACTGTTTATCAGCTATATCTTTTTGAGCTTGGATCTTTTCTCTTTCAATATCATTCTTTGCAGAGTTCTGCATAGTTCTATTAGACTCTTTCATTCTTTCCAATGAAGTCTGTTCTTGATACTGTTCTGTTTGACGTATTTCTTTCATGGCATCTACATAGTCAGATTCCTCATTTTTATTTACGTCAACCATTGATCCATAACCAGCTGCTCTGATTTCTGCAACCAAGATATCTCTTTGTCTATCTTTCTCTTTCTCAGCAGCTACTGCATCAATCTTCATCTTCTCAAGTTCTTGTTGAGACTGTTGTTGCTGTTGTTGCATTTGCTGTTGATTCTGCATTTCTTGTTGTTTCATCTCCTGTTGTTTTTGTTCAGAAGATTTAAGAGCAGTATTAAGTTCAGAGAGTGAGTCAGACTGAATTACTTTACCTAAGTCATAGATAGATGCACCCATTGTATTATTACTCATTGCCATCTGCTTAAGTTGCTCTAGTACTGCTCTGTTATTAGCTGTTGTAGTACAGAAGATATTTAAGTCTCTTAGTAATAAATCAGTACCATTAATCTCAAAGTTTACTTTTTCATCTGCTGTTGTAGTATATGTAAGTCTTGCAGATGGTTTAGTAGAATGATAGTACTGTGCTAAGTCAGTTCTCATCTGATGTACTCTAGGCATCAAGTAATCACAGTGCTGAATAAAGAACATCTCTGTTTGTGCATATGATGCTGACACAGCTTGTTCTACACCAGTAGCAGTTTGTTGTGATAACTGTTGACCCATACGTTGTGGGTTAACACCTATAACTTCATATGCTTGCTGCTTAAAGTAGTTAGCAAGATTGATCCTAGACATAAGTCTTTCTGTCTGTGATAGATCAAGCTTTTGGAAATGCTGGAAGTTTAATGCATTCTCTGTATTTGTAATAGAAGTATCCAGTGGTAACATCTGGAAATTCTTCATTGCCACATATGCTTTAGCAAGATTACCTTTACCCCAATCTTCTCCTAATGAGTGTCTAGGTAACGTATTCTGGTCAAGCATGATGATAGTACCTAGTTCATCTACTAGTATATCAGCAATCTGATTGTTTACTATGTTGTATGCAATCTGGTATGGCTTCATTAAGTCAAGTAGTGCAGTAGACTTAGTATTTCTATCAGAGAAGATAGATCCTTCTACTGGTAGTTTACATCCATACAAACTACTGTCACCTTTAAACTGAAACTTAAGTGGACCTATTTTATTCTTATCTACTCCTATGTAGATAGGTGTAAATCCACCAGGGTTATTCATACCCCAGAATGATGGAATATTAGGACCAATCTTAACTCCTCCCCATACTTCATTAATCCAAATCCAATCTATGTGCTCTCCAAATATTACATTATCCTTTGTCTTATTTTGGAAGAGTCTGGTGTCATAGATAGGTTTATCAATTACTTTATAGTCTTCTGTTATAATCTCAGTAGATACTTCACCTGACTCAGATACTTTTGTAAGATGTCCTACTTTTCTCTGTGATTTCCAGTAACATGTAGATACTCTGAGTAAGTATGCTGTACCTGCAACATTATAATCTTCTCCTTCTGCAAGTATCTGTGATATAACATCTCCTCCTTCAAGTATAGAACCTGATACCATAGAGGTATATTGTCTATATGCTAAAGATGGTAAGTTTGTATTCCACTCATGAGTCTTAGTAGCATCATAGTATGAACCATCATTCTGCATACCACCAATATTATATCCTGCAGATCTAATAGGATAGATAGCTTCTAATGCCTCAAGTTGTTCTTCTGTCATTAGATATCCATATCTATCTATAACATCAGCTACAGTAAACATGTCAGTTTTTCCTACCCAGTTTGCTTGTGATATATATCTAGCATCTGGAGACTTATGGTAGAAAGATAATACCGGATTCCAAAGCTCTACTTCATAATCATCTTCCATCATACGGAAGTGCCAGAATTCTCTATCTGTAATGAGCATATCTCTGAATCCTCTTTCCTCAAGCTCATCCATTTTAAATCTCTCAACATCTACTTTATGTTGATGTGATGCCCACTGTTCTACTAAAGATCTGTAATCTTTCTTGAAGAACATTTCTATTTCTGGTAATCTTTTTAATGCATCATCAGACATTTGTTGCTGAGCTTCTTCACTTTGAGGTTCTAATCCTTGAGCCATCAAAGCTGACATTATTTTTACCTTAGCATCAGACAAGAGTACTTCTTCTACAGCAGCTCTTTTTTGCTCCATCATTTCATTATAGGAGAACTCATCTACTGCACGGTATGTAAGCTTAGTTGATCTTTTAGCAAACTCAGCTACTAGAACATTAATAACATTAGGTATGATGGGATAGAACTTAAGCTCAAGTGCAGAGTTATCTTCTTTTGTTAAAGTCTCTACAATGTCTCTATACTCATTGTCCTCCTCAATAATATAATCTGACTTATCTATTACACCTTTTGCTAGTTTATAATTCTTCATTAATCTTCTAGCATTCATACGGATTTGTTTCAATCCATTCCATTCCAACCAGTCTAGGTTCCAAGCAGCCCACTCTTGATCCTTCTGGTCTTTTGGTAAAAACTGAAGAGGTTGGGTAATACTACCCATTCTATTATGCTGAACTTTTGCTCCCTTCTTTAATTGTAATGCGTTATATACTTGCATGCTTTCTATTTAAAGTTTTTGAATGCGGATCTTTTAAAACTTTGCCCCATTACATTTCTACCCTTTCCCATATGCCGAAAAGGGTTATGAGATAATTTATACAAATTTTCTGACTTTTGCAAGTTTTTAGAGGCATCATCCATTATTATATCTTTAGCAAAACCTCTATTAGATTGCTGTATTTTCATAAATGATACTAGTGCAGCAAAGGATACTAAACGGTCAACATTAAGTCCTTCCTGATATGCTTGCATTTCTTTAAGTAACATTTGATCAGGTATTCTCTCAATACCATAGTGAGTCTTTACTACAGTACCATCATCTTTTGTTATAGTATCTAACTCTTCTCTTATGTATTCAATAGCATAAGATATTAGATGTGACTTAAATAGATTACCTGTGTTTCTCCATCCATACTCCTGAAATACGTTAGCATTTGCTCCTAGATCTTTTAAGAATAGAATCTGAGTTCTTGGTACAAGATACTTCTGTTTCTTTCTAGATATCATGTACTGTATAAATAGAGATATGTTATTCTCTATTACTGTCCATGCATTATACCATTCTATTATTAGCTCTAGTCTCTCATGTGTCTTCTTGATATCATCAAATCTACCACACCAAGCTGCTACTATTTTATCTTGTTCTATGTAGTTCTGTACTTCACCTGCAGAATGCTTCTGTACTTCAACCGCTGCTTTCATTACATATATGGAACATAATGATTCTGAGGTAGTTGTCTTTCCTTCTGATACAGGGTCAATAGATGCATAGTAGTGTTTGTTAAACACCGGATCTTTGATAGGTCTTTCCCATACTACAAGTGTACCTGTTTTATCTTCAGTCTTTTTAGATACAGGAAAATCAAGTATAGGAAGTTTACTAGTTTCTTTTACTTTAGGTAATCCATTCTCATCTCTGTATATATCTAAGAACTCATAGGAGTATTCTTTCTCTTCTACTCTTCTTAATTGTGCAGCTACTAGATTCTGTGGGAATACAGATGCTTTTCTATAAGCAAATGCTTCTTCTATATTTCTAGGGTGCTGTGATATCCTTAGCTGATATTGCTCTGGTGAGAGTTCTTTCTTCCAAGTTATAAACTGCTCATCCAGTGCTTCTAATGCTTCTTTTACAAGTGAGTTACCATACTCATCTATATGTGGTGGCATTGACCACTGTTCAGGTATAAATAGTCCTGATCTTCCTATTGTATGATTCTTATCAATAAGATTTGTATCTACTGCATAGATATCATTAGCTTCTGGATTAAGTACCATTTCTTTCAATGGCTCACATTGATCTAAATCACCAACAGATCCTGCAGCTATAAACATACCTGTAGTAATCATACCAGATCTCATTGCTGGTCTGATGTACTCATATGTTTGATCCATCTTGGGTGCAATACCCGCTTCTTCATGAAAGAAGAACTTTACCGGTCCACCAACACCATTAGTTGGATCTTTCTCAAATGACATACCTTGTATTGTACCTTTGAGACCTACCTCAGCTTTTCTATCTCCTTTTCTAACTTCAATCTTTTGCTGCCACATCATTACCTTGTGTGGAGTCATTGGTCTATACCAAGCAGTATGTTCATTTAAGAATGCTGCATACTCATCTAGGAACTTCCATGTACCTTTCTCATTGATATAGTCTTTAAGAGAAGCCCCCATCTTAAGTGTAACCCCAGCCTCAAACCATAACTGGTTTATAAACTTAGCAGCATGAAAGTATGATGATGCTATCTGACGTTTCTTAAGAATAGCTGAGTGCTTATAATGCATCTCTGCTAGTAGCTCATATAGAGCCATATGATACTGCGCATCTCTAATTTTAGCAAAGTCAAACTTCTGTTGCTCTTTATCAAAGATTGGTAAGAAGTTTAACCACATATAGTAGTCTCTAGTTACATACCACTCATTACGTTTGTCCTTAACTATTATACCTTGTCTGCATTTAGATTTTTGATCATCCCAGTAAGCTATAAAGTCTTTAGACTTAAATGGTGCAGTACAGTATACTTTGTTTTGTCTAAAGAGTCTTGACTGCTCATTAAAGACATCTGCACTTACCTGATTAAAGTTATACTGTCCAGGTTCTTTAAATATTGTAAGTAGATATGTAGTAAAGTCTTGTCTACTAGCAAAGTCTGTAGTAGTCCATGTACCATTATCCCAAGTAGGTATGTTATTCCAGAATTCCATTACATGTCATAAGCTAAGCCCTGACCTCCACGTACTCTAGATGATTGCTCTTCTTGAAGGTCTTTATATACACCTTTAAAAGATGCTCTTATTTGATCAAAGTTTTTTGCAGCTGCAATTAGTGAGTTGATATTCCCATCTCTACCCGCAGTAATCTGTGTATGCTCCATATATCTAGCTAATCTATCTAACATAGATGCCATACCTTTATATGCTCTTGCAGTTGGAGTTGCGTACATATCTTCACAAAACTGTAGTGCTAGTTTTATTGCTTGATCCTCGGAGGAGAATTCTGCTTCTATCTCTTCTAATATAATTTCTTCTTTGTCAATCTCAGGAGTATGAAAGAATGGATTCATATCTGGATTAGGACAAGTCATGTAGAATAGATACTGATATACTTTAAGATAGTCTTCTGGATACTTATCCATTATCTTCTTAAGTGTTTTTAAAGTATAACAATGTTCTGTAGGTACTACAGCTCCATTCTGAACATCAAACAGTCTTACTATCATTTTTTTAATTTATTTCTCCCAAGGTAAGTTCTCTATTGCAGCTTTTTCAGGAAGACCAAATATATTTTTTAAACCATCCCAAAAATTTTTTGCAACATAAGCCTTGCGTATAATGTGTGAATCTTTACATACTACAAATCCAACATAGTCTGTTGAGTTATTTTTAAAGTAACAAAGTAAATTTCCTTTGTATTTAAATAATTTAATAGCTTTTAATTCATCAAAGTACCATAGATCTGGATTACCATATCCACAGTTATTTATTTTATAAAACCTCATAACTATTTACGTTTAATTGAACTTCTATTATCATGTAGCCAGTGTATTACTGATATGACTTCCTCTTTTAAATAAGGTACCTCAATTGGTATAACTTCTTTTACAATTGGGTCACCTTCAAGAGAATACTTTGTGATAGGATATCCATACTCATCTTTTCCTTCTTCTTCAAATTTGATGTGATGGATAAATATACTCCCTGGTTTCAATCTAGGATTATGTTTTATTATAATATACATATAAATGCTGAGTTGTAAAGCATAGTGGTAAAAGTTACAGTCATCTAGGTTATCTAGAGGTGTAAGTAACTTTTTGCTTTTACCTTCCCAATCTTTAAATGATTCTCTTACTATTTCCTTGTTAGTCTTATAGTCAATGATATATACTTTGTTATTTACTACTTCTACAAGATCTGATTGTCCACATATACCTGCTGACTTAAGATATACCATATGCTCTGGATATATACCATCAGTAAGTTTTTGTTCTGGTGCTTTTTTCTTATTACCTTCTACTATAGGTTTGTATACCGGAATAGGTAAACCTTCTCTTTCAATAGAACTTAGAGAGCATAAGTCATCTTCTCTTTGATTATGATAAAAGGTACCTAGTGTAATAGCTCTATCTGATTCTGCTTTCCATAGTTCTAATATCTTCTTAGGCTCTATACCATACCACTTAGACTTCTTAGACTTGGATACTCTAGCAGCTACCTTTTCAGAATCAAAAGGTTCTTTAAATTGGGAAACAAGTGATGTAACACTTATCCATTTAATTTCTTCAGAAGAGTCTAAGCTTTTATAACTATGATCTTCTGCATTAAATATTATACTCATTTCATCTTTTTATCTAGTTCATCTTCTTCTTCCTCAGTAAGAACAGCGTACCATTTATTTGCAGGACATGCTGATGATAAGGATCTTGTTTTAAAACTTAAAGAACATCCGCACATCATACAACATGGTTGTGTACCAGGTATAGCACACTCTTTACCTTTTACATCTTTTGCATCACAAGCATTACATACTTCCATTCTAGCTCTAGATACATCTTCCACAAATTCATTATGAATCAACCTGTTCTTGATCCCCTCCATTATTTGAGCTTTGTTCTTCCATATTTCTGCGAACCTTCCTTTCATCTCTAAACTTATTTCTTGTTTTTATAAATTCTTCTATAAGCTCCTCAGCCTTTAGAAGCTTTTTAATTTTCTCCTCTATACCTTTCTTATCATGATAGTTTTGAAATGTATCTGTCTTACTTCTTACAAATCTTTCTTTATACTTTTTGATTGATGAAGATACTATAGTTTTTCTCATCATAAAGTCACCTATTCCTATTAGCTTAACTTTAATATGTTCCATACCTGAAAGTGTTCTTCTTACTTCTTTATAGTATGCCTCTACAATATCATCTATAGTATCTTCTGAAACATCAATCTCTTCTGATAACTGCTTAATTATCACTTTCGGTTTCTTGGGTATCATTTGCTAAAAATTTAAAATCTAGTAATATAGTACCTTCAGTTTGAACCTTAAGTTCAGGATTAAGCATTATTATCTTTTTGTTGCCAGAGTCCTTAACTACTAAGTTATTCTTCTCTGCTTTGTTAATACAATTTCTTACTGTTTGTGGAGTCTTGAATATCCACTCTTCTTCTGCAGACGCATCATAACAAAAATGAGTAAGCTCAATTGGTTGATTAAAACTTAAAAGTGTCAAGCAATCAAGATCAGAGTTACTCACTGTTATGTTGTTTATATAACAGTGAGTAAGGATCTGATACTTAACAATATTCCACTTTGGCATTTTGACGCGTTTCTGCACTTGATTTACTAGTGCCATAATTACATCTTCCTAAGTTTCTTTTTCTGTTCAGTTTTAATTTCTTCTTTGAAAAGTTCTTTAGCTTCTTCTTGAGACTCATCCATATCTTCTGGTGGATTAGTCATCATAGCATGTTGCATCTGAAGTTTAATTCTTTCAAATCTTGCAGCATCAATTTTTAAAAGCATCTCTTCATATTCAAACTGAGCTTTTAAATACCTCATGGACTCAGTGTAAAACTGATACATCTGTTCCTTTCTTTCAGCTAACTCCTCTGCTGTTAACTGTTGTTCTTGTGTTGGTTCTTCCATAACTTCTATGTGTTTATTTACACAAATATATGAAATAAGTTTAAATGAAATATGTTTAAACAAAAAATCCAGGTGAATCAACACCTGGATCTCATTATCAATTAGTTACTATTATCTGTTCTTAATCGTTAGATTGAAGATAGTAAGTAAATAGAAATCTCTGGAAACATCTACCTCTACAGTAACTATATCAAGGAAACCCAATCTGAATCTAAAAGCAAACTTATCCCATTGCTTATTCCTTGCTTTCCATCCATTTCTAAACTTCATCTTACTTCTTATCTACAATTGACCAAATAGTACCTGCAAGTGCAATAACACCTCCAATAAGTTCATTAAGTACGGACTCATCAATAGCACCTTTCACTACCAAGAAACCTCCTACAAAAGTAAGGACGTGTCTTGCAATCCCTAAGATTTGTTCTTTTTTCATAATTATTAATTTAAGTTATAAACTGAGCAGCATATCAATCAGCTCCTGCTGCGGGAACATATCTACTTTACCTCTAATAACATTAGTATGTGTGTATAGTCCAGGAGTCTTTTGTGCCTTAGCTAGATCTAATACATCAAATCCATCTGCTCCTTTCTCTTTTACCCACTCTACTAATCCTACTGTAGGATCAATATTATATCTATTAGCACAATAGAGGATCCATTGCTTCAGTACTCTAATTTGCTCATCAGAATATCTATGCCAGTATTGGTATCCTCTAAATGGCTTAGCTAGTTTAACTATCTGTGAGGGGTCTGCTTTAACTCCTACATAAGTCTTACCATCTTTAATACCACCAAAGTTACATACTTCAATAGCTACTGAATTCCTGTGCATTACTGAGTTACCTGTACCTGTATGCCATCCGTATGCAAACTCTGGAAATACTTGTATAAGTTCACCATCATATTTAGCATTACCATCTTTTACAGATTGTCCTCCTAAAACAAATTCAGTACCTACATTACCTCTAGTATCTCTAGCCCACATATCAGCTACTTGGTATGGGTTATGCCATCCTGCTGTGTGGTGTAAGAATATCCATTGCTTTTTTACAGGTCCTTTGAAGTAAGTTCCTTCTGGCATATAATGCTTTTTAATTTCAAGAGCTTCTTCTACTTCTTGATTCTCTGCATTATCTGTATTGAGTATTCCCATTACAGCCCAGGTCTTTTGACCTACAATACCATCAGGTACAAGTCCTGCTTTTTTCTGATAGCTTTTTACAGCTGATTCAGTCTTTGATCCAAAGATACCATCTACAGGAATCTTTAGAAACTCTTGTAGAGTCTTTACAGACTCTCCTTTGCTCCCCTTTTTTAATACTACTGTCATGTTGGTTTTTATTTGTTTATCTATTTAGTATCAGTTGCTTTACTGCATCTGAAAGCTCACTGACATTTCTTGCAAGACTCTTAATTTCTAACTGAGTCTGTTCTTGAATTGCTTGGTATTTAAGTCTTGATTCTTGTTCTACAAGTTCTATCTTACCTTTGAGTTTTCCTTGTTCTTCTGTGTTTTTTCTAACGTCATTGTGAACTAATCTAAGGAAGTAGCCAATAATTAGTGTAGCTGTTCCTATCACAAACATTGTTATATCTGATGTGCTCATTTTTTAAAGATTGCGTTAACTATAATATAAAAAGCTAAGAATGCTATAACGATAGCAAGTGTCCAATAAAGAACTTTTTTCCAAATAGGAGTCTTCTCATATATTTTTACAGGGACTCTTCTATCTATAATTTTTTCAATAAACACAGTGTCACACTGTCCTTGAATATATACTTTGTTGTATCTGTCTCTCCAAACTTTTACAGTGAGTTGATCTTTCTCAAGATATACAGTATCCCATAATTCTTCTATGTTAACTACTGTATCTATTCTAACTTTAGGAATTGTGATTCTAATAGTATCTCTTATTACTACTGTATCAACATTAGTTAACTCAGGATGCTTCTTAAGCAATCTTTCTAATCTCCGTTGCGGAGTACAAGAAATAAGCATTAATAAGAGTATAAACAAAAATCTCATATTATAATATACAAAATATTCTGCAATATACAGGAAAATACTTAATTATTTAATCCAAGCTCTTATATCTCAAGATAGAACCTTTCCAAGTTCTGGAGGTTCTACCAGCTGCAGGAGTAGCGTTTCCAAACTTATATCTAAATGTAGCATTAGCAGATACAGAAAATGCAAATAAGACTCTTGCTGTAAATACATCATCTAATGATGCTGTAGCAGATCCTGTAGATATATCTGTAGTACTTGTAGCAGCTGCTGCTGTTACTATGATATTACTTATACCTCCTGTAGCAGTTAGAGTTTGACAAGTACCTTTACCAGTCATTGTACCAGCACTTACCTCAAAGTCAAATATATAATCTCCTGTGGTATTATTAGCAGCTAAGGCAATATCCATATCTATAAGATAATGTCCTCCAGCTGTTACAGCAAATTGAAAATGTGTGTCAACAGTTAACCCTGCATTAGTTACATCTTGATTTGCAGGTTTAACTATAGTCGTGTATCCTGAAGGATCTGATGCAGATATTGTAAATGTTCTATCTGCTGATAAGTCTTGTGTAGTACCATTAATAGTTAATGTTCTACTCTGTGGGGTATATGTACTTGCAGCAGTTGCTGAAGTGAGATATGGACTTAAAGCAGATGATGTAATATATCCAGAAGGATTAGCTGAATCATATGGGGTATATCCAAGTGCTGCAGTTACATCACCACTAGTTATTCCTGAAATATACCCAGAAGGATTAGTTAAAGGATAATATGTTGCTGCAGCTGTAGCAGACGTTAAGTATCCAGATAATGCTGCAGATGTAAGATATCCTGATGGGTTACTTGATAATGGGTAGTATAAAGAACTATATGTACCTGTACCATTACTCCAATCTACAGTAGGATTAGGATATGTTCCTAATAAATCTCCACCTGCAGGTCCAGTAGGAGAACCACCTCCTCCACCCAGTGTTTTTGGTTTACCATCTGACTTAGTAACTGTAACTTTACTAGTACCAAAAACATTACCTGATGAATCAATTAATTCCATTATACTACATCAAGTAAAATTAAGTATGTAGTATTTACTGCTGAATTAGTTACTGATATACTATCCTTTCCTTGAAGTAAATACTGAGTATCATCTGACACAGAATCTCCTGGATCAAGAGTTAATGAATAAAGATTTATGGTACTGGATATATCAAAGTCAAACTTTGATAATGTTACATTGTAAGCAATAGAATTGTAAAGTTTAATATACTTTACTTTAGCAGTTTTACCAGATGCACATTTAAATAGTTCATTTGGTCCTACTACTAGTGTACCTTGTAGTGTTACTTCTGCCATTATACTTCATATGCTTGTAATGCAATATCTACCATACCAGGTACATCAGAATCTTCCCATGTATCAACGTATGGCATATTTTCCATTCTTACACCAAATGTTGCTCCTGGTACAGAAAGTACTATATCTACAGATAACAGTTGATCAATAGCCATATCTCCTATGGTATTCATATTTATAGTTACTGTAGGGTTTACTATCTCTACATTAAACTCTGGAAATTTATAAGTTGCCATAATTACGTTAATATTGTTCCTGTTACTGTAAAATTTCTAACTCCAATATATCTACCACCAGTACCAGACTTAGCACTTAAATTAATCCAACTAACTGTTGCTGTATATGCTAGTGTTGTGGATGCAGTATATGTAGTTGAAATCCATATAGTGTTTATTATATTAAATGGAGCATAGTTCATACATTGAGATAAACCATAGTTAAATATGTTCTCCATTTCTCTTTTATTTGGAAGTCTCCAACCAGAGGTATAAGAACCAACTGATAAAGCTAATGCTGAATCAATAGCTACATTCCAAGTAACATCTACTGGTGATATAGTTCTGTAATAACCTAGTACTTCAGTTCCGTCATATGTAGACCAATCAATAACTATGTTATTTGCATAACTTTGACCACCTAACTCATCAGTAAATCTATTAGTGTTTCCAAATGGATTATTAGAAGGAAGTACTAAGAAACTCACATCTCTACCAGCTTCTATATCTCCATCATCTCCTGTGCGGTATGAAACTGTTTGTCCAGTTTTTGTTAACTCAGAACCTAATGAAGACTCACACTGTGTTTTTAAATCTATTCTTGTACTCATTATCTATAAGTTATCTACTGACTTCTTCCCAGTCCATTGAGGCATAAATAAGTTCTGTATTAGTACTAGCACTTACTACCAATGTAATCTCATAAGGAGTACTAGTAAAAGTATTTCTTTCAAGCTGAAAAGCAAATAAAGCTTCTTTAAGTATATCTAAGTTTACCGATGCTTGTGTACTAGATGTAATAAAACCAGATGCTAGTATTCTACCACCTGCAAAGCTTGTTCCTGTTATATTATATTCTACAGCTGAATCTACTGCAGCTGGAACCCATGCTCCTCCGGTTGTGGTACCACTAGCTATTATTTGCCAATTATATATACCTGTAGACACTCCCATAATAGATAATGCAGTTAGTATAACTACAGCGTCTAAATATCCTGATCTAAGCTTTATGCTTACAATAGGATAGTATGTACCCGCAACTGCTAAACTTGTAGGTGATGTAATAGGTGTACCTATTGCTAACTGAGCTCCTCTAAGTTCATAACCTCCTTCAGATATAACACTAGAACAAACTTGTTTTAGTGTACTAGGAGATGCTGTAGTATCTAAATTAGTTATCTCATATCTTAAAGGAAGAGATGCTGTAGTAATATAAGTGGATGTAATTAGATTAGCATGATTGAATTTATGACAAACTATAAAGTTACCATCAATAATAAATCCTACTCTTACAGTCCCTTCACCTAACCACTCAATATCCATAAACATGATTTGAGCTTTGGTTATATCTAAAGTAACTCCTGAAGGTCCTGCTCCATCTAAACGATCCACATTCCATCCAGTATCAGTTACTCCATATGTTCCACCATTTTGACTAATTCTTGTTTCTGTAACTGCTCCTGTAACTAGACTTCTTTCTACAAAACTTACTATAGGTCTAGGTAAATTTTCTAATTGGCAATATATACCATTATCTGTTCCAAAATAACCTACTCTTTGTCTTAGATTATCTTGAGGAGTAGCCATTACAAATGTGTTCATTACTAGTAATGACTTACCTGGTTGATATGAGAATACTTTGGTTGTCTCTCTAAGTACTTGAGAACCACTAGTAGTATTTACATTTAAATTTACTAAACCTTCATTAGGACTAAATACTACAGTACCACCACTAGCCGTAGAACTATTCCATAGACCATTATCCTTATATCTATGAGAGGAATCAAATAGTGTTAAAGGACTAGATACTCTTAATCTACCAAATGCATCTGTAAGCATTGGTAGACCATTAAGTATACTAAAACTACTTGCTCCGCTAGATGAGACTATAGTACCCATTAAATAAGTGATGTAATTATAAATGTTGTACCAGTTGCATCATATGCAAGAGTACGAAGTGTATTATTTAATACTCCTGCATCAAAGTTAAGTACTGTACCTGCTGGTATTGATTGTCCGTTAACTATTCCAGCTGATGCACCTACATTTGCAATAGATACGCTATAGGCACCTACTGGTGTTGTTCCTGATCCTGTTGTACTAATTACATCTGGAGTCCTTTCAAGAGGTGTTAATTTGACATCTATATCTGATAATACTGCAAGTATATCTACACAACAATTATTATCTAACACTGCTTGTAACCCTTGTAATACTTTGAGTTGAAAGGGAAAGTTATTACCTTGGTTACCTGAATCTTTTAAATTTCCTATTGACATAATTTCTATTTATTATCCTATTAACCAATCTACACCATCTGAGAATACAGGAACTATATTAGCACCACCAGTTGCAGCAATAGCACCAAAGTTACCTGATGCAGCTACACTAGAATCAGCAATCATCGCTCTTGCTCCAGGTACTGAAACTGCAGTTGGTAATGTAGCTAGAGTTACTGCTGGAAATAAAAGTGATGCGTTTCTTGTAGAAAATTCCCATGTAAAGTTACCACTGATAATAACATCACCATATATATTACTATCACTATTACCTGGATAAAGATTTATACTACCACCTGGTAGACCAGACGCTGTAGTATAACCAGCTTCAATAGTTACAAACCCACCTTCTCCTTGAGAGCCTGATATACTGTTACCTGCAGCTCCAGCTTCAATTCTGACATCTCCACCAGAACCTGCATTAGCTGTATTACCATCAGAACCATTTCCAGCAAAAAGATTTATATCTCCACCCTCAGCCTCAGCATCATAAGTACCTTGATCACCTTGTAGTCTAATATCATCTCCTGATTCAAGGATAATATCATCTCCAGTTAATGTTCTGATAAATAGATCAGCTCCAGAACTTGAAGTTTGAATTACTGCAGTACCTGCATTAAATGTTAATTCTGCATCACCACCATTATCAGTTAACACAACTTCTCTTGTACCAGCTACAAGTCTATCACCTTGTAAACCAGAAGTAAAGTCTGATACTTTAATACCAGTGGGTTTGTATCCACCGTTGTACCTTGAATCCTTTGTACCTAAGATAATTAAATCATCAGGTTCAGGAGTTGTCTTCATCATCTTACCTTTAATAAGATTGAAGAAATTTGTAAGATTATTTAACATGATTTTCTATTTTAGAATAGCTTTCAATTATTTGATCATATACTTTTCTTGCAGTAGCATCCTTATCATTTAGGTACCTATATTTTTCAATAAGTTTTGCAAGTAAGGTTTCTTTAGAAAATGGTTCCATTGTAATAAATTAATTATAAACTCTTATTTCAAGTACACAAGGTGTGTAATCTCCTATGATACTATCTGCAGGTAGTAAATTCTCATAACTTACTATACCTATAGCATTAAAGAATACCGGGAGAGCATTAACATTACAAATCTCATTTGCTCCATTTACATACATGTTCTGTGATACAGTCACATATTGATTTGGATCAGGGAAGATTGCTTGATCTAATAGAGCACTATATTGACCAACAGCATCATAAGTAAATGTAATGTTTACATCTAGTGTATTTTCTAATACAGTAGCTACTGGAGGATTAATACCTGATTGTGTTATTAATGCAGTATAGCTTTTGTATCCTTTTATTTGGTCAGTGAAATCTGCAACAGTCATTGCATAATTCTGATAACCATCATCACGCTTTGTAAAGGGTACTTCTGCACCTAATACTAGTAGATCTGTATCAGGATTATTAACAGTTGTTTTAATTAACTGTTGTCTCTTGAGATACAACCAATTTAGAATATCCATTACTCTACTTTTTAAGTTCTTCTAAAGCAAGGAGTATAGCCTGTACATCTGACAGGCTATAGATTCCTTTAATTGTGGCAGCATTTAATGCTTGCTCGATGATACTAATTGCTTCTTCTTTATTCATACATTAAGGAATAAGTCTCATTGGTATGTAGAAGTTTTGACCATTAATTCTAACTTCCCATTTCCAATCTGCTACAACAGCTCCTGCAGTAGTTGCTCCTAAAGGATCTGCATTTGTTCCAATAACAACTTGGTTATCTGCAGTTGCTTGAGCAGAGTTACCTAGAATAAATGAGTTGTTAAAGTCTTGAGTTGTAGTACTAGCACCTATTACAATATTGTTATTACCTGTTACATTATCACTAGCACTTTGTGTACCGATTGCAATATTCCCATCTCCAGTGTTATCTGTTAAAGAGGATTCTCCAATTGCTACGTTATTATTTCCAATAGTGTTATCTGTTAAAGTTTGAAAACCAAGAGCAATGTTACTTGAACCTGAAGTGTTACTTAACAATGCTTGGGTACCAACTGCTGTATTATTTGCTCCAGATACATTAAGTGATAAAGAATCAAAACCTACTGCTATGTTATTACTTGCAGTATTTAATTGTAATGCTCCAGAACCAACAGCAGTATTAGCTGCTCCAACTATATTTGAAGATAAAGATTTATAACCTAAAGCTGTATTGCTAAGTCCTGTAGTGTTTAACTTAAGTGCACTAAATCCAACTCCTGTATTTGAGGTACCTGAAGTATTTGACATTAAAGCAGAGTCACCAACAGCTACCATTTCAACAGAAAGGTTTGACATCAATGCTTGGAAACCTACAGCAACAGAGTTAGAAGTTGCGGAATATAAAGCTCTATAACCTACAGCTACTGATTTAGTAGAAGAGTTAGCACCAATATTCATTGATTCTGAACCTACTGCAACATTCCACTTACCTGTAGTAAGTACTGCTCCTGCAGATTTACCAACTCCTGTATTGTCAGCAGCATTACTATTATTAAGAGCTGCATAACCTACAGCAGTATTATTACTTGCAGTAGTCAATGTATTACAAGTATAACTTCCTACAGCAGTATTGAATTGACCAGTATTATTATTCTGAAGTGCCCCTAGACCAAAAGCTGAAAGAAACTGACCAGTTGTAGTTCCTTGTAAAGCACTTGCTCCAAATGAAGAGTTGGTAGCTGTGTTAGCTAGACCTGTATTATTTAATGTACCTGAAGCACTAGTATATGTAAACCTTGCATCTTCAGTTACTTTATTCAATAAGCTTTCAAAAATAACTCTTCTTCCACTACCACCTGATATAACAGTACTATCTATAATAAGTTGATTAGGACCTGGAGCACCTGTAGCACCTGTTGCTCCAGCAGGACCTGTTAATCCAATTGGACCTTGAGGACCGGTTGCACCTTGTTGAGCAAGCAATGCCCAGTTAGTATTATCTGTAAAAGGATCAAGTATAGAAGGTCCTACAGGATTAATGCAAAAGTATGAGGCTCCTCCAAAAGATACTGCATCATCTACTGCATATACTCCTAAGTTAGACCACACTCCTTGCCAGTTAAGTCCAGCAGGACCCACGGGACCAGCAACACCTTGAATACCTTGAGGACCAGCTATCCCTTGAGGACCAGCGGGACCTGCAGCACCAGTTGCACCTGCTACACCTTGGATACCTTGTATACCTTGAATTCCTTGGGGACCAGTAGCACCAATGTTTGCTAATAGGGCCCAGTTAACAGTATCAGTAGCAGGATCAGAAACAGATGGTCCTACAGCATTTAAACAAAAGTAGGAAGAGCCACTAAATGATACTGCATCATCAGGAGCATATGTACTTAGTGCTGACCATACACCTTGCCAATTTAAACCAGCAGGTCCTACAGCTCCAGGAGTTCCTTGCAAACCTTGTGGTCCCTGTGCACCTTGCGGTCCAGCAGCTCCTGTTGCACCAGTAGGTCCAGTGGGACCAGGTACTCCTTGAGGTCCTTGTGGACCAGCAGTACTTACTGAAGCAGCAAAGTCAGCAGCACTGATGTTAACTGCTAAATAATCATCATCTCTCTTTCCATCAGGAATACCTAGTGGTATGAATGAGTTTGGTGGAGCAGAAGTTACTTGTCTTTTGCTTCTTTTCCAGTTTATAAAATTTAGAATATCCATAGTACAAATATATATTACACTTATAATATAGTAAAAAGTTTGGTACAAAACAAATCCCCACAGATTAATTTTTGTGGGGATTCCTTACCTAGCGAGAAAATTAAGAGAGTAATAAAATTACCAAATAATTGCTACATCTTGTTCATGAATCATAAATTTCATTTCTCCATCTACTTCAATCTTCTCAGATAACTCTAATGCAGTTGCTCTTACATAAACCTTATCACCAGCAGATATATCTTTTACAGTTTCTCCTACTGCATATACATCTAGTGATGACCAGCTCTTTCTTAGTTCTGCTTCTATTAATGCTTTGTCTTTATCAGATAATTCTAAAAAAGATTCTTTAACTGCAGGCTTACTTATCAGTATCCTGTTTCCCCTCAGTGTTTTCATTTTCTGTATAGTGTTTCATTGTTAATACTTTCTCTACTGCCATTTGTGCAGATACTATTTCTCCTACTGCATGATCAAATAACATACTCTTTAATGGATGTCTGTTGTTAGACTGATAATCATTCTTTATAATCTCAGCTATCTCAGCAAACATATGCTTTACTTTTTCTACTGTGTTGCTTGGTGGAGTCTCAATACTTATCTCCATCAGCTGCTCACCAAATGTAGGTACTTTAACCTCTCTTATTCCCATGCTCATGCTTCATACTTTTTAGATGGTTCTATTGCTTCTTTAATTGCAGGTTCTTGACTATTTAGGATATTAAACTTTACTTGTTCTAATATTCCAATTACAAAAGCATCTGGTAAATCTTTTACGTTTAAACTTACTTCTACTTTACCATTCTCCTCTGTAACTACTAGTAGTGTGTTTTGACTCATACTATATTATATTTAAAATTAAAGGTTGCTGTGGACACCCATACAGGTACTACTCCTGACACTGTTGCTACGTAAGTCATGCTTTGTCATATTTTTCTAGAAACCTAGTAGGTGTATATACATGATACGTATCATACTGATCTTTTACTAAATAGTCTCCTACATTAGCTTCTATAATTCCATCCTGAGTCTGCACCATTAGTCTTAAATCACTAGTATTAAAGTCAGTATTAAAATAACATAATGTGCAGAGTTTCCATATCTCATTACGATTATCACCTGTCCAGATTACTGCATCTACAGTTACAGGTTTAGTAACATACTTTAAAGACATATGCTTAATGTTGGTTTGTACAAATATATACAAAAAAATAAACTCCTGATATTTACCAGGAGTTTACATCACCATTCGATTATTTAACCAAAGTTCAAAAGCAGAACAAATATAAAAATAATTTTGATTATCTACCTTGTCCGCGATAATTTTTTTTATAATGTTTGCTAGACTTAAGTTTAGAAGTTTTTGTTTTAGCATGTACTCCTGGTCTTGATACAGTGCTGCTTGTTAGTTTGAGAATGTTCTCTTTAATCTTTGCCATAGTCCTTTTATTATAATATACTAATTATAATGGAAAACTGGTACTATCTACCATCTTAACAGCTTTCTTATTTACTCTTTTTACAGACATCTTAAGTATCCTACCACCTAATGGTTTTGCGGGTGCACCTCTCTCAATATGCCATCCACCATAACCATCTCCATATTCCTCCTTATATGTACCTGTGATACAATGATGAATATATCTTTTTTTAATCTCATAGTTACCAGCATTTGTTTCAAGACATTCTCTAACATCAGTACGACAAGAGTTCTCATGTATATGACCCATTGAGAATATATCAAAGTTCTCATATATCTCTAGAGCTCTTGTAAGGTTGATTGCACCTTTAGTTACAATACCGCCTCCACCAGATCCGTGAAAGTATTTATGTTTAAAACTTGCATTAGTAACACTACTGTCTTTAAAACTATAAATGATCCATCCACCATAACCACCTAGTTCTACAGTAGACTTATTAGCATAATTAAACAATGAAACAAATCTTTGTAAGACATCTGTTTCTTGATACTTAATTATACCTGTCTCATGGTTTCCATAAGTAATTAACTTTAGAATACCCGCATATGGTGTAAACCATTCTACAGCAGTTTCTACAACTGAGTCTAGGTATCTAGCATTATTGTGCTCAGGTCTAATATCAGATTTGTTTCTTCTGTTATCTCCTCTACCTTGCATCAGACAAAACATATCCCCTACTATAATTACAGGAATGTTTTTATCTAAACAATAGTCAAGGTGTTTTTTTAAAAGCTTTCTATCACAATGTGGGTTGTCCCAATGTACATCTGAAAGCACAGCAACTTCTCCTTTATTTGTAGTAAACGAAAATTTGTGAATGTTGCGAGATATTCTCTCTACCATAGTTTTTAAATTAGATACACTATAATATACAAAAAATCCCCCAATATATGGAGGATTCCTTGGTACCTAACTGAATCTACTACTATAACCAAAATAGGTTACGAATATAATAAAAAAACCCAGACAGTAATTCTTGATCAGAGAAACTTGTCTGGGTGTGTTACTGGTTATACAATCTTAGGTACCTTAATTGCTTTCCCAGTAACTAATGACCAGTGTAGTGAGCAGATCTTACGGTATGCTTCCTGGTACTTAAATCATGGCAACAGTATCACCATGAGATACTATTCATTATCATAAAACATTCTTTCTGAATCTTCAGTATTCCATTTCTCATAACCCTCACAGTTATAGTAATCCTTATTAACTAGATAGTCAGGTCTCTCAGGAAAAGGTTTAGTTACAAATGAAGGTTCAGACCATTTAATACGATTGTTAGGTTGCAGTGCTATCTGCCCATTATCAAGTAATATAATATGATGTGACTTATGTTCTAGAGGATCTTCTGCTAGAGACAGGTCTGAGTTAAGGTCATTAGCTCCCCAGTTGATTGTACCATAATAACTACCTGGGTAGAACTTCCTATCCTTCATATATACTTCTACAGGTGTATCATATAAGTATGATAGATGCAGTAAAGTAAAGTTGTATGAAAAGCAATTCCATATCTGTAGATAATGAAAAGGTAGATCAGGATCTGGGAGAGTATCCTTGGTAAGTAAAGCATGAGAAGGTAACTTATCTCTAAGTACTCCATTCTCTAAAAGTACCTGGAACAATGCTGCTTGTCCCGGCATACATCTTACTGAGATAACTACCCCCGGGGTAAACTCTCCTTCACCCTTAGTATGTTGATACATATACTCATTTCTAACAAATACCTTAAGAGGAAAGAAGTTGTGTTCTATATAAGCCATAGTGTAAAGATATATCAAAAACTATTATGGTGTATTTGGTTTCACAGTATACTAGAGATTGTGATGGGTCCTTAATATATAGACCCCACCCACCGCGCAAACCTGGGGCACCCCCTATGCTTCTACAGCAAGGCATCTCATATATATAGAATAAATCAAGTAATTCTTTCCAGGAGAAAATGTTTTGCATGCAACAGCTCAATACTTTGCTTAGGCTATGTGAGTTACTATGGGTACTATATTGTATATAGTATGTGTTGTATCATGTGACACAACCAAGCTCATGTATATATTATACACGCGCAAAGTATTATATATTATATACATATAGGTATAACAGCTCAAGACTGTACTTAAACTAAATTTTGTATTATGCGAGTAGATATATTTTCAATTCCTGCATCTGATTCCAAAGCGTTAACTCAGATGCAACAAAAGCTTAACCAATGGTTGACTGCTAAAACTCTTAAGAAGTATCAGATTCATACTGCCGGAGAGTACGTTATATTCAACGTGTGTAGAAAGAAAGAGGAGTAATCCTCTTTTCTTTCTTTTTAATATAAACAGCTCATGTACTATATCTAAACTATAAAACAAGTATCATGAAAAAAGTATTAAGATTGGTTCAGATTTATTTAGCTGGTGTAATGACTATCTCAATCGGTGCATTGATTGATGGTGAAAGCCAGTGGTGGCTAGTACTATTTGCACTTGCAGGAGTTGCAGGTGTTTCTTCACTATTTATACAGGAATCATGAAGTATCTAGATGGAGGTTACAAAATTGCAATCATACTCTGGTTCTTACTAGAGTTGTATTGCTTTGCAATGGGGATTGGATATTAATCCCCATTTATTTTAAACAGCTCATATACTATACTTAAAATTATAAGCTATGAAAACATTTTTATTTTTAGTAACATTCTGCGGGTATTACCTTGCAGGTGCTGGGTTCATATTCTTAATATGTCCTAAGTGTGGATTCAGTACTATTGCTAGTGAATCAGGATACGTAGTAGTGGGGGGATTAATATCCATCTTTGCTGCACTGATGACTATCATAGAATTGAGTGAAGAGGGGAAAATATAATCCCCTTTTTACTTACCAGAATAAACAGCTCAAAACTAATATGAACCTTAAAATTTATTTATCATGTTTAATTTAACTAAAGCAAAAGAAAACAAAAATGATGTAGTAATGGAGATTGCAGGGATACTATTCCTACGTCCACACAAGGCTCAAGAGCAAGCACTCATTGAGGCTATGGACTGCTTATCATTACGTGAACTTGTTAAGTACCGTGACTCTCTGTATCAAGATGCAGACATAGCACAGTTACGTCCTACCATCAACATGGAGGATGACATCTGATTAAGGTGGAGGGGCTTAGGCTCCTCTTCTTTTTTTAAATATAAACAGCTCATAACTAGTATTAAAATTTATTGTTATGAATATACTAAACAACATTATTAATAATGCAAAGACATCATCAAGCTTAAATGAATTAGATGGGCAAGATGTATGTATTTCTGTACAATCAAATGGTAAAGAAAAGTTAGAACTTTTTATGTCATTTGATTCAGCTGAAATTGCTATAATTAAATTAAGCAATGAACAAGCTGAGCATTTAATTAAGATGTTAAAACAACATCTTAATAAAGGGGAGTAATATCCCCTTTATTATTTACCTCTTTAAACAGCTCACAATTATTAACTAAAACTATATATCATGACAAAGAAAGAAATAGAATTAGAAATGCTAAAGGATCTCCGTTGGAAAATGAAAGAACTATTCATGAGTAGAAATATAGATATCATGGGGTTCTACTTTTATGATCCAAAAACAAAGAAGTATGGTACTTACTATAAAGGACCAGGAAATCCTACAACATGTGATTGGACATTAGCAAATCTGTTTATGAGTATGAAACAGAGCTTTGAATATCTTAATGATTTAGCTCAAACCACAGACATGAGATTAATAGGGGATGAATAATCCCCTTTTTTTCTACTCAAGTGGGAATTTCAAACTCTTCACACGGGAAGGTTTTAATAGCAAGTGGGAATTTGTATTCACATAATGGGTAATAATATATACCCAAGTGGGAATTGCTAACCACACTTGTAGCATGCTACGCATGCGGCTTTTTTATTAAACAGCTCATAACTAAGTTGGATAAATGATTGTTTAATTTCTAATTTTTATGATTATGAAAATGAAAAGAGTAGACTTAGCTAATGGAACAATTAGCTATGAAGCGCGTAAAAGTGCTAAGCTTGTTGCACCACTTAGTGCACAAACATTCACCAACTCTAATGGTACTGAGTATAAACTCGCAACCATTGATGTAGATGGCATTGCTACTACAGCACAGGTTTATGCAGGTACCTATAACCATGCTGATGCAGAGTTTGTTGTAGGACGTAAGTACAGTGCTAAAGCTAGTACTGTGTGGGATCCTACTACACAGGATGCTAAGCGCGATGAGAATGGTGAGCTCATCATACTTTGGACCCTAAGCCATCTTGCAAGTGCTGTAGTTACTACTGCATCCATGTTTGGCTTTGTGATTGAGGAACAAGCTGAGGCTGAGATTTAACCCAATCCACAATGACCCTATACTGATATACAGTGTAGGGTTATTGTTTTTGCTATTAAGCAGACTTCGTCTGCGGCTTAAGTTAAACAGCTCAAAACAGAGTGGGGTTGTAAAGGTATGGTCAATACATGGTCAGTATATACTAGTGATAAACTAGTATGTTATTGAAGTTACTATGGATTAATTAAGATTCATTAAGAGCTAACTAGTTGATAATCAACCACCACATATCTACAACAACCTTGGTCAGTATGAATAATCCCTACTCATACTCCACATACAATTTAAGAATATGGCTATTGGTCAGTATATACAAGTATCTTTATACATACTTACTTACTATCTCTATCTCTATCTATACTATTATTATTATCTATTAGAGCCACATATTCTCCGGGGAATTAATTTCAGTAACTCAAATCTCAATTATATGATTAACAATGGTAAACTTGCATTCGCATTCACTATTTATGCTATTATTACATTCTTTGTAGGATGTATATTAGGACACAATAATGCTGTAGAGCATCATTCTCCCAAAACTTCTAAGCATATTAAGACAGAGTATTTCCTTGAAGTCTCTGAAGATAGTATCAAAGTAGAATCACAGTCGGGCAAAGTATACACAGGTAAATACGCTGACTTAGATTCATTAATATGTATTGATAATATCTAAAGACATATCCTAAGCATGATATAAAACTGCTTATACTCTCATCCAAGCAGGTAAGGAAATGCTACTAGTAGATCTCGTCAGTCTATTACTGTGGGCTCTTAATGGAATGACTACATCCTCAAGGGTTGCAACCTTGTGAGAGTACTATTTATGTCAGTGATTTAATCTTATTACAGTAAGATTATAAGAAACAAGATGATTACTTGTTAGCTGTATGTAACTCCTAACTAAACCTCTGTAAAGGTTGAGAAGACTAATCATCTTTGTAAGAAAGGCATAAGTGAAATGCGAAAGCTTTATACTTAAAGTAATTTATGCAATTGGAGTAGTTAAAATTGCAGGTAGAAGTACCACTGGAAGACAGAAATAACTAATCCTTGTAAGAGTATGCAAGGTACTAATGCACCATTCTCACTTCCCAAGGGTGAGCAGTTGTAATAGTTGATTTAAGAGTAGTATAAGAACTCTTAGTTATGATTTAATTTAAACTATAAGATAGTGATAGCTCTATAGATATATAGAAGTGTTCACAGTACGCTATCTTGAATGATGTTTACTTTTAAATTGAGCTACAACCAATACTATTACAACTGAGTGCAGAGGGGTATTTAACCAGTAACCACATGCCAGCACTCCCTAGGGACAGCAACGGGCTAACACTTCTGGTTGTTGAGTAGACTACAAGGTTTCAGGCATAAACTCTCATACTGTAAAGCAGAGTTTGACTTGTAGTTTTACTTAACATAACTTATAGAAACTTAATTAATAATATTATGAGAGCAGACAAAGAACTATTAAAACTTATGGTGCAAAACAAAGATAAGTTTAGAGGCGGTATAATGGGCTGGTTAAGAGGATTGTTAGAATCAAATCTTATTAGTCAAGAAGAATATATTCATTTAGGTAACTATATGAATAAACCAGTTGAAGAATATAAAGCACAACTTAGTGATGCAGAATTACTAGCATTTAATGAATATGGAAATCTAGAGGCAAGACTAGAATTTATCCAAAAAGAAATACAGAAACTTGATTACTAACTTAAATTTATAATTATGATTAAAGAACCAGTTTATTGGACCATGAGGAATGGTCAAAAGATTAATGTTGATGATATGGACGTTAATCACCTCCGTAACACTCTTAAAATGCTTATTAGAGCTAAGCAAGTTGCTACACCTGTAAAACCTAAGTTTGAGATTCATGGTGAGATAGCTCAAAATTTCTTAGAGCAAATGCTTGAAGAAGATTATTCTAATGATGAATGGCATGGCTTCTGAGGAAGCTATACTAACTGCATTTAGAGAATTCTTTGGTGGAGATAACCAAGCATATTTGGTCAGAATACAACCTGGTAGTCAAAGATACTCTGTATCAGTAGTGACTATACACGCTGACACAGCTATAGAAGCTTATATAAAAGCATTAGATGAATATACACCTGATCAAATAGTAGGCGTTACACCTAAAAGTCATGACTGATGCAAGATCCTATATATGACCAATACTATGATGACTATGTTGAGCAGATGTATGAACTCCATACTGCAGGTCTTGTACCGTTTAAAGTATGGAGTAATGAAGAAGTCTTTACAATATGGGCTGAATCAGATATCACTGCTGGTATAGCAGTATTAAACAGTGGACGTATGCCCACAAAAATTGTTGAATATTTAAACCCTAAAAACAAATAATATGATTAAACATTTGATTATTGCAATTCTGATTGCATTACCAGTAGTGTCTTCTGCTAACACACGGGATAAGTATCCCAAACACAGAGGCTTTAATTACAAGAAGCATCGTAAGCATGTGAAGAAACAACAAAAACACAGTAGACATTCTAATTCTTGTAGACAATGGATTCACTCTTAAATAAAGGATACAAGATATCCATCATTCTATGGTTCTTGTTAGAACTATATTGTTTTATAGCAGGAGAGTATTAATTCTCCTGCTTAGCTATATATTCACCTTAAAAACAAACTTATGTTCAACTTATTCAAGAAAAAAAAAAAGGAAAACACGTACATTCCTAATCAAAAGTACAAGCTTCTAATCATCAATGATGATAGCACTAATCTTGCAGATGCGCTTGGCATAACTGATGACAGATTATATGAGATTATAGAGATTGGTCTTAATGCTCTAAAAACAGAATCAGACTTTGCACTTGCATTAGAGAAAGCTATTGCACAAATCAACCATATGAATGAAGCAACATACCTCATACTAGTAATGGGTAGAGCTCATCATAGAAGTGAAATAGTTAATACTTTAAAAGATGCACTATGATACAGATCAATATCACCAACACTGATATAAGTAATAGTCTCAAGCAGTTACTCAAGAATAGTAATCCAGACATAGTAACTTTGTTATCTGAATTAATATCTGAGAATCATACTGCATCAAACTATTTCATATCTCTTGTACTTGGTAATAAATTACCAAGACCTCCTAAAGATAACTATATGGGGTTTATCAGTGTTGAGAAACTGAAGTACAATCAGATGTATGATCTAGTAGCAGCATCTCCTTACAATCAAAATGGATTTATAGAAGTTAGAGTGATTTCATTTAGTGGATATACTAAATATAGTCCACTAAGGATACAACTTCCAGGTGATTTTGGTGAGTATTCTGTAGATCTCAAAGATTTTAGACTAAATCCAGAAGGAGATCCTTATGATTGGATTCCAGTACCCTTTTAAGATAGTATATCTGCTGTATACTTTCATAGACCAATGATAAAACAGGGAGTTGAAATATACTCCCTTTATCATGTAGCTATATAATGCATTTAAATAAGCACACTTAACTTGTTGAGTATGAAAATGTAATATATTTACGCTTATTTGTGTTTAAATTGTTATTTCAGCTACCTACTGGTAAAACGGTTTACCTCACCATAGAGGAGTATCTTGATCTTACTGAACAGGATATACAATACCTCATCTCTCTTGATTATGGTGAATCCATACTTAATCCATTTTCCGGTTCAGCAGTAGATAAACAAGTCCCAGACAAACATTATGACTTTGATTATCTACCATTAGAAGATGAGGAAATAAACAATATACCATCAGATGACACACCATTTGATGACATCATAGATCTTTCTGATTCCTTGGATATATAGTGCCCAATTGCGCAATAAGCACTATCACTTACACACAGCATGAGTTAGCTTGTGTATAGTATATTAACTCACATCTATTTTATTGTTTAACCAAAATTATCTTAAAGATGAATTCAAAAGTAATCGTAGAGGGAGACTCTGCAACAGGATCTGTAGTAAATGTATCAAGCAATCCTATGTACGGATACATTACACTTTCACAAACTCGTAATTTGATTAATGCTAATGGTTTCTTAGAAAAGAAACGTGTAAGCTTCTTGTTAAAAGGTAACATTGACCAGTTACAAGAGCTTGACTACAAAGTTGGACAAGAATTACCAGGAGCAATCTGGGTAGAAGAGTCTATAACTCCATTCCGTAAACCTGAATTAGACTTAAAAGTAGCAGGTGACACAGGAATTGTGTGTACTCTTAATGGAGATCCTATTTACCGTAGAACACGGTATTCAGAAAATCCTAAGACTGCTGATATCACAATTCAACATGACAATGTTGAAGAATTGCGTGCAGCATATAAGACTAAACAATCAGGTATCAAAGCTAATGACAACTTTGACATTGTCTAAGGTTTAGGTTTAGTTATAGAGGAGGTATGATTATTCGTATCTCCTCTTTTTTTTAATTAAGTAAATGTATATGAATATGAAAATGAAACAACAGCAGAAATTTGAGTATAGTGGTAAACTTGAAAACTATCAACTGTATGCAGGAAAAACATACGTACAGTATGAACAAGATACTTACTCTCAATATCAGAATTATCTTTACAAAAGAGCACTATATGGTCTTAGTGCTATGAGTAAAGAAGAGCTTGCTACCATGTGTAGTAAGAAAAAGCAAAGAGTCAGTAAAGTGTATCAGCGAGCACAAGTAGTAATCAATCTATATAAGCAGAAGCTTACTAATAGATATACTAACTTTATCTTCAAGACACTATTTCCAGATTCTCCGATCACTGATTTCTTGTTAAACAATGATGAGACAGATCCAAACTTTAGAAATGTACTAACATTCAAAGATCTTAAAATATCTAAGGATGAGATAATTAGTATATTTATACAGGAAGGAATTCTACCTAAAAACTTTATGAGTTTAACAGAAAATCCTAATCAGTTACCAAGACTGAAAGGAAAATAAGATTATAATAGTCAGGATAGAGTAACATCTGTCCTGACTTTTTTAACTAAAAAATATTATGAAAAAGAAAAAGAAATTTAGTCAAAAAGAGTTAGATTATTTTACTAATGGATATCCTTTATATCCAGATGATACAGCTAAGTTAAAAAGATTATATGAAGAGAAAGAGGAATATTTAAGATCTATTGGTGCAACTGATGAGCAAATAGAAGAAGGTGATGATCTCTGTCCTGAAGAACTTTGGTTTAATGCCTGTGATATAGTTGCTGATCTTGCTCAAGAACTTTTAGATGAAAGAGAAAGAAAGTATGACCACTGGATGGCTTTTATTGAGAGTATTGAAGGAGAAATTAAGCAACTTAAAAGAGAACTTAAAAAGATTAAGTAATATGGAAACACCAAGTCAAGAAATATTTAATGAGATGAAAAGTATTGCCACAGATATATGGAATACTTATGATAACCAGTATGGTTATGTCACAGAAAAACTGGATAGAATAAATAGCTTTGATAATATACAGGACAATGCTATGGTATTCTATAGAATGTTTGACTACATAAATCAGGGTAAGTTTAAAGCTAGTGCTTCTCCTGAAGTATTAGAGTATATTTCTAAAAATTTATAATATGGAAAATGGAAAACAAGGGGCATTTGCAATGATTGATACCAATTTAGGTTTTACACAAATAGGTCTAACCAAAAGAGAATACTTTGCTGGGTTAGCTTTACAGGGTATTTGTATGCAAAAATATGTTCAAAGAGATAATGACAGAGAGGTTATTGCAAAATGGTCAGTTAAAATGGCAGATGCTTTACTTAAAGAATTAGAAGATGAAAGCAATACTTATTAAGACACCAGAACAGCTGTATAAGCTAAAGTTCTATAATGATGAAGATATGTTAGCATGTGCTACTGCACTTCTATCCAAACAAAACTGTGATGAGATATTTGGAGTAGTTGATGTTGAGAAGTTGGCTGAAGATTTTGCTAAAAATCATTCAATATATCCAACGGCACAAGATGATACTGAATATGGATTTAAACAAGGATTCAAAAAAGCAATGGAGTTGTATGAAATACTGCACCCAACAGAAATTGAAGTTGAGATTATAATGAAAAATTCAAGAACAGGAAACATTGTAAAGCATGATTCAGATTTAGAATGGGATGAAGATGGATTATGTGACAGAGCAATACCAAAACTTGACTCAGAAGGATGTTTAATACTTAAAAAGATTTGATATGAATAAAGAAACACTTGAAGAAGCTGCTAAGATATTATATCCTGATGGATGTGATGGTACAGATAGAAGTGCAGAAATTTATAGAAGAATTTTTATAGAAGGTGCTAAATGGATAGCTGAAAGAATGTATAGTGAGGAAGAAGTAATTGAATTATTAACACAAAGGTCTAAACATTTTGGTACCAATGTAAAACCCTTTCAGGAATTACTTCTTAAACAAGATTTAGAATGGTTTGAACAATTTAAAAAGAAGTAGGATGGAGAACACAGTAGAACTATTAGGTTGGTATGGGTCTGATACTATTCATGCTCAGTCAGCTTGGACATCCACAAGTAGAGACCTAACAGAAGATAAGGTAAATAGAATACCACAGTTATTATCTATGCTTGCTTCAGAGGGTCATCACACACCATTTGAGAAAAGCTCTTTACACTTCTTAGTTACTTGTGATCAGGCATCACATATTCATTTACTAAAGCACCGGATTGGAGTTAGTATTAATGGAGAGTCTGCTAGGTATAAAGAGCTTAAGGAGGACAGGATGTATCTCCCTGAAGATTGGAAGGATATCCAGATCAGTACTGTGGAGACTGAGATATTTACATGGTATGAGTATCTTAATTGGTATGCAGACCTAGGTAATAACATGTACCACAAGTGTTTAGAAGAACTTACTCCTATACTTGGTAGAAAGAGAGCTAAGGAATCAGCAAGATTCTTTAAAACATTTAACTCTCAAATTACTATGGATGTAATGTTTAACTTCAGAAGCTTTGCACACTTTCAAGAGCTTAGAAACTCTGAACATGCTCAGTTAGAAATAAAAGAGATAGCACAGGAGATGTTAAATTTAGTAAAGGGTATTGAGGGTAATCCATTTGAGTATACAGTAAAGGCATTTAATTTATGACAGCAAAAGAAAAAGCGGAAGAGTTAGTTGGTAAAATGAAGATGAAAATGCCCCCAGCAGTAATACCAACAGAATCAACAATAGCAGGGCAACTTAGTTGTGATATTAATATAAAATCAAGTGACAATAATGCTAAACTATGCGCATTAATTGCAGTTGATGAGATATTGAAAAACCAAGAAAATGTTGTTTGGAAAATCAATAAACTATTATCAGCTTTTAGAATTGATAAAAAATTAGAATTAAGTGAAAAATATTGGCAAGAAGTTAAACAATTTATTGAGGAGATATGAAAACAGCAGTGGAAAATTTAGCAGACAGAATCATTGAATTAGAAGAAAGATTAAGACAAAAAGAAATTAATCTAAATGATTTCTTTGAACTCAAAGATGAATTAGTAGAGAAAGCCTTAGAAAAGGAGAAAGAGCAGATAAAAAAGGCTTACTACGCTGGTGACAATGATGTTAAAGATAACCCAGATAGAGAAGCAGAACAATACTACAACGAAACCTTTGGTGAAACAATAGTAACCGAATACAGGGATGGTACTATTGATGTTGAAACCTTTAAATCAGAATAGAATGGAAGAACTATTAGAAGAATTTATTGAATGGGCAAAAGAATGTGGTGAAGATGCTTGGTACATCTATGAAAACACAGAAGAAGCCATAGAAAGATTCATGAAAAAGAAAGAAAGTAATTAACCTTTAAATCAGAAGAATGAGCAAAGAAACATGTATTAAGTGTGGAGCTCCAGCTACCAAAAGGTATAGTCCTGATTTAGACATCAAAGGTATAAATATGTGTTCTGAGCATGAAGAGGAGATATCTCTTGACTTAATGATTGCTAACTTTGAAGGCTGGGATAAGTTTGAGAAAAAATACTTGAAGAATGGGAAAGATAATAATAAAGTTTGATTCTGTAGAAGAAGCACAAGATGCTAGAGATGCATTAGATGGTTATAAATGGAAGCTAGCTGTACAGGATATTGATCAAATGCTTAGAAATAGAATTAAGTATGATGACCAGTTACCGGAAGATGTTAGTAGAGCATTTGAGACATTAAGAGATAACATCCGTGAGATATTATCTGGGTATCACTTAGTAATGGAATAATATGAAAGACAAAATTGTAGCAGATGTAATAGAAAAATTTAAAGAAAGATCAGAGAGAGGAATAACTAAGTATGGTACTACTCTTGAAGAGAATAATACTGATGATTACTTAAATCACTTACAAGAAGAATTAATGGATGCAATATTGTATATCCAAAAGTTAAAATCACAAAGAAATACACTATGAAAAGATTACTATTAATACTCTGTCTGTTTCTATCTCTAGTAGTACAGGGACAAAGATCCATTATTCATACAGATCAGGTTACTGTTGGTCACTGGAGTGATTCTAGAGAGGATTGGGAATGGGAAAAACCCAAGTATACTGTAATAAACTTTATTCTGCAGAATAATACACTTTTAGCAGATGATGTTGCAGAAAGTACTTATAAGGTTTTTGATAAGATTGTAGACACAGAAGAACTTGCTATGTGGGATGCTTTAGATGAAACCAATACTTCATGTAATATAATTATAAATTATGTTGAGCCTGGGACCATTTCTGTAATGTATGATTATATAATCTATGTTTATGAAGTAAGTTATGTTGAATGAAGTTTAAAATATGTAGTATTTGTGAGAAGGAAGGTCCTATCTGGAAGAATCATGAAGGTAGCAGATACTGTAAACACTGCTGGAGTTGCCACAAAAGCAAAGAAAATAAGTCACAGAAACCAAAGTCTGCTCCTTCATCTTCCAGAATAGCTCAGAAATCAGAGAAACAAAAAGCTCTTGACAAAGCTTATAGTTTAATGAGGAAAGAATATCTCACAAAACATCCTATGTGTGAGATAAATCTACCAGGAGTTTGTAAAGGTAATGCGTGTGATATTCATCATACTGCTTACAGAGGCATAAATACATTAGCACAAGCTACTTGGCTTGCTGCATGTAGAGAATGCCATGAGTGGTGTCACTCTCATCCAAAAGAGGCACGTGAGTTAGGATACTTAAAATAACCTTAAAATTTAATCTTATGACAGCAGAAGCTAAAAACCGTTATGGTAGATGGAGTAATAAAGAAATAGCCAAGTTGATTTCTTTAAATGGTGTAAACCCTGACAATTACTCACATAAAAATGTAAACATAGAAAGTGTAGCTCAGCAAATGGGTAGGAGTGTTGCAGCTTGTATTAATATATACTACAGATACATAGGAAATGATAAATACAAAGTATTAAACCGTGAAGTAATACCTGAGCAACCTGTAAAAGAAGAATCAACAGATCTGAAAATACAAGCTGCTATAAACCTATTAAAAGCTAATGATTATAAAATACTTAAACTTGTAACCGAATACCAAGAAATATGAATCGTGATGATATCCAGAAGGAAGCTTTAAAAGCTACTGAAGGTAAACTAGGTTGTACATTAGGCTTAGCAACTGGGGTTGGAAAAACCCTGGTTGGTCTAATGTATCTTGAACAACATGTTACTCCTCTTAAGAATGTACTGATTGTAACTCCAAAGACTACAGTCATGACAGAATGGAGAGTACAAGCATCTAAGTTCAACAAAACCAGAGTGTTAGATAATGCTACCTTTAGTACTTATTTAAGTCTAACTAAGCATCATCCAGGAGAGTATGATATTCTTATTCTAGATGAGGTACATTCATTACTTGATAGTCATAGAAAATTCTTAGATGCATTTCAAGGTAGGATACTTGGTCTAACAGGTACTCCACCAAAGTATGGTAGTTCTGAGAAAGGACAAATGATTAATGAGTATTGTCCGGTAGTATATACTTATCTGACTGATGATGCAATTGATGATAACATTCTTAATGATTACAAGATTATAGTACATGAGCTTAGGTTAGATAGTAAAAATAAAAATGTAAGTGCAAAGTCAGGTACATTCTATACTACAGAACAAGCAAGCTATAACTACTGGTGTAGTAGAGTTGATAATGCAAGTACTAAGAAGTCAGTACAGATAGCAAGAGTAATGCGTATGAAAGCCATGATGGAATATCCATCTAAGGAAAGATATGCAAAGCTCCTTGCTGAAAGTATCAAGTCTAAGTGCATCATATTCGCTAATACACAAGAGCAGGCAGATAAAATTTGCAAGGATAGCTATCATAGTACAAATCCAGAATCTCATGATAATTTAATTAGATTTAAGAAAGGTGAGATAAACAAATTATCATGTGTATTACAACTTAGTGAGGGTATAAATATACCAGAATTAAGGCAAGGTATAATACTCCATGCTTATGGCAATGAGAGAAAGTCTGCTCAGAGGATAGGTAGATTACTTAGGTTGAACCCAGATGAAACTGCTACTATTCACATACTATGTTACATGAATACTATGGATGAAACATGGGTGAAAAGTGCTTTGGAGGGATATGATGAGAAGAAAATCACTTGGAAGAACTTTAACATTAAACTTTAGAGTATGTAATTTTTTTTGTAATTTAAATTAAACAAGATGGTTTTGGAAAAGACACATTCACTTATTTTGATCAATGACTCTGATAATACATATCAACATGTAATTAGATGCTTGATCATTCACTGTGATCACTCAAAAGAGCAAGCTGAACAGTGTGCTATTATAACCCATAATGTAGGTAAGTGTGAAATAAAGACAGGCAACTATATTGATATGTTTGAGCTTCAAAATGAACTATCAGATAAGGGTCTTCTTGTAGAATTAGAGAATCTAAGTTTAGAATTCTAACATTAAACATTTTAAGTTTATGTATAGTCATGAGCAAATTCTTTATGCTCTATCATATCTTACACGCAATAAAAAACCTTTACTCCCAATAAGAAGGTATATAAAGACTGGTGTTAGCTACGATGAATTTATTGAGCTATATCCATTTCCTGAAGAAGTTGCTAAAGTTTTGTATGTAATGTACTCAGGTAAGCAGGATATGAGACCAATATATTTTGGGCATAAGAAAGAGCCTTATTATGAAGGTGATTATCCACCTGAGATACCTGATTACAAACCTGAAGATTTAAGTGGTGAAGAATTATTAATTTTAAAGAGCTTAAGTAATGGGCAGAATGAAGGAGATCTACATAGATCTGATGAATGAATATGGTGAGGTACCAGAAAACTTTAGTTATGAGAGATGGTATAAAGATAAAGAAATTACACTATCTGAGGGAGAAGAGATATGCTCAGATAGGAAGGAAATGGACAGTAATGGGATTCTTGCTTCAGAGGAACAGAATGAATCACATCTATCCTGATTTTGTTAAACCAATAAATCCTGAAGAAGGAGATTAAAACCAAACATTATGAAAAATTTATTTTATTTTATTGCAACTGTCTTATTATTAACAGCTTGTGTAGATCCAATTCAAGAACAAATTGATCTAAAGAGTAAAGAAGTTGAATCTCTAGGTATTAAAATGGAAGAGATTACACAGAAGATTCATTACATAATTGATCAAAAAGCTGAGGCAGAAACTTTTGTATTCAGACTTGAAGGAGCAGGTGCATCAAAGAATAGCAAAGATTACAAAAATGCAGTAGCTGAAGTAGCAAGATTATCTTCTATGTATGATAGCTTGAATGTTGAAGCTGATAAAATTGCTGTTGCTGTTGATAAAGGAATTGCTCAAATAGATAGTTTGATGTCTTTACAGAAATGATTAAGTTCTTAAAATACATGGTGGTATGGGTAAGTCAAAACTTATCCATACCATTTTGGGTTGTAGGACATGTACACCTTACTACAAACATCTATGAGGATGTATATGAGATTATTACCTCATTCGGTCTTAATATAATTGTTGCTATTGGATTTATAATTGACTACTATGATAATCATGGAGAAAAAAAGCACAAGGTGGACAGAAGAAGAAACAGCAAGACTCGCATATCTAGTGGGGAATCTATTAAAAGAAGGTTACCATACAAGTGATGCCTGTGAGAAAGTTGCACCATTAATGCAGAGAGGATACAACTCTTGTCATGGTAGATATAACTATAAAGTCAAGTACAAAGAGGAATATTATATAGCTAAGTACCATGAGTATCTAAAAAAGCATAATGATAAAAATTATGCTATTTTTGTAAATAACAAAGAGGTAGAAATCATAATTTCAGAACCTTCTTATATAGTGGCAAAAAATGGTGATGATACTATCACTATTAAGATCACAGAATAGTTCCATAGTTAAAGGGATATAACACTAGCCTTCTAAGCTTGTATTCCTGGTTCGAGTCCAGGTGGAACTACTATCTATTAACCAAATCAAATAATATGAATAAACAACTGATTAGTTTTAAAACAAGTGTAGTTATTGTAGGTGGTATGATTGCAGCATTTACAATATTAAGTGCAACAAAACCACCACTAGTATTGGAAAAAGTAAAAGTAGTTACTGTATACAAAGACAAGGTTATTAAACCTGAGATTGAAGAGTTGACTAAAGAAAATGTAATGAAGTATATGAAGGAGTTAAATGTTAAGTTCCCTCATATTGTACTTGCACAAGCTATTATAGAGTCAGGTACATTTACTTCTAAGATTTGTAAAAGGAATAATAATCTCTTTGGTATGAGAGAAGCAAGACTGCGTATTAGTAATAATCTAGGTACTCAGTTTGGTCATGCAGTATATGCAAATTGGAAAGAATCAGTAGTAGACTATGCTCTGTATCAGGCTACTTACTTATCAGAGTGCAAAACAGAAAGTCAATATTATTCTTATCTTGCAGATAGCTATGCAGCGGGTCCACATTATTCAGTCACAGTTAAAAAGCTTGCTGACAAGCTTAAGTGAGATACTATTTCTAGTAGTTATCTCGTGTTTATATAAAGATGATCACTAAATTATAACCTATGAGAGTAGATGTGATTTTAAATGGTACAACAAGGATTGTACTAATTCCGGAGAATGAGGTAGAAAGTGCTATACTAAGTGTAGTATCTAAAATGGATCTTGAGGCTACTGCTATTAACCAGCATACTCAGATACTTGACAAAGTAGTACAAGATGCTGTAGTTATTGGTCCTAAAAAAGTAAGGGATGGTGAAACCTCACAGCAACCTGCTATCCAGGATAACTGATAAAGAGATTTTAAAGAAGGTTAATAAACTTACAGGGAAGATAATCAAAGAGCATTTTGAAATGACTCTTGTATCTGACAAGCAAACAAACTATTTATGGTGGAGTTATATGAGTGGTTCAAAAACTGGCTCAGTAACTGATTTCATATTCATTTGTGAAATAAACTTATTATTATCTTTGGGACTTATTGCAGAAGAAGAAAGAGATACATTAGGTTCTATGTTTTCTTCTGAAGATCAGGATAATATTTATATGGCACTTCTATCTATTGAGCAACTTAGAACTTCTAGGATTAAAACTCATGGTGAGTATGACCATAAAAAACCTGATGTATCTTCTGAATTCATGAATGTAATAATGAACTACCCAGTAGAAATAATAAGAAGGTTTATCAAGAAAAATTAATGAATTATGACAGAGATAGAATTAGAGGAAGAAGGTTTTGAAATTGTAAATGTACCTAAAGAAGAGTCTGGAGATAAGACAGATTATTACTATTACTTACTCAAACTAAATGATCATGTAACTCTTATAAGTAGTTCTGATGATGAGAGTACGCGTAATAAATGGAAAGTATTCTGTTATGAAATAGATCTTACTATAAATACTTTAGAAGATTTACAATGCCTTATTTCTCTATTCTCTAAGTCATCAAAAATTTCTTAGTATGTATTCTGCAGTATTAGTTAAGAAAGACTCTAAGATGAGTTTTTCTAGTAAACAAGATAAAATACTTTTTAATTTATTTTTGGAGAAACTAAAAGAGGGAGATATGGTAGAGATATTCATATCTCCCAAAGGGAAGAAAGCTAATAATGCACAGATATCAAAAGTCCATGCATGTATTAGGGTTCTTGCATCAGAGCTTGGTTATTCTTTTACTGAGATGAAGAACATCATAAAAAAGAGATCAGGTCTTGTTATGTATGATGAAGATGAGATGACTTTTAAGTCATTTGGAGAATGTACAACTGAAGAAATAAGTTCAGCTATTGAGTCTTGTAATGATCTAGGAAGAGATATGAATATTATTCTGTAGGTTCTACATAACCTTCATCACCTGGTTCAAGAACTTCTTTCTCATCATACAATTCTTGATCTCTAGCAATCTTCTCAATCTCTGCAAGCATTAAAGTAACGGTATAGAAGCTTACTTCAGCATGATTCATCTCATCAGTTTTAGCATTCATGATTCTATCTAAAGACTCAGATTTGTCATCACCTCCTGGGATATGTTGAAAGATGAAAGCTAATGCATTCTTAAGCATCATGTAATAGTTCTTGTTGACTTTCACATCAATAAGAGCATCATCCTTAAGTTCCTTTACTTTAATTGCCATAATAAACTTTTTAACAAAAATAGAAATTTATGTCTAACACACTGAATATAGAAGAGATAAAAGATAAAATGATAGCTAAACTAGAACCATCTGGTTGGGCAAGAATCTTCAGAGGATTTATATATAGTAAAGACTTTGAGAATATAATACTTGCTTTAGCTGCACAATCAAGAGATGGTAAAAGATTTACACCACAAATAAAGAATTGGTTTAGAGCATTTGAAGAATGTCCTTATGATCAGCTTAAAGTAGTCATACTTGGTCAAGATCCATATCCAGGAATAAATCAAGCAGATGGTATAGCATTTAGTCTAAAGGATACTGATATAATGCAACCTAGTCTAGGATATGTATTTAGAGCAATAAATGATACTGTGTACAATGGTGAGAATATCTGTTATGATAAAGACTTAACTAGATGGGCAAACCAAGGTGTTTTATTATTAAATACTGCTCTTACAACTTCTATAGGTAAGATAGGTCAACACTATCTTATTTGGCAACCATTTATAGCATACATTCTTGATTGGTTATCTTGGTATTGTCCGGGTCTTGTTTATATATTTGCTGGCAAGAAAGCTTCAGATTGGGCAGATGCAATAAATGATAACTGCTACAAGTATCATGTAACTCACCCTGCTTCTGCTAAGTATAACAATTATGATGATTGGGATTCTAAGAACGTATTTGTTGAGGCTAAGGATATTGTAAAAAAGTTGTATAACTTTGATCTAATTTGGTAACTATGACAGAAATTTATGAGATACTGATACAGAATAATCTAACACCAAATCAGTTGTACTTTCTTCACTGTAAACAAAACAACATTGTACCAAAACTTATAGCTTCTAATGTAGAACATGCAAGGTTAGTAGGTGATTGGATAGATGAAAAGAGTGATAAGCTAACTGGTAAGTCATTGTTCATACTCAAGGAAATGGATAAGTTCTTCAAGACTAGTAAAAAGAAGACTTCTACACAATTATTGGGTAAAGATTTTGACAAGATGATAGCAGAATATTCAGAAATTTTTCCTAAATTAAAGCTTCCAAGTAACAAGTATGCACGCTCTGATAAAAAGAATCTTGAGAATGCTTTTAGATGGTTTTTTGATAATCACAATTATAATTGGAGTACTATCATTGCAGCTACTAAACTATATGTTGACACGTTCGAGAGGCAAGGGTACAAATACATGAGAACTTCTCAGTACTTTATCCGTAAAACTAATACAGCTGAGAAAACATTTGAATCTGAGCTTGCTGATTATTGTAATATGTATATTAATGGAGGGAATGATTATGAAGAAAAACATTTTAGTGAGAGAGTGGTATGAAAGATTCTCTTAAACTTGTCTTAGTAGCAATAATTGGCTCTGCAGTTGGTTGTGTTATTGTAGATAATTTTATACTCCCTATAAACTTTATGCAGTATATACTCATAGAGATTGTGATTACTCTGACACATTTTATATATCAGGGAGTAAAGAAAGAGTTACAAAACAAATAAGCTTCATGGATAATACAAATGAGGTTAAGTCTAAGAAGAAGTGGGCTAGCCAAAAGGAAGGATTTCAAGAATCTTTAAAGTATCTACAGGGTAGAATGCGTGGTTCTATAAAGAGTTTAAGAACTCCTTGGCCAAAGTTTAATGATGCTACCACAGATGGTATAGAGTGGAATACTCTTACTGTTATTGGTGGCAGACCAGCTAGTGGTAAAACCTTAATTGCAGAACAGATTGTAAGGGAATCTTTCCCACTCAACCAAGGTGAGAATTTTAGAGTTCTGCAATTCCAGTTTGAGATGCTAGCTAGAACTTCTGCAATACGTGAGTATTCCAGTGTAATTGGCAGGTCTTATAAGTACTTATGTAGTGCTGATGGAAAACTAAGTGATTCTGATTTACAAAAATGTTATGATTATGCTAAGCTGAAAATTAAGTATCCAATAGACGTAGTAGAAACTCCTTGTACTATAGATGAATTTAAGGAGATTGTGAGGGATTACATGTTTGCAAATGCTAAGTATGATCAGGACGGGAATATGATTTTTACAAAGGTGCTGATTACTATAGATCACTCTTTATTATTTAAGAAAGCTCCATATGAGAAAGATAAGCATGATATGCTTAACAATCTTGGTGAAGCTCTTACATTACTCAAGAGGGTATTTCCTGTGGCTTTTATTGTGCTAAGTCAGCTCAATAGGAACATAGATAACCCAGAGAGAAGTGAAGAAGGTAAGTATGGTAATTATGTACTTGAATCTGATTTGTTTGGGGCTGATGCTCTGTTACAGCATGCTGATACTGTTATAGGTATCAATAGACCTGCTAAGCAGAAGATTAGGTATTATGGTCCTGATAGGTATATGATTGAAGATGACAGAGTTATAGTATTACACTTTCTTAAATGTAGAAATGGTGACACTAGACTAAGTTTCTTTAGAGCTGAATTTGAAAAGATGAAGATTGTGGAAATGCCAACACCTCCACAACAAGAAAGAAGATTATCAACTAAAAATTAAACTATGAGTCTTACAACAAAATCGTCATCTGTCAATAGACAGGAGAAGACTGAAGAGCTGATTAAGCATCATGAGTGGAAATTCAAAATTCTACAAGAAGAAAATCCATTGTTTATACCAAAGTGTGCATATTTCCCAAAAGGAAAGTCAGAAATGTGCATAGGATTCTTCCAAAGCGAATTTAGAAAGGGTAAAGACATCTATACTGAGTTTACCAGTGTAGAACTTGAACCTGAAGATCCAAACAGAACTCTTTACAAATGGAGGTTTAATCCTCATTTTGAAGAAGAGTATGATAAGACTGAACCGTCAGCTCATAACAATACTAGTATGAGGTATCTAGTTCCTGTGTCTGAGTTAATTAAGATTGAGATTCAAAGAGAAGAGGAAAAGACAAGTGCTTTTCCCGACTTTGATGATCTTCCTGATCCTGATTCAGATGCACCGCTTAGTCAAATCACATTAAGGGATCTTGCTGCTATTCTGTTAAAGAAACCAGTAAGTAACAAGAAGTGGTTAAATGAACTTATTCACAATAAAGACAAAGCTCCATGGGAATAATATTGCCAAAATCTAGAGTGGCTCCAGAAAGCCTCAGTCCAAAGAATCTTATTATATTTTCTAAACCTAAGACAGGTAAGACAAGCTTGTTATCTGAATTACCAAACTGTCTTATTCTAGATTTAGAAGGTGGTACTAAGTATCTTAATGCAATGAAGGTAGAAGCTAACACCTTTGAGGAAATCAAAGAAGTTGGTAATGCAATCAAAGAAGCAGGTAATCCTTATAAGATTATAGCTGTTGATACTATCACTGCATTAGAAGAAATGGTTATTCCTTATGCAGAAGCTCTCTATTCACGTAGCCCTATGGGTAAGAACTGGTTTAATCCAGGTGGTGGTAAAGAGAAGTATGGTAGCATATTGGGTTTACCTGAAGGTTCTGGTTATTTCTGGACTAGACAAGCATTTACAAAGGTTATTGATTATATCAAGACATGGGCTCCATATGTAATCTTTGTAGGTCACGTAAAGGATACTCAGCTTGAGAAAGCAGGAGGAACATTCAACTCTCTTGATTTAGATCTAACTGGTAAGCTAAAAAGAATTACAACTTCTAATTCTGATGCTATTGGTTATCTCTATAGAAAAGGGAATAAGAATATTCTCAGCTTCAAAACTAATGATGATATTGCTTGTGGTGCAAGACCTGCACATCTAAGCAATGCTGAAATAGTGATTTCTGAAATTGATGAGAACGGTGAGTATAAAACTTACTGGGACAAAGTATTTATTGATTAACAACTAAAACAAACAAAATGGCTTTAAGCACAACAGGATTAACAGAAGGTGGTTCAGGACTACCTAAAACAATTGCACCAGGTAACTATACTTTGAAAATCAATAGCGCAATGCTAGAGAAATTTAAGTTTATTGATGGAGCATATCATTTGATTTTAAATGTAGAAACTCAACCTATTGAAGGATTTGAGGGATTCATGATTGACAAAGATGATGACAGCAAAGGTCACTATGCAGGTCAGATTGGTAGAGTGAAAGCTTCTCAATATGCATTTGCTGATGGTGTAACTAAGAGTGGTATCAAAGTTCAGAGAGATAAATCTATTATGATTTTCTTGAAGAATCTTACTTCTACTCTTGGTATAAGTGATTGGTTTCTTGCACAGGATAATAAGCATGATACAATTGAAGAATTTGTAGATGCTTTTAATGCTGATGCTCCATACAAAGACAAGCTTGCAGATTTCTGTATTGCTGGTAAAGAGTATGAGGGTAAGAATGGTTATACCAATTATGACTTATGGTTAGCAAAAGGTTCTAAAGGAGCTTATGCTATTGCTCCTGTAGGAGGAAATGTAATTAAATTTAACGAGGAAGAGCATCTCAAGAAGATGGAAGTTCGTGAAGTTGGATCATTTGGTGATGATGACTTGGATATTCCACAGAGAGCTGCTACTGACTTCTCATTAGACTAAGCAATTAGGATGGAAAGGGGGAGTCAGAGATGGCTTCCCTTTTTTATTATTCATTTGCTATGCTATCTACAAAGAACATATTTGAGGGACTTAATGAAGTACCAAATACATGGATATTTGAACACTATTTGAATCTTAATGAAAGTCTTACTGGTCAAGATGTGAAGTTATTCTCAGTGTTTAGACATGAGAAGACTCCATCTATGTATGTCTATTATAGTAAGTCAATTAATGATTATAGGTTTAAAGATTTCTCTACCGGGTATCATGGTGATGGTAAGAACATGGTTATGCGTATGTATAATCTAACCTTTGTTCAAACAGTAAATAAGATTACTTCAGACTATACTGAGTATCTAAAGAACCAGTCACCTACTACAAGTAGAGAGTTCAAAGTACATGATAAGTATAAAGTAGTTGATTATGAAATGAGGCACTGGAATAATCTAGATCAAAGCTATTGGTCAAGATTTAAGATTAGTTCTAAGATGCTTGATAGATATAATGTTGTTCCACTAAAGTTCTTTAACATGCAGAAGGTAGAAGAAGATGGTAGTGTAAACTCTATACTCTTTGAATACAACCATATCTATGGTTATTTTAGAGATGACGGTGTTCTATACAAAATCTATTCTCCTAAGAATGTAGCTAAGAAATTTATAAAGGTTACTAATTATATTCAAGGTTTAAATCAACTAACTTATACTGCTGATTATCTGATTATTACATCTTCACTCAAAGACTTAATGTGTTTTAATGTTTTGGGTATTAAGAACATAGAAGCAATTGCTCCAGACAGTGAGAATAGTATGATAAGAGAATCTGATATGGTAATGCTAAGATCTAAGTATAAGAAGATTATTACTTTGTTTGACAATGATGAGGCAGGTATTGCTTCTATGGAAAAGTACAAACAGAAATATAGTATTGATTATATTATACTAGATATGGAAAAGGATCTATCAGACTCTGTAAACATACATGGTATTGAAGCTGTGAGAGATAAGTTATTCCCATTACTAAAACAAATATTATGAGTGTACAAAAATTAATGGACAAGGTTGAAACATATCTTGATTATACTAATAGTTATTTTAAAGATTTAAGACAAGAGTTTGAAGTACTAGAAACAGATTACATAAATGAAATAACTGAACTTAAAGATGAAAAATCTCAGCTTGAAGAACAGAATGAACTTCTAGAAGAAGACAATATGAATTTAAGGTCAGAAAATACTCAACTAAAACTTGAAATAGTAGATTATTTACTCTTAATCAGTCAACTTAAAGAAAATGTGGATATATGAAGGAAAGGAATTTGATGAACTATCAATTCCTGAAGGAGCTGTAGGTTTTATATATGAAATGTCAGCTATTATTGATGGTAAATCTGTAAGGTACATAGGTAAAAAGAACTTCTATGCTAATGTTAAAAAACCATTAGGTAAGAAAGCTTTAGCTATGACTACAGATAAAAGGCTAAAAAAGTACAGGAGAGAGCTTGTACCTAATTTTATGAAGTACTATAGTAGTAATAAGATACTTAAGGACTTTGCAAAAACAGGAGGAGTAATCAAAAGAGAAATTCTTAGAATATGCTATTCATCTACAGAGTTAACATATCAAGAAACAAAACATCAGTTCCTGTATGAGGTACTTGAGAAAGAAGAATTCCTAAATGGAAACATATTAGGACGGTTTTACAAAACAAAATGATTATGACAGAATTAGAAATGACAGAGCTTATGCTAGAATTATCTGGTATGGGTGTTACAGGTATTTTGATAAGATATGATGGATCAGGAGACTCTGGTCAAATTGAAGAGATTCAGTACTGTACTAAACCTATTGATGCTGTAGAAGATGTAGAAGATAATGTACATTTTGATAGTCCTGAACTTTGTGTTTTAAGTTCAGGTTTGAAATCTAGAATAGAAGACTTTACATATAATAAACTTCTTGAAGACATAGAAGATTGGTATAATAATGAAGGTGGTTACGGTACAGTATCTATAATGGTTCCATCTGGACAATACTCAATTGATAATAATATTAGAGTAATTGATTATGAGCAATATACTCATGAAGGTAACTTAATTGAAAAATCAGCAAAGTAATGGCACATCCTTGGGATCATGCTAGATCCTCTGCAAGAAAATGGGGAGGTGTAGCAACTGACTATATTAAAATTCATGAATGGTTTGATGCTACTAAGGCTTGGGTAGGTCATAGTGAGCATAGAATGTTTAGACATCACAGTGAAGGTATATTTGAATGTGAACAAAGATTTGGTATGATAATTACTAACTCTGATGGAAAAGATGTCTATGTTAGATACATTGGTGAACAGCATGTAAAAGAGGATTGCTTTGGATATATTCCTAGTGCAAAAGAATGGTTTAAGGCTATTAAGTCTGGTAAACCTGAAGAGTGGATGATTAGAACTTTAAAAATTGAAGACTGATGAAAATTACAAGACAAGAAGCTGATAATATTATAAACATGTTTTTATCTCCTGATGAAGATAATGGACATTTAGCGTATAAAGCAGTTGAAGCATTTAATTTCAAAGATTCTGATTTTGGATGGTTGCTTTATATATTTAAGTACTCCCGTTTAACATATAGTGAATGGAAATCAAATGCACCTGAAGTTGCTAAAGAGCTTTCAAAGTATTATGATTTTGATAGTCCGTTTACTTATGCTAAAGGGTTAAGTGTCTTAATATCAATGAAAGCTGACAAAGAATCTGTAACTGCATTTCTAGAAAGACATGTAGGAGAGCTTGTTCAAATGCTAGATAATATGGGTTATCCTACAAAGAATTTAGATTTTAACCTAACTCTAAAGAAATGAGTAAAGAGGATACACTAGGTAAAGCTAGTAAAGAATTGATGTGGAAAGAGCCCTTCTATGGGTTCTTTCTTATCATGTTGAATAAAGTATGGAATAACAGGATTCCTACTGCCGGTGTTAGTAAGAATGGTATTAACTATCAACTTACTATAAATGAAAACTTCTGGCAAGGAATGACTGATAATCACAGGATTGGTATTCTAAAGCATGAGCTACTGCATATTGCTTATTTTCACCTATCTATGTACTTTAATTTTCCTGACAAGAAGCTTGCTAATATAGCAATGGACATGGAGATTAATCAGTATATTGACAAGGGTTATCTTCCTGGAGATGAGTATACTAAGGAACAGTATGAGAATCTTAAGAAATCTATTACTGATAAGATTGATTCTGGTGCATTGTCCTTAGAAGATGCTGTGAATGAAATATCTAAGCTTCCGCAAAGAGGTATAATGATTGAAGATTATCCTGAGTTGAATCTAGATCTTAAAGCTGGTTGTAGATATTATTATGATAAGCTTAAAGAAGCTAAGGATAAGAAGGAAAAGGATGGTTCTTCTGGTTGTCCTAACTTTGATCAACTATGTGATCAGATGGAATCCGGTGATGGTATTCCTGATCATAGTACATGGGAAGACTTTGAGAATCTATCTGAAGCAGAGAAGAAGATTGTACAGCAACAACTTGATAGGCTATTGGGTGAAGCTGCTGAGCAAACTGTAAAGAAAAGAGGATCTGTTCCTGGTAATATTGAGAAGCATCTACTAGAGCTTGCAAAAATTGAGAAAGCAAAGTTCAATTGGAGAGCTTATATCAGAAGATTCACAGGTGTAAGTACAAGAATCTTTACCAAGAAACTTAGGAGAAAAGAGAATAAAAGGTATTCTGATAATCCAGGTTTGAAGATAAAGATGAGACAACACATGCTACTAGCTATTGATACTTCTGGTTCAGTATCAGATGATGAGTTACTTGAGTTTATGAATGAGATACATCACATCCATAAAACAGGAGTAGATATTACTATTATCCAATGTGATACTGTAATTAGATCTATAGAACCTTATAATGGTAAGAACCAAATCAAGGTAGGTGGTAGAGGTGGTACTGAGTTTGATCCTGTTTTGGATTATTACAATCAAAACCTTAAGAAGTATACAAGCTTAGTTTATTTTACTGATGGTGAATGGCACACTTCAGTAAAACCTAAGTCCCCAGTATTGTGGGTATTATCAGAGAGATCTGGTATGAATAATGAATTACCAGGTAAAGTAATTAGATTAGAGTTATGAGTAAGTACGAAGGAAAAATTGAGACAAAGTTTTCATGGATTATACCAATGGTTATTGGTTTTAGTAAAAGTAATGTAGATGCTAAAGCAAATGTATATGCTTTACATATTACACCTTTGTTTGAAATAGGTTTTAATTGGAAATATTAATAAAAGAGTATGAGTCAAGTAAAGTTAAATATTGATGAGTTAAAGTCCTTCTTGGGACACATGGTAAAGAATAATCAGCATATTCAAACAAAAGGTAAAGTACCTGTAGCTGTAAATATTGAAGGTGAAGCTGGTCTTGGTAAGACTTCATCTCTAATGCAACTTGCAAAAGAGATGAACATGGCTGTCATTAAATTAAATTTGAGTCAGATAGAGGAGCTTGGTGACTTGGTTGGTTTTCCATTCAAAGAGTTTGAGATTGAAAACAAAGATGGTGCTAAGAAGTGGATTCAAGAAACTTTACTTGAGACTTATGTAAAAGCAGGCTTTAGACCTAGTGGACAAAGTAGAATGTCGCATGCATCTCCTGAGTGGATTCAAGGTAAAGGTGAGGGTGGCTTCTTGATTCTTGATGATTATACTCGTGCAGATCAAAGATTCATGCAAGCAACTATGGAATTGATTGATAGACAAGAGTACATCTCTTGGAAGCTTCCTAAGAACTGGCATATTGTATTGACTACTAATCCAGATAATGGTGACTATAATGTTACTAGTTTGGATATAGCTCAGAAGACTAGATTTATTTCTGTTGAGGTAAAGTTTGATGAGAAAGTATGGGCTAAGTGGGCGGAGACTGCTAGTATTGATGGTAGATGTATCAACTTCCTATTGATGAACCCAGAAGTTATTAACTCTAATGTTAATCCTCGTGCAATTACTACATTCTTCAACTCTATTAGTTCTATAGATAAGTTTGAAGATGAGCTTCCATTAGTCCAAATGATTGGTGAAGGTTCTGTAGGTTCAGAAACATCTAGTCTATTTACTATGTTCATTAATAACAACTTGGATAAGATTATATCTCCTGAAGATATGATGACAAATCCTAATGAAGCATATGTAGTAGGAGCTCTTAACTCTTCTGTAAATCAAGGAGGTAACTTTAGAGCAGATATCTCTAGTGTAATTGCAACTAGGATGATTAACTATTGTCTTGTTCATTCTGAGACAAAACCAGTTAGTGATCAAATGATAAATAGAGTAATTAAACTTACTACAGGATGTGATGTATTCACAGATGACCTTAAGTATTTTATTATCAAGGAGATTGTAAATGGTAATAAGACTAAATGGGCTAAGTTGATGATGAATCCTGCTGTAGTTAAAATGGCTGTAAAATAATAGTTATGAGTTCTTTGAAAAATTATTTAGTAATTAGATTAACAGAAGCAGATAACTTTGTAAACGACTGCTTTAAGTTTTATATTGAAACTTCTGTAGATATGATAACTGGTAGCTTTAATGCTATAGGTGATTTGTCTTTTACTCAGAATGATGTATTAGAAAGTTATTCCCCTCAAAAAGGGGATACTTTCTATTTTCTACCTGGTGTTAGTATTCCAAGAGTTAAACTGAAAGATCTAGGTTCTCAGTATGGTATCAAAATAGTAAGAGATCCTGATAAAGCAAGTCATATCTTTGCAGGTAGAAAGACTGGGTTTAATTTATTTGATGATAACTGGTATCATACCTGTGATACGCAATCATTCACAGAGTTTATAGAATCTTGTAAAGAAGGTAACCATATTGATAGTTACTATTATGATAAACTTAAGACAGCTCTAGAATTTTATACAGAAAATGTAGTAATCTTAGGTGATAACTTTACTGCTAAAGTATTCACAGAAGTTAATTTACCTTTTCGTCTTGCTAAAGTTTATTATGGAGATAAAGGAGTAACTAGAAACAGACAAACTTTTTATAAAGTAGCTGATGCACATAAGGATTTATATGATTCTATTGTTAGTAAACAACTTACTCAAGAAGTAGCTCTTATGCCTTATATCAATGGTCCAGAAGCTGTAGTAATTGATGCTGATATGCATAAAGCTATTAGTGATATGTTCATGAGCTCAGATAAAGAGAACTGGACTGTTGCTATGGAGATTATGGCAAACTGTGATTATGTAGGTAGCATACTTTATCTAGTAGATTTGTTTTATGATTTTGGTAGTAGGATATCTGATATGCCTAGTAGGAATCATGTAAACTTTAAAGCTCTTAAAAGTTATATGGGATTTGATAGACATCTATCACCCGGTATGGATGACTGTGTAGAGATTCTTAGAGATAAGAATGCTCTTACAAGAGACAATCTAATGCATTTACTTAATAAGTTTCAGAATAATATTCCAGGATCTTATTCAAAACACTTTCAAGTAAAAGCTGTGACTATGAGTGAAGAGTTTGATAAACTCATGAATGAAGAATTAATAGTAAACCTAAAAGATAATTATACACAGGAGGTAGAACATGTCAATACAAACACAATCAATTTTGATTTCATCTGAAGAGATTCAGAAATTTTATGAAGAGAAGTTTTATTTTAGTTACTCAAGCATAAATAAGCTTTTATTCTCACCTAGGTTATTCTATAGCCATTATATACTTAAGCAAAGAGAAGATAGTGTTGATGCCCACCTAGTAGCAGGTAGGGCAACACACTGTTTGTTACTTGAACCAGAAAGTTTTGATGAACAGTTTATTATGCTCCCTGGTAAAATTCCTACAGATAGTAATAGACTATTGTTAGATCATATCTTTAATAATTATTATCTTCAGATGAATAACCCTGCACTGGATCTTGGAGATTTTAGTAATGAGATACTAACATACTTGCTATCTGTAAACTTGTACCAGAGTCTTAAGACTGATGCTCAGAGGTTAGAGAAGATTCTTACAGATAATAACAAAGAGTACTTTAACTTTCTTAAGATTAAGAAAAACAAAACTGTAATAGATGCTGCAGTAAAAATGCAAGCAGAAGAAGTTGTTGGAATAATAAGAGCAGATGACAGAGTAAAAGCTCTTCTCCAATTAGGGACAAGTGGTCCGCAATCCATGTCCTGTATGAATGAACTCATGTTGAAAACTGATTTAGAAAATCATGATTTTGGTTTAAAAGGAGTTGTTGATAATCTAGTTATAGAAGAATCATCTAGAACTATATTTATCAATGACCTTAAGCTAACCGGTAAGCTGATTCAAGATTTCCCAAAATCTGTTGACTATTATCGTTATGATATTCAAGCTATGATGTACTTAGGCTTGACAATAAATAACTTTATTAGACACAGACCTGATGCTGAATATTGGAAAGTGGTGTTCACGTTCATTGTAGTAGATAAATATAACCAGATTTATCCTTATCAAGTATCAGAACAAACTCTGAAAGTATGGGAGAATAATTTCAAACATGTATTGGAAGTCTTAGACTATCACTACAAACAAAGAGATTATACTCTTCCTTATGAGCTTGCATTGGGTAACTTAAAACTTTAAGCTTTATGGCAATTGATGCGCTTTATAAAAGCTATTTTCAAAAATCCAAGGTGTTGTGGTATCCGCTCCTTGGTATTAAAAGAGGTGCTGTAGCTATTCCAGAACAGACTTATGTTCACTGGGATGGACATGTATCCTCTGAGGATGCTAAATTTATAGCTGTATATCCTGCAAGAGAAGATGCTGAGTATCACAAGTTTGAGAAAACTGTGTTACTAGGGCATAAAAGAATAAGTGATTATTTCAAACTTGCAGATGGTAGAACAGTTGTAATATTTGATTTTGCTGATTTAAAATCTGATTGGATGAAGTTCATTAATGGTAAGTATAGTCAGCTAAGTATGCAAATAAGGCGCAAAGTAAGAGATCATTTTGACAAGAGTAGTAGTACATATGTTTATGTAAACAGTTATATGTTTCCAGAAAACTATTTTAGTCTTTATGCAGAACTCTTAGGAACTTCAGAAGATTTACTAAGATCCGTAGGTGAACTTTGTAGTAAACCAGACCTAGAAAAGGAAAGACTAACTGTAGATATCAAAGATTTGCAAAACAAAAAAATTCTAGGTTAATTTGTAAACATTAAAAAAACCAACAATTATGAGTTCAAACATTGGAGGCAATATGCTCCTAGTTAAGTCTTCTTGGAATGAAGACCAAACATTTAGAATGATTCCTTTATCAATGGATTGTCCATATGTAGAATGTATATGGGATCCAGGAACAAAAGTATTTGTTGTTATTAGTAGGATTACTAAGACAACTTTACACATGCTTCCTAAGCTAGATGATAATGGTGATCCTGCTCCTCTTAAAACTAAAAGACCAAATGGAAGATCAGTTAAAGAAGAAAGAAGAACCATTGAAACCTTTCAAGAATTCTATCTTGAAGATCATGAGGCTATTAAAGGACTTGTTACTACTTTTGGGGTAAACTGTAAGGAGTTTGACTTCGAGTCCTTTATGAAAAAGTAATTACTCTGTCAAAATAAGACAAGGGAGGGTTATGCGGTAGCTCTCCCTTTCTTATATAATAAAACTATATATCATGCATCAACGTACACATTACGTCATGGACTATGAAACTTTGAGCAACTGCTTTGTTGCTGTGTTTCAGGATATTAAAACAGATGATACAGAAGTTTTTGTAATACATAGGCTTCAAAATGACACAGAAAAACTGATAGAATTTCTTATCAGAAATATAGAACTAGATGAGTGGCATGTAAGCTTTAATGGACTAGGGTTTGATAGTCAGATAACTGAATACATTCTTAGAAGTCATGAGCAACTAGTACATATGAATCCAGAAGAAGTAGCTAGATGGATATATGGAAAAGCTCAAGATATTATTCAAAGACAGAATGAAGATAAGTTTCTGGAATTTAATCCTTGGGATATTCAAATTAACCAGGTAGATGTATTCAAACTTAATCACTGGGATAATGCAGCTAAGAGAAGTTCATTAAAGTGGATACAGTACACAATGGACTGGGACAACATAGTTGATATGCCTATTCATCATAGTACTGAGATAAAAACTCTTGATCAGATAAAAGAGATAATCAAGTATTGTAAGAATGATGTTAACTCTACTAAGAAAATTATGCAACTTAGTAAGAGTCAGATTGCTTTACGTAAGACACTTACAGAAGAGTATAACATTAATCTTTTCAGTGCTTCTGAAACTAAGATATCTAAAGACTTGTTTCTTCATTTCTTGAGTCAGAAAATGGGCTATAAGAAAAATGAGATAAGACAACTTAGAACTAGGAGAACAGAGATACATGTAAAAGATATACTACTTGACTATCTTGATTTCAAAACAGCTACCTTTCAAAAACTAATTAGTAGATTCCGGGAGATAATAGTATATCCTGATCAGACTAAAGGTGGCTTTAAATATTCAATACAGTACAAAGGAGTTAAGACAGACTTTGGATTAGGTGGTATTCATGGTGCTAGGAAAGCTGGTATCTATAAGTCAGATAAGGATGTAATAATTATGACATCAGATGTTGTAAGTTTCTATCCTAATCTTGCTATTAGAAACAGATGGTCTCCTGCACATTTACCTAAAGAAGATTTCTGTGAGCAGTATGAATGGTTCTTTAATGAGAGAAGAAAGATCAGTAAGAAAGATGTCAGAAATTATGTATACAAGATTATTCTGAATTCTACTTATGGTCTTAGTAATGATGAGAACAGTTTTCTATATGATCCTGAGTTTACTATGAGGATTACTATTAATGGTCAACTTAGTCTAGCATTACTGTATGAGATGGTAAGTGAAAGGATTCCTGGTGCTATTCCGTTGATGCAGAATACTGATGGTCTTGAGACTATGATCCCAAGAGAGTATGAAGATAAATACTATGAGATCTGTAAAGAATGGGAACAGATTACTAATCTAGAACTAGAGCATGATACCTATGATAAAATGATTATTGGTGATGTGAATAACTACATAGCTGTAAATACTCCTAAAGAAGTTGATTTAGAAACATTAAGAGGAATCAAGAAAGATAATCCTCATTATGTATTCTATAAGACTGATGATAAAAAGTATTATTACAATGCAGTAAAGTGTAAAGGTAGATTTGAATTCCACGGTCTAGCATTACACAAGAACAAAAGCTTTTTAGTTATTCCTAAAGCTATCTTCTATTATTTTGTTCATGGTGTTGATCCTATAGAGTTTTTAGCTAATCAGAGAAATATCTATGACTTCTGTGCAGGTAAAAAGATAAAGGGTGACTGGCAGTTTAATCAGGAATATGTTGTAAATCACGTACATAAGAAAGATAAACTGCAGAATACTATTAGGTACTATGTATCTAACAAGGGCTCTAAGATTATAAAGTATAATTATCTGGATAAGAGAACTACTCAGGTTGTTGCTGGTAAGTGGTTGCAGACTCTCTTTATTGATTATGTCAAGAAAGATATAGGTGAATATGATTTGAACTATGAATTCTATTTAGAAAAGATTATGAAAGAGATACATAATCTAGAACCAAATAAATCACAATTAAGTTTATTCTAATGCCAAGAAAAATTAAAAACGTAACTAGAGATTATATTGTAAATGTTCCGCTACCTAATCATGCGGACACTTACACTGTTATATCTCATGAATCTATTATTGACTATGCTTTTCAAGAGCTTACTAGTCAAGGTTTTGGAATTGTAGAAGAAGAGTACAGATGTACTCATGATGGACAAATTGCACAGGGTATATACAAGTTAGAGTATAATAGTGATCCCGAGTTGTCATTGATGTTTGCATGGGCAAACAGTTATAATAAACAAATGAGGTTTAAATGTGCTATTGGTACTTATATAAATGCTAGTGGTGCAGTTATGATTTCAGGTGATATGGGTAGCTATAATCGTAAGCATACTGGTTCTGCAGATGCTGATACAATTGCAAGTATGCAAGCTCAGATTACTAATGCTATGATGTATTATGATCAGTTAGTAGATGCAAAGAATGAAATGAAGTCTATCCAACTTACTGATAGAAGACAAGCTGAGATACTAGGTATCCTATTTGCTGAGTATGAGGTACTTAATACTGAGCAAGCTAGCTTTGTAAGGAATCAGATGACTAAACCTAGCTTTTTCTATAATGGTGGTAAGAATACCCTATGGGCATTCTATAATCATGTTACTCTAGCTTTGCAACAATCTCATCCTAGAACGTGGATGGAGGATCAGAGAGTATTGCACTTTGTACTTACAGAAGAATTAGATACCCCAGGTGTATCTGTTTCTGTAGTAGGAGATGTGGTTTTACCAATAGATCCTTTGTATGCATATCCAGGTCAAACAAATATACTAGATCAGATAGAAGAAATTACAAATGCTCAGTCAGCAGAAGTAACAGATCCTAAAGTATCTGATGCATTTATTGGTATGGATGAAGATTTTGAAATGATGCGGGAAGCATTTATGGAAGATCTTGAGGATGGTGAATATGAAGATGATGTTATTGCTAGTGAAGTTTCTATAGTTATCCCTGAAGATAAAACATTTGTAGAAGTTCATGAGGAGGCTATGATAGAAAAAGTTGAAGAAGATACTAAAGTTCTAGAAGCTATAGTATGGGAAACAGAAGTTACTGAAGAGCAAGAACCATTTGCTTGGGAAGGTGATTCAATAACTCCTACTCCTGAAGATCATGTAGCTATGGAGAATGAACTGAAACTTGAAGAAGAAAAAAAAGATACTGACTTCTTTGATTTTGATTTAGATTTTAAAGATGATGATGACTCTAACGGGTCTAATTTATTCTTATAACCATTGCAGTTAGGTTAGCATAATAGGAGGGGCTCTTGTAGTCTCTCCTATTTTTTTTTAAATTCGCACCATGAAAAAACAAATTGAGAAAGTAGAAGAATTCCATAATGCTTTTGGACAAGAGAATGGAAAAACTCCAGATAAAATTAAGTGGCCTGAAAGTCAACTAAGATACAGATTAATGGATGAAGAGAATGGTGAGTATTTAGAAGCATGTGCTAAACAATCTCTTGAAGAAATTGCTGATGCTCTAGGAGATATGTTATATATCCTATGTGGTACAATCCTAAAACACGGAATGCATCACATAATTGAGGACGTATTTGATGAGATCCATTCCAGTAATATGAGTAAACTTGGAGAAGATGGAAAACCTATCTTGAGAGCAGATGGAAAGATAACTAAAGGTCCAAACTATTTTAGACCAAACTTAAATCAATTCTTATGACAATAGTATTTACAGATGCAAATGGTACTACAGTATCTATTGATTATGAAGATTCAGAATTATATATTACTGTAGGTGGTGAAAACCAAGTAGATAAAAGAGATAACACAGTACACATTGAAGATGTTGACAAATTCATTGATGCACTGAAGTTTGTAAAAGGAGAATAAACTTGTGTAGTTTATAAATGATTAAAGTTTAAAGGGGAGTTCTTAATTGAGCTCCCCTTTTTTTTTACTTCAGATTTTGGAATGTCTCAGCTGATTTGATAGCATGTATAGGATCATAAGTTTTACCTTTAATACCATACAATGAGAACAAGTGGTTCCATAGTTTATATCTACCTTCTTCTTGCCAAGGATATGGTCCAGCATCATTTCTATAAAGTGCTTTAGGATTTCCTGTAGCAGTATTCCATAAGTCAGCTAGTATTTTAACATAGAGATTGATGGTAGGTCCAAATACAATTGATGTCTTATCTCCATACTTAACCATCTCTGATGTACCTAGTATTGGTACAAAGGCCTCATTCTCCTGCTTAACCATCATTAACTGATAGAGAATATGATTAGTGATTTTACCACCTAGTTCTCCATACTTCTCATTACGGAGTCTCATTTTCTCAAACCTTTCTTCATCTCCTTTATCATATCCAAATAACATTCCTATAGCTAGTCCTAGTACAATTACTCCAGCAATTTCAGTAACAACTTTTCTAATAGCTATCTTTTCTTCATCTGTCATCATAGGATAGTAAGCTCCCCAATCTCTTAGAGTTTTATATATACCTTGGTATGCAGATATATAATAACCTTTTGAGGTAGTACCTAAATCCCAGTTATATACATGACCCCATCTATTATCTTTAGCTAGGTCTGCTTGGAATCTATTTAGGAACATACCTGTAGCAAACTTCTTATAGAAGGTGAAGAGTCTATAGAGAAGAAACTTATCTGCTTGTGAACTATCAAGTGAGTTTACCTGACCATTCAACATCTTACCTATATTAGTAACCTGTTGTTGGAAATCTAAAAACTTGGTACTCTTACCTATTTCTAAAGTTGTTCCTGGTTCTACATCAGAAAGATCATCTCTTCTTATTCTAGCTGCTAAGTCATCTTCTGTAATCCCATACTTCTTAGCTATACTACTCATAGTATCTCCTTCTGTGAATGTATGGTTTACTTCATATGGAGCAAACTCAGGATCAATACCTTCTTTAAGTTTTATTTGCTTAGTCTCTGGATCAAGTTCAAATGCATCAGCGTAGTCTAATTGTTTTTCTGTACCATCTGCTTGTACTTGAGTTACCTTTTTATGGTACATCATCCCCCAGAATACTTGTAACGATGCTTCAACTTCAGCTAGTCTTCTAAAGTCATATAGAAAACTGAAGTCCATCATATCTTTCATAAAAGTTCTAGAAGAAGATTTACCAAAGTCTTTCTTAGTCTTACCGGTTATAGGATCAAAGTATTCCATAATCTGTAAGTCAAGACTTTTTGGTCCTCTATCATAGATACCTTTAGAACTTAACTCAACTATTGTAGTAAAAGACTTTGCTCTACCTTTAGCTAGAGTCATAGGTGTAACAAACTTTCCACCAGCAGTTTCAATAAGACTTTGGAAGATCATACCAAATCTGTTTTTAAGTGCAGATGGTACATCTAATGCAATGAAAGATCTACTTGCAGCTCTCATTAAGAAGTTACTAAACTTAGCAAGTAATGGATTCTCTTCTGTAAGAGTATCATTTCCTTGACCGTAGTATACTTTATCTATAAGATAATCAATAGATTGAGCTCTAAGATTACCCTTACCTTTAGGAATAAACTGAAGTTTACCAGTAGCTTTTCTAATTTGCTTACTAATACCATCCATTTTCTTGATAGCATTAGCTGGATCATTTAATACATCACTAACTGCATTTACCAATGGTTCTGATTCTCTTAATGCTGAGCTCTCATTTATAGAGTATAAATAATCATAAAGTACTTTTAATACATCTTGAGAAGCTTCACTTGTTTTGAGTTTATACAAACCTCTTACAGGAATTCTGCTGAGAGGTTTACCTTGCATATCAGTAGTTATTAAATACTGTCTTTCAACATCAGCATTAAATCCATCTTCTGCAGCATCAGCAGCTCTATCTTTACCTGCCATTGCCTTTATGACAGATGTAACTCCCTCTAACTTAGTTTTAAAGTCTTCCCTTCCTTGACCAGATTGAACATACTCTAAATTAGATACCATCCTCATCCTAGGAAGATCTAAATACAGTTTAGTTGAATTAGTTGTCTCCTCTTGAATTTCTAAGAATATCTTTTTAAGTTCTTCAAGAAGTTTAAACTGAGAGCTATTTTTATCTAGAGCTTCATACTCTTCGTTAATAAAAGCTTTATCATATGCAGAATCAGGATCATTAGGGTTATACTCTCTAGGTAGAAAGTTACCCATGTTATCTATGATTTTTCCTACATATTGTTTTTTATCTGAACCTTTAGGAATTGTTAGATACTGATCTTTTATTTTTTGATATGAGTATTTACCAGCAGGTACTCCAGGAATAACTAAAGGTTCTCCAGTTACAGGATGTACCAAAGTTGTTTTCTTGTAACTACTTTCTGAGGAAGGTCTTGATACACTCCAAACAGATGTTCTAAAATATTTAGGCACCATTTCAGAAACAGAGGCATCAAATACTTCTTTAACAATATGATTTCTAAGAAACCAGTTTTTAAACTTAGGATTTTCAGCTAATGCTTTTATTACTTCTGGACCATTGATCCATTCATCAGCATTATCCATAGTAATCGGATCTACATTTAAACCACCTAGTGCATACTCAAATGCTTCTAAGTAATATTCAGTAGGTTGTTTCTGAGCTAATCCCCTATACTCAATCCACAAAGCATCTAAACTAGCTTTTTCAACAGCACTTAGACCAAATTCATTCTTTGCTTTTAATAAATTCTGATAATCTATTTCTTCTGATTCAGTTAGACTTTTGTTATTAGCAAGCTTATACTCATACTTTCTGTATCTATCTAAGTCATCAAATGCTAATCCACTCTTCTTATCATACAGAGCATCAATAGTAGCTATTTCTTCTTCTAGTGTCTTAACTCTTTTTATCTGCTCAGGAGTAAACTCAATACCATTAGGTTGACCATTCTTATCAAGTACAAGATTTACTAACTCAAATAACTGTTTACTTAAGTCTTCTCTTTTATCTAGAATATCTTGATTAGCTTTTGCTCTATTGTTGATTGCTCTAATATCAGATAGTATTCTTCTTTTTTCAGAATAGTACTCATCTGTATATGCTGTTCTGAAGTTTACGCTTATAAACTTCTCAAGTTTTTCATTAAACTTTTCTTCATTGTTTTCTAATGTGATGCCTTCACCAGCAAGTTTAATTATAAAGTTATCTAGATCTTGCTGTACTCTATCCATACTTATAGGATACTCATAGAACTTTCTTGATTCAGATCTGTAGAATCTTCTTAATAAAGTTTTTCTAAGCTCTTCACCAGTCTTAGGTGTATTGTCTGGATTATATACATCAAATAATCTTTGGTATTCAGCATTAGCTGCATCAGCCATTGAGAAACCTTCTACATCTTCTAACTCAGTAAAGTGTACATTCTTTACAACTGATAACTTATCTAGTGCTGTTTGTCTTTCTAACCATGCCTGAAATGCATCTTCTTTAGAAACAACTATCTCTTCCTTTGTAAAGGGGTCAATTACTCTTGCTCCTTCTTTCCAAATCTTTTGTAAATCATAGTACTCTTTCTTATACCTTCTATGCATGTACTTCTCATCAAACTCTAAAAGAGCATCATAAGCTTTTTTAATTGCATCTTTATCTTTAGATTCTCTAGCCTCATCAAACTCATGCTGAAGTTTTCCTCTTTCATATCTCCAGTTTTTAAACTTGTCCATGAAACTTCTAACCTCAAACTCTTCATACTCTCCTTTATCATTTAAGGTACCTACCTTATCTGTAAATAAAACCATCTTAGCTAGCTGCCCTGTACTATTAGGATTATATCCTACATCCTTAAGTAACTGAAAAGTTCTTTGAGCAATATCATTTGCTTGTCTTAAACTTTTATTCTCTGCTTTCTTTAGTTCTCTTTTTATAAAGTTTGCAAATGAACCTACTAGAGGATCATCAATATTTGCATAAGGAGTAATCCATGCACTAAAGAAACCTAAGTCATCTCTTCTCCCTTCTATAAAATCATCTATCTGTTCTTTACCAAGTCTTTTAGCAAAGTATTCATTTACTTCATTGATTAGTCTCTGAGCTCTCTTAGGATTGAGAGGATAGTTTGCATCTTTAATTGTAATAGTTTTACCGTTTGGAGTATTAATTACTGTTTTGTAAAACTCATTAATCATCTCATCACTAAGACCATCTGCTTTAAATACCTTAGTAATCCTTTCCTTTATACCTTCTTCCAGATTAGTAGTCATAAGATTAGTAGATTTACCAAAGAAGTCTGTTACAAACTCTCTTTGTAATCTCTTAATCTGTTTTGATGCACCCTGTAGTGTATTGTCAATAGAGTTAAGTTTCTTATAGAACTCATTTGTTTTCTTGAGCCCGGATATTTCCTTTATCTCATCTATGAACTCACTTTGTCTTGCTATAAAATCTTTGAAGTACATTATCTTGGAGATACCTACAGAAGTAAAGTGCTCCTTGTTTTCTTTCATCTCATCAAGAACCTTCTCAATATTCTCAGCAAAGACTTCCATCTCATTCATGCTGTTAATCAATGCTAATGCTCTTTTATTAAACTCTTCCGTATGGTCTAACATAGCATCAGCTACTACTTGAGGATCAGCTTTTGATGGATCTTTTTCATATGTCTGAAAGTTTTTTAAACTTCCTTCTACACCTCTTAATAATTTTATACCATCCTTACCAGAAAGTTCTTTTGTTAATCTAAAAGGTGCTGCTTTAATTGCTGCAATCTCATACTTAGCTTCCTGATGTACTCTATTAATTGTATCAATTAGAGAATCATACTTTATGTCTTGAAGCTGTGTAGTAAAATCACTAAGATTCTTTTTAAAGTATACAAAGGAATCTTCTGAGAACTTAGGAACTTCAATTACAAACTGTGGATCAAGAAACATATCAGCAAGCTCTTCCATTGTAGTATTAGGACTAAGCTCTTTTAAGTTTACTTTATCTACAAGCTTTCTTATTATCTTCTTTATAGCATATAATAACTGAGAAATGAAGTTGTCAAAGTCAGGATCATTCTTTTCTATTTCAGCTAAGTTATCTAGTGCTGCTCTCTCAAGTGCAGTAACTAAAACTTCTTGTTTAAATCTTTGCGTATCTCCTTCAAGCTCAGGGTACTTAGACTCTATCTCTTGAATGATTTGTTGACCTACATCATAGGTAGCTAGATTGTAAAACAATCTTTCAAATAACTGTGGATTATCTTTTTCTAATGCTTGAATAAAAGGGTGTGCATACTCATGAAGTATTGCACTAGGTTTCATATTACCTTCTACTACATATATAACATTCCCATAATAGAATGCTGCCTCACCTGTGTAAGGTATATTAGTACCTCTTAATAACTCTCTTGCTTGTGCTGCTGTGATAACTTCATGTGGTATACCAAATGCTTTCTGGAATCTTTCTCCCAGGAGTTTGGCTACTTGCATTATTCTATCTTCTTTAAGAGATCTCATGACTTCATCATAGTCATCAACCCCTTGCTCTGCCATTGTCTTTAAGACAAGTTGTTTATTATCAAACAGGTATCTATCATTATATATTTCACCTGCTCTTTCAGCATCTTCTATCTGACTTTGTCTTGCTTCTTCCTCTTCTTTTCTGAGTTCATTCTGATAGTACTCTTCAATCAAAGGCTCAGGAACATTTACATTTACATCATAGATGTCAGCTTCCCATTGTGATACTTGTACAACAGGGTAACCATATCTTTTATTTACGTTACTAGCTTCTACTCTTAGCTTTATGTAGTCTCTTCCTCTATAAGGTCTGATAGCATCTTCTGCTTGAGTCCTTATTTTTTCTTCAATTTGTATTCTGCAAGGCATTTCTTAAAGATTATTATACTAAGATACTAATTACCCTCCACATGAAGGGGATGTTCTATCAATTGGAGGAAGTCCATCAGGAGCATTTTTATTTTCATAAGAACTTAAATTTGCACCAGGCTGGTTACCAGTTATCTTTTCTATATTTTCATTTGGAATAAATCTATTGTAATCCCATATGTCCTTATATCTAGCCCATGCTAACTTGGCACCAAAGATGTCTTTCCAGTTTGCAAGCTTAATTACTGTACCTTGTTTTGAAGTATACTCAAAAGCTTTTCCTCTGTTAAAGTCATTATAGTTTTCATAACTAAAGAAGTCAATAACTTTACCTTCTACACCTGTAACAACTTCTTCCATTTGATTATTATTCTCTTGTTTCTGTAGTCGGTATGTACCTACTACAGCACCACTACTATCTAGTACATCATAGGAATTCATAATTATTTTACCGTTAAAGTTATCAGCTTTATAATTAGCTATTGAGTGTCCTTCAGGTGCAATAAGATAGCTATCAGTTATATAACCTTCCCCATATATGTCTCTTACTTTAACAGCATCTGGATATACTTTTAAGAACTTCTCTTCAGTTTCCTTTCTATTAAATGGACTTACCCAATCAATATCATGGAGAGGATTCTCATCAGGTCTTAGGATTGTACCTTGTTCTGATAGTGCAGTACTTCCTGTAAGTATGAATCCTTCATTTGCTAAAGAGTATATAATAGATGCTCCAAATTGATCTTGTTTTAATGCAAACTCAATATCTACCTGTTGAGTTGGTTGCCCAAATGCTCCAGGTTTATATAAAGATGAAGTGATCAACTTCTTGTTCTGTTGAAGGATGTTATTTGATATGATACCTACATTAGTATTTATCCTATCAATATGAGTTCTATTAATGTAGTCAAAGAATGTTTTTATCAAGTCTTTGATTTTCTGTACTAGAGACTTATTATAGTTACCCTCAAGTTTGTTTTGTAGATCTTCTGAGATTAACTTACCTATGTATTTAAAGAACTCTGTTTTATCAAGAGACTTATAGTTATAAACTTTATTCCCTTGCTCGTTAAATGTATAACTGTCTTTAGGTATAAGTATAGCATTAGTCTGAATCAGATCATTTACAATACTCTGAACTAAAGGATTATACTGCATCATGTAAGCAATGAATTCTCCAGCTATTGGTGGTAAATCTTTTTTATCTTTTACATATGCAACTTTAGATAGTATATCTGCAAAACCTAATTCATCAACTTTTAGTTTATCCTTTATAACATTTATGTCATCAACACGTATTCCAAATTGTCCAAGATAAGTTTCTAAGACTTTAGAAAGATCATTACCTGCTTGTTGTATAAGATCAGCATTTATTTCAACCGGTTTATACTTTAACTCAACTGAGTCAGCATAATCTTCTATTTCTTCTGCAGTTACTTCATCAAACTTCTTGTTAAATACTTTTTGGAAGATTAAAGGATTGGATGCTACAGCAAACTTTTGCATCTTTTCTCCCTTGAAATTATAAGAATATGAGTCAGTAGAAGATGTATATCCACTTCTTACTAATTTTTCTGCATAATCTTTAGGTACAAAAGACATAAAGTCTAATCCCTTACTTACAAGATTTGGTATAGCTTCTGCTAGCAATTCTTTACTAGTTGGAGAACTATTCATCCTTGTAATAAACACCGCATTCTTATTATCATACTGTCCAAATATATAAGTGTCTTTATATTTATATACTTGGTAAGAGTCCAGAAGACTTTTAAAAGTTTTATAACTTATCTGTTTACCTTCTCTCCTAAGATTCATTAGAGCAACATAGTTGTTATATATCTTCTTAATTTCTTTTTCTGTAATATTAGGATTAAGTTCATATATAGTGGAACTAATTGTTCCTCCTGTAGCAGGTTGGGCTGTTGGTTGAGTAGATGTACCTTCACTTTCTCCTTCTATCTCTTCTGGGTTTTCAGAACTGTTATCTATTTCTTTAACACCTTTATTAAACTCTTCAACAGTTTTTACATAGTTTCTAAAGTCTTTTTGTAATGGACTATCAGATACTACTGTTTCATATATACTAGATAAAGTATCATTGTTTAGATTACCCTGCATAAATCTAGCACTGGCATTTCTCATTACTTCTACAAATGGGTCCGGGTCTAGTACTTTAGGGAATCCATATGGACTATATCCTATACCATGTTGATATATCATCATATTAGTAAAGACCTTAAATAGATCACTGATTCTTTTGTTCTCTACTGGGTCATTTACTTTTCTGATATTTATATCACCAAGTTGTCTTAGTTGTTGATAGTATCCAAATGCTACATCACCTTCTGCTAAACTCTTATCTTTTAGTGTAATAAGTTTAACTCCTCTTTTTGCTGGGAACTGTGCTATCTCAAATTGATTTAGTATAGGATACGTATCCATGAGAGATGTTCCTTGATAGTCTTCTATTACACTCATGATTTGATCTGAGTATGAGAAGAGATCTGTTTTCATTATAGCATTAGGATTGTAAACATTTAGTAATGCTCTCTGTGCTATATATGCATTAAATGCTTTAGCATCTATTTCTGATTGCTTTGCATCTTTAAGACCTCTCTTAACTATTTTCTCATATCTTTCATAAGTTTTATTACCCTTAAGACTCTCAGGAGTATATATGCTTCTAAGGTGTGCTTCTTCAATAGTGTATCGTACAAAGGACTCAAATGTATCAAAAGGATTGTTAGCATCAATAAAGCTATATAAACCTATATCATTGTAGCTACCTTCTTCTCTATTGCTTCTTAAGTATAAACCATTATCATAGATATCTTTTAACTCCTCAAGGTCTACGTTAATAGTTTTATTTGCTTTGTCTACATGTATAAAGTACTCATTGTCTCCTTCTTTAAATGGAGCACTGATTACTGTCATCTCCCTATAAACAGTTGGGAGAACTGTAGCTTTACCACTATTATCTATATAGTTAGAAAGATAGTTCTGGAATATATAATTAACTACACCATTGTTAAAGCTAGATGTAAACTTCTCTTGACCATCTACTCCTGCACCAAATCTTTTCTTGATTCTCTGACTTCCAAAATTTAATCTATTTGTGATAAAGTCATTTATCTCATTATTTAATCTTAAAGGAAATACAGGAGTTACTAAATCTTTTGTTAGTTTACTAGCATAGAATGAGCTTAAGATAGATCTTTCCCTAATAGCTACTGGTAAATCATTATCTACTTTAGAAGAATCAACTACATTCTCATATGCAAGTTCTTGCTTGTTAATTTGATATGCAGTTTTTACAAGTTTAGTATCTGGATTAGCTTGTCTTTTAACAGCTTGGATACCTTTTATTTGTTGCTCAATTTCTAAGAAATGTAAGAATGATCCTAGATCAAATCTGTTATTCTTAATATTATCATATAACTCTTCTTCTGTAAAGTTTTTTGCACCATTTACAATTTTTGAACTATAGTAAATGTTACTTGATGCTACAGGATTTACTGAAGGCTGAAATAATATTCTTCCTGTTTTTGCTTCATTGATACCTTTAATAAAAATTGGAACTTTATTAGCTACATTATATGTAAAATAAAAGTCTTCAAAACCTTTAAGAGGACCCTCATAAACTTCACTTGTACCTTTTACACCATAAGTTATATAAACATCTTTGTTTTTAAACTTGTCAAATACTTGACCAAGACGCTCATCTCTAGCTTGTTCACCTAAAGAGCTATTACCAAAATTATTTTCAAATACAATTTTTGCAGCTTGTGCTGCTATCATTGCTTCATTGATAGGTGTTGCACTATTGAATGCAGAGAATGTACTCTTAAGGTTTCTCTGTACTTTAGCATACTCTCTTACTGCAGGTTGAGCAGCAAAGTATATTGCTTCTTTTTTAGGTACACCTGCTTGAAGTAAATAGTTAATTACAGGTATCTGTTCTAAGTTAGCTTGAATAAAGAATACCCAAGGATCTTTTTCTACATCTAAAAGACCATTCATCATATGAGATATAAGATCTGATATTCTGTCTCCATCTTTTGAATACATGGATGACATAGAGATATTATCACCTATCTTATTATGATTCATTCTGAGATACATAAACTTGTCTATCTCAGGTATTTCAACATACTTACCTAATCCATTACTCCAAACTGCTTCTTTGTAAAAAAGAGGCATCTTAGCCATTATAGATTTCCAAATAGGATGCTGTTTGTTTTCAAGAGCTACAATACCAAGAGTATCTTTACCTACCATGTTTACCTGATGCTTCTGTAAATTATATCTAGCTTCAAGTGTTCTTGTTGGACTAATAACTCTTTTCTGTTTACCGTCATTATCAGTAAACATTCTTATACCCTCATCGTGCATAGTATTATACCTACTGTAGTCAACTACATAATCTTCTAAGGACTCTACCATATCCTGCATTAGATATGTAGCATTAGGTCTTACAAGGTTTGAATAGTTTTTATCTACTTCTAGGATACCTCTTGTTGTACTTATGAGGTTATTTTCTAAAGCTTGTTTCTGTTCTTTAATCAAAGCTTTAACTGCAGCTTTTTCTTTAGGTTTCTTTGCAGCTTTTATTTTAGCTTCTAACTCTTGGTTAGTCAGCTTAGTCTTAATAAATCTACCTTTCTTATCAATGTGTGGTAAACTAAAGAAGATTTTATCAACGTCAAAGTCAGATCCTGCTTTAGCTACAATCTCAGTAGGTACTATAATCATGTTACCTGCAGTAGGATCTAAGAAGTGATAGACCTCTGCAAATTCCATTGAGTTAAGGTTCTGAATAGGAATACGTGCTCCAGCAAGTGTTATAGCTTCTCTATGTTTTTCTAACCAAGCATCATCCTTAATTGCCTCATTTAGAGTATTGATATCACCTATTACCTCATCATTATATTTAAGCTTAAGTAAATTTTCAAAGTCACCTTGCAAAGCCACAGCTACTTTCATAGCAGATGTCTTTCCTCCTTTATTTCTTTTATAGAAAGGAAGAGTATTGGAACCCATAAATTTCTTTCTGTCCTCTACTGTACCTAGCTTAAATTTACTTCCCCAACCCCCATTAGTCATAGAGCTAGGTATCTGTACAAAAGCTTCTCCTTTTACTTTCTGCTTAATAAGTCTTTTCTGAACTACAGATAAAAGAATCTTTTCTATTGTATCTGCTTCTAAGTGTAGAGATAAGTCTGTTCTTAGACTCTTGTCCAAATTTACTCCTACGAACTTAACAAGTTGTTCAGGAAGATCTCTTTTCTCTAACTCTTTCTGAACCATTTCAAGGAAGTCCTGAAGATTCCCTGTGTACTTACCTGTTTTCTCATCGTACTCATATCCTATTTCATTGAGCAACTCAATCTTAAGCAACTCTGAATAACCATCAACTGCATTCTTATACTGATTTGCAGGTTCTGTAAATACTTTATCAATTATGTTTCCTTCATTATAGATACCATCTAAAAGAAGTCCTCTAAGCTGAGTAGGATATGTAATTGTTTCTTTAAACTTATTAGGTACTTTAGTTACATCTTTAAGATATTCTAAATAGATTTTGTTAGGAGTGAACTCCATTTTATCTTTTAGAGTCTTTCTCTCACTGTCTGCATAGATATCATCAACTTTACCATTGCTTGTTACACCAGATACTTTAGAACCAGATTGGAATGTTACATACTGAACATTGTTTCTCAACATTTCTTTATGCATCTTCTCTAACTCTGTACCTTTAAATACACTTGGTATCAAAGGAGTAAGTGCAAACTTATGCATTGCTGTAACAGGAAGATTATCTTTTCCTGTATCTATATTTCCAAAATACTGAAGTTTGTATACAGGGAAGAATTCTTTTATATCTTTTGCTTTAACCGGTCTTCCATTAATGATGTCTTGATAAATCTTTTCCTGAACATCATCAGTCCACTCATTAGATAATTTCTTAAGAGTTCTATATGCATCAAGAGTAATGTATCCAGCACCATCACCTTCAGTCATTTTCTTGTATGCTTTTATCTCTTCCTTAATTCTCTTATCTACTATTTCTTTAACTTGCTTGTCAGTATAATTAAACTTTTTAAGACTCTCAGTATAGTCTTCTCTTAATGCTTCTTCTATCTCAGTTAAGTAAACGGATTCTCTTTCTATATCCTGAATTACTGCTGAGTTTAAAGTACCGTCAAAGAAGAAAGAGTTATAGTTATCATCTTTTAAATCTTTAGCAAGCTTTGCACCGTAAGTTTTAAGATTAAAACTATTATTGATAAAGTCTTGAGCAGGCTTATCTGATAAGAACTTAATACCACCTGAAGTAGATCCTGTATTTCTCTTATGCAACTCTTCTTTTATGTGATTGTACTGAGCCATATCACCATAGAAAAGATGTATTGTCTCAAAGTTATGTATCCAGGAGTTGTATGTATATGCTTTTACAAGCAAAGCTTCAGCCTCTTTTTCTCTTGTTAGTTTTTGTTCACGAGTTTCATTAACAGGGGCAGGCATACCTAACTTATCAAAGAGAGAGCTGTCTATAAACTTGTTCTCTTCAAGCATGCTGATATTATCAAGAGTCTGTTCTTTAAAGTACTGTTCAACATCTCTTTGTAGTTCTAATCTCAGTGAAGGATTACTTCTTAAGTACGCATTAAGATCTGTACCTAGTGGTAGATTATACAACTTTTGTTTTACACTATCAGTAATAACATTATCAAAAGCTGTGAATACTTCTCCTGCATAAATAGGATTTTCTTTAGTACCACCAACTCTATTATTATATCCGAGGAAGTTAAGATACTTCTCTTTGTTAGCTTTAAACTTTTGTATCCTATCAAACTCTACAGTAATATATGGTAATAGTATTTGATTGAATGCATAGCTTACACCTGCACCATCAGGTTTGAACATAGATATATCTACATATAGATTAGGGTCTATACCTTTTTCAATACCACCTATTATTCCACCATCTACCTTTACACCTTGTGCTGTTTTCTTTGATGCGTGTCTAATAAACTCTTGGACACCACCTTTTAACATCATGTGTAGTTCTTGAATGAACTTACCATTGATATCTTGTGAAGTAGTATTAGTTCCTGTAAAAAACTCAGTCCTACCATTTTCATTTATAACAGCTTGAGTACCAGAGTCATTAAATAACTTGAGTGACTTACCTTCTCTTTTCTCAAATTCTGGATCAGTAAAATCAAATAGACTTTTAAGTATTTGTGACTTTTGAGTAAATGTATTTTTGTTCCAATCCAAGTAGCTCATGTACTTATACTCTGACTCTGTCCAAAGCTCAGTTAACTTATTTACATCATTTATAGCATCAACCATTCTACTTATAGAGTGGTCATTGATAAACTCAAATACCTTATTTCTATCAGCACTAAACACTGAATAGTTAGAAGAATCTACACCAAGGTTAATTTGTAGCTTAGCTAATCTATCAACATTAGTACTCATGTTAACAGACTTATCTCCTAGTATACCTTTAGGAATCTCACTAGATAATACTTGTACAGGATTTCTTTTGAATTCTAATAACTTCTTAGATTGTTCTACTGTAGCTTCTGCACCTTTAGCTTCTATTGCAGCAAACCCTTTTACAACATCATAGATATATTGCAACCCATATTGACCCGGATTATCTTTAAGTTCTTTCTTTATAGATAGTAAATCATCAACATAGAAACCTATAGCTCTTGCAAAATTAAATGAGTCAGCAACATTAAGATCTGCTGTTTTCTTATTTGCAAAAGCTTTAGCTACCTCCTGTACTTTTAATAGAGTTTCATTACTTGCTGTTCTTGTAACATATGGATTATTAAGATCAGTCTTAAATTTAGTCTCAAACTTTCTTAATGTAGAACTTACCTCAACAGAAGCTGTAGTAACTTCAGTGTTTACTGATCTAACTTTTGAAGTTTCTGAACCTGATATAGGATCATAAACTTTTTCTACATTCATATATGCAGTAAGCTGCAAATAAGGTACTCTTGGTCTTGAGAATGTTTGCCAGAATGAAGAGCTTATGTTAAACTCATATGGGTTTGTAATACCCTCTGGCATAGGAAACTTCTTCTCTATAAGTTGTTTTAATTCAGGAGTATGAGATACTGCTTTTTTTAGTTTTTCATAAGCTTTAACTCTATTCTTTTCTCCACCCATTGCTCTTACAACTGCATTCCATACTTCTCTATAGTCTGCACGTTGTTTAAATCCAAGTGAATCTTCTATTGTTTCACCAGTCTTTCTATCAATCTTAAAAAGACTTTTTAGTAGGTATACAGTTTCTTTGTTTGCTAGTTTCTCTAATGATACTTTACCTGTCTTATCATTGAAGGTATCATCAGAACCTTTACCATCTTCAGGACTTGTTTCATCTACTTCTACACCAGCCTCATCATATTCTACTTCAACAAATGTTTCTTTGATAATATCAAAGTCACTATTCTCCATATGATATTTTACAAAACCAGTATTTGCATCACCCCAGTTCTCTAAAACTTTCTCAAGCAATCTTACTTTGTTTTGTATAGCTTGTTGCTCAGGAGTTAGAGGTACTAAGTTCGGTTGATTTTTTTGCTCAAAAATAGTAACGTCCTGATTTCCACCTTTTATGTAGTTATCATATTGTATCTCAGCATCTCTTACATCTGATACAAGTGCAATAGTTATTGGTCTGTCACCTACTTTTATATTTTTATGTGAATAGAAGTCTGATACTACATTTATATTATAGTATGCTTGTCCTTTTACTCTCTGACCTCGTTTTAACTCAGGTATTAGGTTATCAAAATTTTCTACTTGAGAAGTTAAGAAAAAGTATTTGTGTTTTCCTTTTTCACTTCTAATTATACCTATAGCATTTCTTTCTATTTCTTCTACAGAATTTAACTTGTTAAAGTTAGCTCCAGATATTTCACCTAGCTGATCTTGCCAATATTCGAGTTTGTCTTGAAACTCTGATTTAGCATAATCATAAAGTCTTTCTTTATTAGTTATACCATCTTCACCAACTTGACTTGAAAGTAATGCAATACTACCAGACTTTAAGTTTGCATCTCCTTGACTTTTTCTTACGTCATGGATCTCATCTATATAGTCAGATAATATAGAATCTAAGCTTTCTACTGCTTTATCTGCATCTGCTTTACTCAAAGCTTGTTCTTTTCTATTATCTACTCTCTGAGGACCTCTATTTAGCGAGTCAAACATGACATTGTCAATAAGAGGAGTATAGTCATTTAATAAACTAGGATTTTGATTAGCAAAAAATAGTTTATCATACAGTTCTTTTACTACTGTATTATCAGATAGATTATTAGATACTTCTTGACTAGCAGGATTCTTTCCAAAAAAGGATCTTATAAAGTTTAGTATTTTTCTAAACAAAGAGTTTCTTACAGGAGAGTCTTTCTTTACCTTTTGATTTTTAGCATAAGTTCTAAAGTCTTCTGCAAGTTCTTCTTCTATTTCTCGTTGGCTTGCATCAGCAAGTTTTGGAGTAGCTCTTCTTACTTCCTCATAGAGTTTTATCTTCTCATCTCTAGTTAAATATAATTGAGAGAATGCATGCCATGCTTCATGATAGATATCTACTAAACTACCACCTTTATAAAAAGTTATTTTACCTAGTAAAGAAGGGTCAGTTAGTTTCTGCGCAGAAGAAGTAAATCTTGCAAAAGCATTTGAATTAACAATGTTAGTAAGGTGCTCTAATCCAATAACTTTATTTAGTGGATGTGAAGACCACCATTTCTCTGCAGCAGTAATCTGCTCTTGAGTGACACCATTATCTAGTAAGTTACTTCTATTTAAACCTGAGAATTTACTAGGATCTATTTTTGTTTTCTTACCTGGCTTCTGTTTTGTATCAGATGGTTGAGTAACATTTGTAGGGTTAAGAATTTGATTTTGCTCTGCTAATCTCTGAGCTAGAATTTCTTTCTTTTTGTCTTTGTAAAATTTTTCTCTTTCTACTCTTTCTTGAGGAGTACTAGTTTCTCTAACGTATCCAATTAATTGACCATTGTGAAAAACCTCTATTGCATCTTCTACATATATGTCATCTGTTTCAACTGTAGCTAATCCTAATGTAATTATACCTTCTTTTTCAGGTATTAAATTTTCATCAATAGCTTTTGGATCTAGTCCTACAGTTATTTCAGATCCATTAGAAGGAGATGTAAAAGTTAGAGTGCTACCACTTTTACTTTCTGTAATATTAAGAGTATCTACTAATGCTGTTTCAGCATCACCAACAGTCTTAAGATAAGATACTAAATCATCTTTGTTTTCTTTTACACTTAATTCAGGATCTTCTTTTTCTGCTTTTAAATTTTTATTAGTCTGTTCAATCTTACTCTCAATAGATGAGGGCATGTTAAATACTATAGATGCATTAAAGTTCTCAGTTCCTTCCAGAGCTGTAGTAATTTCTGGGTTAAGAGATGTAATAAACTTAGTATAGTTAGTTGGTGTAAACTCCTGAGTGTTTATATCATAAGTAAAGAATGCTTTATTACCTTTAAATAAATCAGATACATAACTCATCTTAGCAGCATACATTGTTCCTGAAACAGATGACTTACCTTTTTTTAATCTTTGTTCTATATTATATCTTAATTTTTCTAAAAACTCAGGTGATGCTTTCTTTAATGCTGCATCCGATATATCAATTCCTCTAGGTTCTTTTCTGTTTTTATTTTGAGCATAAGTTTCATTATATATGAAGATCTTAAATTCTTTAGTATCTACATCATAAGTTATCTTATGACTTACAGCTGAAGGTGATATCTTATCTCCAAAGAACTGATGATAAAATGATAGTCTTGTTTCAAAAGGAATATTAGGATTTGTTAATACATAAGATATTTCTTCTGCCTTATCATTAGGTATGTCTTTTCTATCTATTGCGTATTCTTTACCTTTTATTTCTACAACAGCAACACCTTCTCCTAATCCCTTTTCTTTCTTGTTTAATATCCTTGTTGTTTTAAATATAGATTCCCAATTAAGATCACCATAATAGTTATCGTTAATTTTTTGTATAGTAAGTCTTATACCAGTTTCTGAAGGAGCAATACCATCAGTAACACTTATTATAGAAAGTTCTATATCTTCTCCAGATAAAACTTTTTTTCTAAGTTCTTCTATTTTTTTAAAGTCTTCTTGCTGTTCTTTATCTACTTGCTTAAGATACTCCTCATAAGATATACCCATTTCAGGAAAGTATGTCTTAGTTGCAACTAGGTCAGGCTTAGCTATTCTTCTTTCTTTTGCAAAGAAATCAGTAACAACATATTTTCCATTAGAATCCTTTGCTATAGGTCTTAAGAACTGATATACTATCTTACCTTCAACATTATCTGTTATGTCACCGGTCTCATCAAACTTTACAAAATCTCCTGTTTCAGCATCAATAACAACTAATGCTACCATACTATCTGTTTGAACTACACCAGCTTGAGTTTTTTTATCAGCTCTTAGTACTTGTGATCTTTCAATTGCTTTTAAAGTAGTCTGATCAAGTAAATCTCTGTCAATAGTTTCAAGAGGAACTGCTTTTAATCTAAGTGTTCTATTTTGATATACTAAATCTTTTACTAGTTGTGTAGTAGGATCAACAGCATCTCTTAATCTATTTATAGTAGTATAAATAGTAGTTCTATTTTCATTTATAGATTCTTGGAACAGAACATCTTCTGCTTTCTTACCAGGCTTTACAGGTTGAAACTCAATTAGGGTTCCTGTATTAGGGTTGAATGATGTTAGTCTTGGTGCACTTGGAATCTCTTGTTCTTCAAGATCTCTTTCTGTAGGATCAAACTGAGTCCTTGCATTCATTTGAACCTTTGATCTAAGATCATTAATGTTTGATGATCCAAAGTCTTTAAGTATTTCACCTATACCTGTTTCAGAATTAGTATATCTAGAATCTAATTCTCTTAAGTCTGTGCCTTCAGGAAACTTTATACCACTTCTAAATACTTTAGGAGTAGCTTGTATTGATACTAAAAGTATGGGTACCTGTTGAATAAACTTGGCGGCATTATCCTCTGAGGAATTATCAGCCATCTTAGTAAACAGATCCTGCATATAGACATTAGGGTCAAATGTAGTATCCCCTTTTTCTACTGCAGTGATTATATTTTTATAAACAAGTTTATATAACTTCTCTAATTGAGTGGGTGAAAGTGCACAGGTAATTTTCATATTACTAACATTCATCAATACTGTCTAAGAAATCTTTTTCCAGATCTTCTATTTTAGAATCTTCAGCTTCTTTTTGTAATTCTGCCATTCTAGTTGGACTATCTAATAGATCCATTGCTGCAGAATTAGATTCGTCTACTATAGAGGATTCTTCTGGAGTTAAAGTTTCACTTGTATCAGTACTAGGTTGCATTACGTTCTCTTTTAATATAAGCATTTTATTGAACTCTTCAAAGCTTAAAGTCTTTTGTTTGTTATTACTGTTCTTTACTACTACTTTATTTTCAGTAGAGCTTACAACTCTTACAACATCACCAGGCTTTGCAAAAATATTATTAGGATTTCTTGTTTCAAAGATAGTAACTTCTACCGCATATTCAGATCCTTTTTCAATAGTAACTGGAGTTACTTCAGATGGTGCACCTTGTTTTAGTTCTTCTCTTCTAGCTTGAATTTCTTCTGACGCTATGATAGCAAACTCAGCAGTAATCTGTTTGTTTTTAATAAGGTTTGCAACAGTCTCAGCTTCATACTTATCTAGTGCAATAAGATCCATTTTTGCTAGGTGTCCTCTTAAGCCTTCTCTAAACTGTCTTAGTTCAGCACTTTCTTCTACATTCTGATTAGCATTAGTAGAATTTTTAGGAGGAGCTTGGTCACCCTCAGATCCTTCTTTTGGTAAAAGTTCTGCATACTTATCTATAAGAGTTTTTGCATCTGCTTTTCTACGGATCTTTTTAGCTTCTTCTATATCTTCTGCACTCATTATACCAATCATCTCATCAGTAAAACCTAGACTCTTTAGTTTCTTAACTGTTTCTTCTGACACAGGTCTTCCTGTTTGAATGATAGATGCTTCTCTATCTTTTCTTGGTACTATAGTATCTACTCTTTCTTGAATAGTTTTTCCTAAAACTGTATCTGCATTTTTATATTTCTTCTTTAAGTCTTCAATCATTACCTCAGACCTTAATTCTGGGTTTAGAAGTAAGTCAATTTCTCTTTGAGTCATTAGCTCAATTTGAGAATCAGTAATACCAAATCCTTTAATCTCAGCTCTCTGAGTATCTGTAATAGTTTTAACAGCACCAATAGATTTAGTTTCTTTACTTAATGGTATTCTAAATGATTCCGGTTTAAGTAAGTCTTTAGCTTTAGGTGCTGAGGCAGTAAGGATTTTTCCTGTTTCTTTATCTTTAGTTATCTCAATTGGCATAAGAGATACTAATGAATTTAATCCTGTCATGTTAAACAGAAGATTAGAGTATGTAGTTTGTTGCAACTCATAGTCTTCTTTTTTAGAGTATTGATTTTTAGGGTCATTGAAATTCCCCCATTTTGTTGCGTCTCCTGTTTTGACATCAACTATAAATACCCTACCTTGTCTATCTACCATTATAAGGTCAATCTCACCAGCAACAACAGCATCAACATCATTTAATACTAACCCTTCTGAGTATAGATATAGACCTTGCTCTTCAAGTCTTTGTTTTGCTAGTTCTAAATAACCTATTGAAGTTCTATTACCTGATGCATCTACTGCAGATGAGTCACCAAATAAACTATCATAAGCTTCCTTAGTAATATATTTTTCATTGAACTCAGGAGTTCTACCTGCAAAGAAATCTCTTATGGCTCTATCTACATAATTACCTGCTATTCTAGCATCTTCATATGTTTTCTCCTGGACTAGATTTTCAACAAGTTCTCTAAGCTCAGCTTTTGTAAGAAACTGTGGTTTAGCTGTAGGTTTAATATTGATTATACCTTCAATAGATTTTATCTTATTCTGATAGAAAGCAACATTCTCCCCAGTTTCAAATTCTCCAGTTGTAGGATCAAAATCTTCTTTCTGAGATGCTTCAAACTTAGCTTCTTCTTCTTTGAGTTTCCTCTTATTATTTTCTAAAAGAGTTTTGTAATCAGCTTCTGTTGCTAATGAAATAGATTGTTCTTGGGTAAGAGTTAATTTATTTCTTTCTGCTTGGGTGACACCTTCATTTCTTAGTCTATCTCTAACTATATTTTCTAACTCTCTACCTAAACCAGCTTCTATGACTGCAGCTTTTCTATCTACTTGGTTTTCAGTTGCTTTAGGTTCTAATGCAGCTAGTTCTGCAAATATTTTTTTAGATGCTAACTCAAATAATTCTAAATCTGATTTAGTTTTCCTACCTTCTTCAAGTGAGTAACCTGCTACATCAGCTAATCTTTTTGCAGTTGCTTCTTTATTTAAAGATATTTTTTCATTACCTTTTATTTTAGATTCATCTAAGCTTCTTAAACTTTCTTTATTTTGATTAACGTCTGTAGATATAATACCGCTTAAAGCTATAGCATCTGTTTCTTTTATATTATCATTTAAAAACTTTTGAACATTTTGTATAGCTTTAAACCCATACCCTATATTAGAATCATCGCTATTCCCTTTTATAACCCAATTACCTAAGTCTCCAAAGAATGGGTACCATTGGCCTGTAACTTTAGTGTCTGTACCAGAAGTAGATTGATAAAAAGGTACTTGTACACCATTTATATTAACTACAACACCCCATCTTCCTTGTGTCAAACTAAATATTTGTTTTCCATCTACTTCTGAAAAGTAATTATTAGAAAACAATCTTTCTATAAAGTCTTTTACAGACTCATTAGATTTTCTTTCTATATCAGCTTGAGTACCAGCAGTAGTAGGTTGACCAGCTAATGCTTTAAGCTCTTGGTCTAATTCTGTATATGTATACTCACTGAATCCTTTTGGAGATTCCTCTCTTAGCTTATTTATAAATGCATCTACTGAATCTACAGTAAGTCCTGTTTTACCTAGTGTACTATTAAATGCAATACGTATTTTACCAATATCTGTATACTGGTAACCTTTAGATACTAGCTTTTGAATCTCAGTAGTAACTCTTTTATGAAGTGTATCATCTATGATATACCCATTAGGAGTTCTTACTAACTGTTCATTCTTAAGTTTTATCTGATTTAGTACTTCAATAGTGGCAAGCTGTGCTTCCGTAAACTGAGTTTTATCTAGACTATCCACATACTTCTGTAGATCATCTGCTACTCTTTTTATTTGATAGAGTCTGTTCTGTTCTTGTGGTTCTAGTTTATCTTTTGTTTCTAATACTTTTAATTCAGATAAGAAAGAGTTCAGATATGACCTTACTTCTTCTTCAGGTAACTCATCTACAGAAACTTCTTTACCATCTCTTGTAGTTATAGTGGGTACAATAACTTCACCAGTAGGAGCTGTAGCTATTTCTAACTTTTTGTTTTTATTATACTCAGCTATTACTTCAGCAGCTAAAGAGTTGGTTCTTATGAAGTTAGCTAATCTGTCAGTAAACTCATCATCCTGAACTTCTATATTTGTTTTATCAATATAGTCTTCAAACATGAGATATAGTTCATTATATAAATCAGCTGGAAACTCTTCAATAGGAGTACTAGGAGTTATCTCTACAAACTTATCTTCTTCAAACTGTTCCTTTTCTTTTTCTGCTAAAGCTTCTTCTACCTTAAGGTCTTTTATTGCTCTATACTTTTCTTTAATAGCTTCTACTTCAGCTGCGTCTGGTTCTAGTTTTATTTCATACTTTACTCCAGAGATAAACTTTGTCTTAAGTTTAGGATTAACTTCTTCTCCTTCTTTGTTATTATACTTTAAGACATCACCATCTCTGTATACAGTAATCTGTGTTTCATCTTTACCTTCCATGTAGATAAGGTCTGCATATTGACCATCTTCTACATTAGCCATCACATCAGAAATACCTATACCCTTTTTCTTTGTAGGTATTGGACCAAGTTCATTTCTTACTTCTGATTTTTCAAGAGCCTCAATCTCATCCATCATCTTCTCATCAAGATTCTTCAGAGTCTCTCTAAGAGTTTCATCTGCTGACTGAGCTTTTATAACTTGTTTGTTTAGTTCATTAAACTTTATAAATGCTCTAGCTAGCTCAATGTATTCAGGATTAGATCTTTTTATTACGGTATTATTAGTGTCATTATAGAATTCATCAGGTAGGATACCTGTTTCTAAGAATCTTTGAAAGTCATCTAAACTTACATAGATGTTTCTAGAAGCAAGAAAGTTTAAAAGATCATTAGACTCTTTTGCTTTTATAGCTTCTTGTACCATCTCTTGATAGTACTCCTTTCTATTATTGTAAAGCTCACTCATCCACTCCTGGTTCTTCTCTACTTGTTCTAGATATCCTGCAGGATTCATTAATAAGTTTGCATATGTATTCATAAGCTTAGCTTCATCACTTAGCTTATAATAGTCTATTAGTTTTATGAATGAGTCATCTATTTGCTCATCAAATACATAGTCACCAGTTTGACCAGCAAGAGTTTTAAGATAGTCTTTGTAAGCAATCTCTAATTGTTTAGCTGCTTCTACTTGGTCTGATTCGGATCTCTTACTCATTTCAGATTCTACAAGTGAATCTAACTCCTCATCAGAAAGTTCTTTACCCTGCATCTTAGCACGGTTAATAAACTTCTCAGCTATAGCTTCTTTTGTCATAGTAAATGACAAGTAAGTATTTACAGCTTTGTCATAATTATCTAGAGCCTCAAGCTTTTGTTTTCTTTCTAAGAGATCTTTAGGTCTTGTACCTTCTGTCTTAGACATCATGTCTATCTCATCTCTAAGTATGTCTGCTTGATTAGCAAGTAACTTAGGATCAAACAATACAGTTATATCACTAGCTGATGCATTCTTAAGTAGTTTTTGTGATGCTACAGAATCTAGTATACCTGACATTCTTTTTGTTACATTCTCAAATGTCTCACTAAAGAATATACCATTGTATCTTGCAACCTTCCAAGCCTCATTTAGTAACTGAGCATTTTGATACTCTTTAGATTCAGGAGCCAATCCCTCTAGATCTTTTGCACTAACAGGATCTGGAAATCTTTCTTTATAGAAGTTATATTTCTTCTCTAGATTTTTTGCTCTGTCTATTGTCTCATCTAGCTTAGCAATGTATTTAGCTCCTTCTCCTTGAGGCACATTAGGGAAGGCTTCTTCAAATTCTTCAGCAGTTAATCCTTTATAAGACTCTAAGTTTTCTATAAAGTGATTCATCATGTCATTCTCAAGTACAGTGTTCATTTGAGTTATGAAGGCTTGATCCTGCGCATCTCTCTGTAGTTTTTCACTGTCTGCTAATCTTAAATCACTCATAGAACCTTGAACACCATAATTCCAAATTCTTGAATTAAAGAATTCATTCATGTCTACACTAGATAGGGTATTGACAATCCTCTTGCCATACTCATCTCTTACTTTTTTATACTCATTGTACTGTTCAGGATTGAAGTATTTATCATATCCTACAGACATAAGTTCTACTGACTTATTTAATGGTCCAGCAAACATACCCATAAAGAAACCAGAAGCTGCTGTTTCCCATCCTCTTGAAGTACTAAATAAGTCATCAAATGCAGACTTTGCTAAACCGGTTGCATACTGTTGAGTTCTTAAGTGTTCATTCTTAAATGTAGAAACATAATACTTTTTAGTAGCATCACCAATAACTTCTTGAGCAACTTCCTGCCCCGCTTCCATTATGTTTCCTTTCAAGTATGTTCCTGCAAAACTGAGTGTACCACTTACTGGATTCTTCTTTATATTAAGTAGTTTGTTTTTAAAAGTATTTTCTTCCCACTTATACTTAGGTTTCTGAAATTTCTTACCAGACTTTAATACAACTTCCTCAGTTTCTTTAATTACCTTACCTGTTTTTAAATCTAGTATATCATCAATCTTGCCTCTTGTCCAACCAGTAATTCCTTTTCCCGCACCTACTATATTATCAAGTACAACTTTGTTTGACAAATATATAAGACCTGTGTTCCACATCATTGATGTTGTAGCAGCATCTTTAGACTGCTTAATCATCAACTCTTGTTCTGCATCTGACGGGGCTCTACCAGTCTTTTCATAATATCTATTATATAATTCTTTATAGACATCATTCTGGGTCATACCTCCTTCAAGTCTTGCTTCTGCAAGAGCCATGTTAATTGATCTAACATCACGGTATAATCCACCTACTGTATTGTATCCTGTAGTATATGCTCTTGCTAATCCTGTTAGGTTATCTTCATTCTTTATACCTTTCATTATAGCATTTGCAGTATTTTCTACTGGGTTAAAGAATCTACCTATACCAGAGTTTAATGCTTTGTCTGCTTTTTGAGCACTCCAAATTCTTCTAGTATCATCAACATTATCCATTGCTTTCAATGACTTCCTATATATATTTGAAGCATCAACAACATTGTCAGCTTTAGATAAGGTTCTAAATAAGTTTTTAAATTGATTACCTTTATTAGCAAGTGATGCCATCCAAGCAGGAGCAGCACCTCCTCCAGTAGCAGCAGTTAATAAACCTAAACCTGCTTCTTCTATAATAGCTTCAGATATAATACCTGCTGTGTATGCAAAGTTCATAGCTAAGTTAGAAGTAAAAGCACCTATACCACCTCTAGAAGATTGTCCTATAGCTGCAGCTTCTTCATATACTCTTGCATCTTCTGTGTCTGCACTAAAGTCTCCTTGAAAAGCTTTAAATAAACTCTTAGGTGCTGAGACAAATCCTCTTGAGAATAGTGGCCAAGCAGAGTGTTTCAGCATTCTAGTAAAGTCATCCCATCCACTTGTTTGTTCTGTAAATACAGCTTCATTATTTCTTAGAGGATGAAATCCTATTTTATCAAAAGTCTCTTGTCCATATGCTTGATACCTTTTGTAAAAGTTAGGTCCTGCTGGACCTGCATCATATGAATGAATTTTTGCATAATAATTATTATCAGGATTAGCTTGAGACTGAGCCTTTATCATTTTATTAAATGATGTCACAATATCTTTTGGACTTGCTCCTCTTGCTGGTCCTGCTTTTCTAGGTGGTGCTCCAGTTACATTAGTTCTAATCTGTTGATTAGGAACAGTTAAGCTACCAATATTAGGTGCTGGTGGAAAAAAAGTTTGTGGAAAGTTTATAGATGGATCTTTAAGTCTATCTCCTTCAAAAGGAGTATACCCTGTAACATCAGGTGTAGGTGCATCAAATTTTCCATACCCAGTACCCAATCCATCTAATGGGCTAAATAATTCATCATTAGTAGCCATAGCCTATATTTGAAAATTGTTCTTGTAACTGATTCAAGTTGTTCATTACATTATTTAGAGCTACATCAGGTTTAACATTACTATCCCATGTTTCCTTACCTGTATAAACTTCTCCACTTCTAGGATCTTCAAACTTAGTTGTAAGAGTTTCCCTATAACCACCTAGTATTGGATTTTTTTCAATTCTATATTTACCATTACCATAAAGACTTTCTTTTTCATAGTAACCATTATACTCAATTGTAGACTCCAATGGTGTCATGTCCATAGACTTTAACATAGTGTTATTAAACATGTTATCATCTGCTACTACAGATATACCATTTTTAATAGCATTTTCAAACTGGGCTTGAGATAATACACCACCTGTTCCATCTTTAGTTTTTACATATTTCTTTAACCATAAAGGGTCAAGATGGACAACCATTGCACTTTTGCTAGCATCACCTCCTGCAATTCTCTGAGATTCAAGCAAGAAGTTTTTAAATTTAGTTTTAGGATCTTGCATTTCAGAATAAGCAGCTTCTAATATAGATTGTAGAACTCTATTCTTTTCTGCATTAGAATAACTTAATCCTGTTTTACTTGTTCCTGCTACACTAAGTTTAACTTTATTTATATCACCCATATCAAGACCTCTAAGGTCATTCATAAATTCATTAAAGTAGAAATAACTTGGTGTACCTTTTGCTCTTGGTGCTACTTCAATACCACTCCTACCTGCGGTAAATAGTCCTGTTCCAGGATCTAATTTTCCATAACCAGTAACTCCTGGAGGAGCCTTTAATCCTTTTACTGTACTTGTAGATGAGTATGCTTTTGCTGCAGCTTTTTGTATTTGATCATAAATATCACCTACACGGTTACTAGTTTTATATTGTGGATTAACTCCTCTACTCATTATGTTTTCCATTTGTGAGTATTGGTTAAATTTAGCTTTTGATTTTTCATCTAGAACTTTTAATCCTGTTACTTTAGCAAAATCTTCTTTAGATCTAAAATTACCATTTTCATCATATGCAAATTTTGCCGTCCATTTTAATTCAGCTGGAAGTGCTGTAGCTATCTGTTGCTCTACCCATTTAGAACTTGTTTTATACCAGTTATTTAGATCTCTTAAATGATGAGCTGTAGTCTCATATTCTCTACTCATTTTATCATAACCAGCAATTTCATCTTTTACAGCTTTTACTTGGTTATTATTTTTTATCCACCAGTCAGCTCTCATTTGAAGCTTTCTTAGATTCTGCCAACCAAGTTGCTTCATGTATTTTTCAGGATTCGCTTGCAACTTTTTATTAAATGTTTCAATAGTCATAGTTTTATCATATGACCCTGTAAGAAGTTTACTTATTTCTTTTTGAGATATTGTACCAGCTTTTTGTAGTTTATCAAACATGTTTAATGTCTGTTGCAAATAAGGTAGTGCCTTATCATTAAGCATTTCATTAGTTGTTGTCCTTGCAAAGTTTTTAAGATTTATTTCTCCTGTAACATTACCATCATTTTTATTAGACAAGAACATTGTTTGAAGACTTTGTTTCATCTGGAAGTTTCCATCTGCATCATAGAATCCATATCCATTTTCAGCAAGATACTTTTCTCTGTTGTTTTTTCTCTCACCTTCATTTCTAATCTGAGCAGCTCTTGCAAGTCCTGCATTTCTTGATGCAATTTCTTGCATTGCAAATCCGTGCTTCTGCTCATTAACTGCATATGGATTAGCTTGTATATCTTTCTTATGATCTCTATATGCAAATATTTGTGCAGCTTCATTCATGTCTTTTTCCATGAGCATACCTGCTACACCATTATCTACTTTATATCTTAAAGACTTTAAGTCACCAAATGGATTAACAAATGAACCACTTGTTCCAGGAGTTTTACTTCTGTCTTCTAAATCTTCTACTTCAGTTCTTACTCTTTCTAGAACTTTGTTGTTTATATCTCTACCTTGTTTTAATTCAGATAGAGCTCTCTGCAATGATGGAGATTTATCACCTTTAGCAATCTGAGCTTCTATATCTTTTATTTTATTATCATATACAGTTGACTGCTCCTGCATAGCTTCATATCTCTGTACTTGTTTTTCTTTAAGTACATTAAAGTTATTTTCAAGATACTTCATCTCTGCTGCATTCTTGTCTCCATTGAATTGAGCAGCATTAGAGTAAGCGTAGTCTTTACGATTTACATATGCTTGTGATTTATAAACATCTTGCACTGCAGGATCACTACCTAACTCAGCCTCAAACAATTTACTTAGAGGCTCCATTAGGTTTTCACCATTTCTTGTTTTTACAATCCATTTACCATCAGGACTAAAGTCAACTGTTTCTATAGATAAGCCAGCATCTTTTGCAATCTCTCTAGCTTTCTTAGTTACATTTACATATGGTGTATATGATACATTATCAAAAGACATTGCTTCTTCATCTGTAGCAGTTTTAAACTCTTCACGTTTGTAGTCAAGTTCTCTTACACCAGCATCCCAGTACTGTTCTCTTCTTGCTGCTTCTGAAGAATTTTTGAAACTCATAGCTCTACCTTTTTCACCATTATAGTTTTTGGTCCAAGCCATGTCTTTCATTAAGTTATTATCCTCATAGAAAGGTTTAAATACTTGAGTTGCTTGAGATACGTTTTGATCTAGTGATAAATCTAATCCAGATACTCTTCTTAGATTGAAATCAATATTCTTAAGTAACTCTTCCTTTCTTTTTATATTACCGTCTCTAGTTAAATCTGCATAGAAGTATTGACTGTAAACATTGTTTAGAGCTTTCCATGCAGTATCATACTGAGTCTGTTTTGTCTGTAACACATTAGCATACAGATTCAAGTCAGGTTGAAATGGTTGAATCTGTGGTACATAGTCTGTTACACCTTGTAAATACGTTGCCATATTTTCTTAAATTCTATATATTGTAAAAATATTAAAATCAAATAAGTTTATTAAACCTATTAAGTTTAGTAAAACATGAATGGGAATACATTAGAACCCATTACATATATACCACCATCTTTCATGTTACCTCCATACTTACCAGTACTAAACTTTTTAGCTACTAAAGTTTCTTTAGCTTTATCTGTTAATCCTCTAAGTTCAGGAGAGTTCCAATATTCTGTTGGAGACATACTAGGTTTATCAGTTGTTGGTGTTTTACCTACTCCTGTATGGAATACTGTACCTGAGTATGGGTCTACTTTATACTGCTCCTGCATTGAATTAAGCATAGCAATATCAGAAGCATTCTTCCATCCTGTAGCAAATGATTGCCTTACATTTGCATCAGCTTGTCTCTTAGCATTATCATACTGCTGTTTAGTCATCATAGTTTTATCATACAACTCTTTTGCTGTTGCCTGATTAAGCATCTTCTCTTGATTTCTAATCTGGTTCTGAGTTAATGCAAACTGATTTTCTAAACCTACATTTAGATTATTATATCTAGATAGGGTATCTGCAGCTTGCTGTGCAGCATTACCTTGTATCTGAGATGCTCTGGCAGATAATGCTTGTGGTCCCGCAAACTGTCCTAGACCCTGTGTAAGAATATTAGTCTGCTCAGATTGTTGAGCTAACTCTCTTGTTGGATCATAAAGAATATTTGTAGGTTCTTCTAGATCTGCTCTTGCTGCCCAAGGATAGTAACGGTTTAATGAATACTTATCTTTAAATGCTCCATAGTAGTTTCTAATATCAGGTGCTGTCCATCCTGCTGCTGTCATAGTAGGTTGAGGAGGTGTAACAGTATCTGTAGTTTCTGTAGTTTCTGTTGTCTCACCACAAGGACATTTACCATCAGCTGTCATCTCAGGTACTGTACCATCAGGACATGCATTACATTTCTTTTCTTCACATGGACACTTGCCATCAGGAGTTCTTGGAGGAACACTTCCGTCTGGACAAGGATTACATGGTGTATCAGTTGGTTCTTCTAGTTGTAATACATCAATATTTTCTGACCCTTGTTGAAGCTTAGCTTTTCCTTCTTCATAACAATCTTTAAACCTATTTTTTAAACCAGCAGCGGTACCATGTCCTTTTGCAGCTAATTGTTCAGGGGTAACTCCTCTTCTCAACTCATCACACATTGTTCTTTCATATCCAACACTTCTACCTCCACCTCCTGAACCAGGTTTAGCTGTACCTAATCCACTTTCTACTTCTTGTTGATTAATAGTGCCCGTAGCATAATAACCTCCACCTATATTTTCATAACCTGCAGGGACTTCTTTTACTTTTTTTGCAGCATCTTTTTTTGCTTTTGCTTGAAGTTCTGCTGTAGTCATTTTTCGTCCTCCATCATTAAATCTTGGGATACCACCGTAAGCCATCTCAGGATAGTAAGGCATATCATATCCACCCATCATCATACCATACTGAGCCATAGGAGGCATTGATTCCATAGGAGGCATAGGTTGTTCCTGACCTTGCATCTCTGGTGACATAGCAATAGGTTCTCCATTAGGCATTTCTGTTGGCATACCTTCTTGCTCCTGCTCATACATCTGATCAGCTTGTTGTTGTTGACCACCTTGAGATACAGACTTATATGTAGGCATGATATCTTGTTCAGATATCTTATTAGCATCCATATAAGGTTGTGCTACTACAGGTATACCTTGTGGGAAACCTTTCTTAGACTCTTGAGCTAATGCTAAAGCTCCAAGCTTCATAGTGTAGTTTTGAATCATTAACTCTGCTGTCTTCTTATCAATCTTATCAGAGTTAGGATCTTGAAGAATCTTTCTATACTTATTTAAGTCATACTGCTTAGCTAGTTCTGCTGGAGTAAATCCTTTTGACTTTTTACCTTTAGCAGTAGCTTTACCAAACATAGATAGTATCTTAGGATCTTTTATCTTCATTGAACTTGTGTCACTATAGATAAAAGTATCATCAGGAAGATTTAAAGGTACACCTCCACTGTGATGTCTTGGTCCTACAATCTTAGCGTGTTCTGCCATACCATCTCCATTGAGATCTCCGTATGCAGTCTCACCTCCTTCTGCTTCTAGGTTAGCTTCTTCTCTTGGAACAGCACTTAATGTATTAACTGTCTTTAAAGGCTTCTCTCCTATGTATTGATCAATATCAGCTCCACCCATTGCTGTAGGTTGGATAGCTAGTGCACCATCCATTTGCTGACCTGTCTTTACACCTCTACCAAATCTAGCTTGAGGTAATCTTTTTATTTTTACTCTATACATAACGTATTGTTAAATAAATTCTAGTTCTCCACCTTCTGCCAAAAATCTATTTATTTGATCTTCAGACATCCAGGTTTCTCCACCTTCTGCATATTCTTGATCTTCCTCCTCATCCACTACACCTTGAGAAATCATAGAGTTAAGATACTCTGGTGATGCATTCATAGAGTTTTGATTTAGATAAGTATTCTGAAGTGTGCTACCATCCATCCAGTTATTAGTCATCGGTGTTACTTCATATGCAGATTCCTCATCTATTATATAACCACCATCTTGATATACATTACCACCATACTTAACTACACCTACAGAACCCATAGTACTTTCATCTAGTAAACCTGAGTTTACATTGTATGTACCTCTACTCATAATATTAGTAGAACCATACAGGTTATCACCTATGAGTTGTTTGTAGTTTTCTTTTTCTTGTTTTCTAGCTTCTCTGTTTTCCAAACCTTGAAGACCCATGTTAGCAAACTTGTTAAAGAGGTTTAATCCCATTCTAGGATCAATGTTATACATGTTTTTGTCTTTGAACTTTGCAGCAAAACCTTTTTTCTTATTTGCTGTTGCATCAGCAGCTGGTTCATTAGGACCTCCTACATCTTCTAATACTTGATTAAAGTCAAGTGGTTCTCCAGGTTGGAATGAGAAATCATTAGTACCCTCATTAATCTCAGGAAACTCACCTGTTGCAAAGTCAACACCTTGCCCTGGTTGGAAACTTAAATCAAACTGCTTCTTCTGAGTTTGTCTATTCATTTGACCAGGATCAAGAGAAAGCATAGTAGGATCTTTCTGTTGATTAAACCTAGTTGGCATTTGATCTGACCAAGTACTCATACTTCCTGGCATGTTAGCTATAGGAGCTGTTTGTGAAGATACAAGATCTATATCACTTAATCCTATCATGTCAGGATTAGTTGTGTATACATTACCCATACCTATTTGAGCTTTAGGTAATTGTCCTCCTGCTTTAAGAGTACTCAGTAATATAAAGTCATTTCTAAAATTTTTAGGTTGAGAGTTAATCCATTTAAGTCTTCTAGACGGATCCATATTACTCCAATGTTTCAACATCTCAGAACCATACTGTTTATTAATTCTAGATTTAGCATCTTTAACTAATTGAACATGATTGGTTGCTCCATATTTATCATACTGATTGTATAACTTTTCCTGCATGTCATACAATTTGACATTATCTGTTCCTTGTTTGAAAGTCAAGTCTTTAACTTTTCTTACTTTACTAGAGGAAGAATTTGCAACAGGTTTTTGATTTTGTTGTTGAAGAGCTCTTTGTCTTTGTAATGCTGCTAATTTTTGTCTTTGTATCTCTAGTCTTCTTCTCTCAGCTTCATCAGCAATATTTGTTAAAGCTCTACCTGCATCTTGTCCAGCTAAATTTGCTTCAGAGATTAAAGGAGCTGGTAAACCTTGTATATCATAGTTAGTAAACTCATCAGGGTTATATTCCATACCCGGGTATATTTCACCAGTCTCATAACCTAATGCTTCTTGTGGAGTCATTCCTTGTGGAATATCTTGTCCTAAAGACTCATACATAGCTCTCACATTTGGATTAAGCATAGGATTCTGTGCAATCTCTAAATCTCTTTGAGCTAAGTATTCTGCATCTTGTTCTTCAGAAGATAACTCTGGCATCATCTCCGTATTTATTGGTCCAGACATATTTTGTCCAAATGCTAATTGAGGATTAGCTTCCATCATTTGCATTTGTTCCTCTTCAGGAATAAACTGCATAAGAGATTCTCTTGCTCCAGGACTTTGCATATACTGTTGTAAAGCAAGAGCCTGTTGTCTATCTGTACCCATCACTTCTCCAGGAGGTCTTAGTGGTAATACTGGTATTTCATTACTAGTATAATCTCCAGCTAATTCTTGATCTCCTAATGATGTAGGTATAGTCATTCCAGAAGAAGGTCTAATAGGCATGCTAAGAGGTCCTTCTTTACTTGTTAATTTTGCTTTATCAGCAGCATAAGTATTTAATGTAGGATGCCCCCAGTATAGCCCTGCAAGTTCATCATTCTCATCTACAGGTGTTGGTGTAGCAGGAGTAGTCACAGCAGCTGCTGCTTCTTCTTCATCACCATAAGGATAAAGAACTCTAGACATACCAGGTATTTTTAAAAGAGCTTTCTCTAACCCAGGAGCCATTTTTCTTTTACCTTTTTCATCTCTTGTTTCTTGACTAGTTGCTGCTGCAGCACCAGTTGATGAAGTACCCTCTTCAACTGGTTCACCAAAATACATTGTATACTTTTTTGGTCTACCAGAAAGCAATCCTACTTTATCTATTTTAATTCTAGAAAGTGGAGTATTCTCCATTCCTGTAATATCAATAGGTTTACCTGTTGCAGGATCAAATGCTTGACCTCTTTGTTGAGTCCATGATCCAGCATACTGAATAAAAGGATTAGCTGATAAAGCTGTTGCTCCTAATATACCACGTAACCCTCTGCCTCCAAATAATGGTGGATAGATTGGAGCTCCATAGTTACCTATAACTTGTGTATTAGTAGTTCTAGGATTTGAAGTTGTAGTAGTTGTGGTAGTTTTATTACTTGTTGTACTTTCTTTACTTTTAGTTTCTGCAGGTTTATAGTCACCTGCTTTTACCCAAGACTTTCCATTCCAAACTAAATCACTACCTTCACCTGTAGAACCGTAACCAGAAGATTTTTCCCACTCAGCTTTTGTCTGACCTGTTTTAGGTTCTGCTCCTGCTGTTACATTTGCTCCATCTTGATAGCTAGTTAATCCACCATATGCAAAGTATGCATCATCAGTTAGTTTACCTGCTACTTGTGGAATAGATATATCATCTCCTCCACCATAGATAAACTTTTGTAGATTACCATATGGGTCTTCAAAAGGATTAGATATTACACCACCTTCTTGTTTTTTTCTAAAGTACTGACTGTAAGATACTTGAACTGGTTTATAATCAGCATAAGGAGTAAATTCTACATAACTAGATGGAAGAAGTTTACCTTTAGTGTCAAATCTTTTAACAATCTTAATAGGATACTTTTCTCCTGTTTCAGCATCTGTAGAATACTTATTATATACCTGAACTTTTACTCCATTCTTTGTATAAGTTTTTACAGGGGTGCTAGCTTTTGTTGGGGCAGTAACTTTATTTAGAGCAGCTACACTAGCATTAGAAGAAACTGCTTTATCACCATATAATGTTTTATTAGCATTTGGTTTACTTGGAGCCTTAGAAGAAGGTTTTTTATATATTGTACCTTTATTTATAATATAGTTAATTCTACCTTGATCTTGTATAATTTCAACAGGCTTTGAAAATTGGGTATAATCTTTAGGGTCACCTTTATACTTTTCTATAGTACCATAAGAATTAGGAACATAATAATATCCTTTTTTATCATCAAGAGTTAACTTACTTAATCCTGTTGTCGGAAACATTCCATGAGCGTACTTTTCTATTAAATTATTTTTAAAACTGTTTTCACCTATATTTCTATTAGCATATTGTAAAGCTTGAGCACTCATAGATACTGGTACCACTACTCCAGTAGTTTCATCTACTACAAGTTCTTCTCCTGATTCATCTACACCTAAGTTAGATTCTTGACTGCTACTTCCTGAACCAGATCCTGAACCTGAACGCGAACCACCACCTCCTACACCTGAAGAAGTTCCACCTGCTCCCGGTGTTGTACTTGAAGCTACTCCTCCTGGTGTTGTACTAGATGCTCCTGTTACTTCTAGATAGTCAGGAATATTATTTTTATTATCATCTTTCTTAAAGAAGTCTGTAGCTTGACCTTCTGTAGGTACAGAACTTGAACTACCTTTAATGCCTGAGTCTGTTACAGTTGTTGTATATCCAGCATCAGTTATATCTTTAACAGTCTGTCTTGTATTTCTAGCTTCCTGCTCCATTAATTCTTTTTGGAGTTGAGGATTATTAGCTACATCATTTGCAAAGTTTATTGTGTACTCTTTTGGTCTACCAAATAAACCTACTCTTCTAACATCTATGTTGGCCATTTTTACACCACTCATGTAGTTAGATAAAGGGTTAGCATTAGATGCTGCCATCATTTGAGGTTGTGCTATGTTTAGAATATTAATTCCTTGTGGAAATAATCCTGCACCATAACCACCATAACCAACAGGAATGTTTCTAATCATCCTATTAGTTCTTCTTTCCATTCTTCTAGTTTGACCAGGAGTGAGACCACCATCTTGAGCTTTCATCATACTAGTTTGATCTACTGGCATAGCATGCTCAAAGGTATCACTGTAGTGAGCTAGATTATGGTAAGGATCAAAATCCATTATTCCTGATTCTGTATCACCACCATTTTGAAAATACTGATTGTACATCATCTCAGCATCTTCCTTCATCAAAGCATTATTAGCTGTACCTTGTACATTACCTATAAATGACTTTAGGATATTTTGTCTCTGTCCTGTATCAGTACCGTCTGCTGTATTTTTGTCTTTAGTTTCTTCTCCTCCTAATTGCTTCTTTGTAAGCTTCATTACATTTTTTACAAAGGTTCTTTTAGAAGGTACTTTACCACCATATCTCATTGTGATATCAGAAGCTATAGCATCATCATCCGAGTAGTCATGCTCATTATAATCAGAATACATTTCTTGTAACTGCTGATTATATTGTCTGTCTGCTTCGTCATCTTCTTGTCTTCTTCTCATCTCCATTTCTTCTGCTTCTAGTCTTTTCTGACTATCTTCATCATTAGGAGTTTGAGCAGCTTCTTCATCAGCTTGTTGTTCTTCAAGATAAGTTACACTATCTTCAATAACCTTTTTAGACATCTCTTCTGGAATACCAGACTGGACTAACTCAGCATGTATTTGTTCAGCCTCTTTTCCATCTCCCAAAGAAGCTAATACATAATCATACAACTGTTGTTCTGTAGGAGCTTGTTGCTGCTGTTGTACTTGTTGCCCAGCATTATACCCTCCCATTTGAGCTTTATAAAGTCTAACTCTTTTTTTCATATTAGCGCGCTATATACTAAATATAATAAATTTTAACTTCTTTAGTAAACCTGTTAAGTTTAATCTAATTCTTCTACTATATACCCACCTTGTCTGTATACTTCTATTTCTTCTGGAGTAAGTTCTGTTTCTATATACTCTTCTTGATTTTCATTTGGTATATATCTAAATCTTTGTAAGTCTATGTCAAATACAGGTGTGTCTACTTGTGCTCTTGGACTAAGATAATGACCAGCTACTTCCATCCATGTTGTATCACCTTCTTTAAACCCTGGTTTACCTGCTTTAAGAAATACTCCTGTGTTAGGATTAACACTAAATCCGTGATACATACCATCATACTCATCTGGTGTCCAATCAGGATTCATTTGAAGAGCTTCTTCAAAGTTCTTAGGTTTACCCAATGCTTCCCACATACCATAATGATCATAATCATTTGGATCACCATATACAGCATTTGGAGCAGGTCTTCTATTCTCTGGAGCTGTTTCTGAATAATTTATAAATTCTTGGTAGTCTGCAGGAAGTTCCCCACCATCTTGTTCTTGTAACATACCTATAGATTTACCATAAGTCCAGTCACGTAAAACTTGTCTGCGTTTATTTATATCATCACTAAAGTCACCACCGTTTTTATAATATGCAGCATTAGGATCAAAGATTTTTTTCTTCTTTGACTTTTTCTTTTTTAGATATGGATTCTTTGTAAAGAGTACATTAGTTGCTCTTATATCTCTAGAGAACTTCTTAGACCCTCCTCTTTTCATTTGAGGATACTCATCTACATAATCTGCTCCTGCAAAGTTATAATCTTGCTCTGGGTACATCATCTGTGGTTGTCCTACATTAGGATAAGCCATCACTGGATAAGGTACACCTTGCATAGTAATATTACCTCCTGGAATTCTAGTAGGTTGTCCAGGATGTTTCCACTGACCTGCTGGGTCATAGATTATATCTCTAGGTTTACTTTGAGCTTTTCTTGCATCTAAGTTTGCTGTAGCTTTAGAAAGTTCTTTCTTATTGAATCCCATTACCTTGGTGAATATGTGTTCTTAACATTCATTATCTTAACAATCATGTTTGTTTCACCCGATACTGTCTTACTTAAGTTTAAGAAGTTAAGATAGTGTCTGAATCTTTTTCTTTGTAGCTCAGGTTTTTGATAATCAAGATTATTAGGATTTAGTATTTTACTATACCCATTAGGTGCTGTTATCCAAATGTTCTGTTCTTCATATGGACCATCTAGAATAGTTGATCCTGGAATTACAGGACCTGTTGGAGGATAGTCTGAACCAACTGGAAATTCACCTCTGTCTTTTGTTATATCCCAAAACTGATTGAATCTATATTTATTTTCTTCTTTAGAGAATAGTATATCAATACTGTTCAAGTTTACTTGTGGATAGTCAAGGCTAAGTGTGACATTGTTTTTAGGGAATAGATTTAGATTAAGGTATCCTGATACTTGTTCAGAATTAAACACTACAGCTTTATCAAAGTTATAATCTAATACATGGAACTGATCAACACAATTATATCTTGCTCTTCTATAGCACTCTAAGATATACTCCATTGATCTTGTTGTAGTAACAGTCTGACCAGTTATGAATGGGAACTCAATCTCAAATGGGTAATTAACTCCATAGAAGTTACAGAAGTCATCACAGTTAGCATTGTGTTTCCACACTTGATTAAATACCGTGGTACAGAATGTATTCTTAGTAGGTATAAAAAGACTTGGATGCCAGTCATGGAATGAAATCCAGAACTTAGTTTTTGGATCATAACTAACTGTCCAAGAGGCATCTTCAAAGTATAATGGGTTACCAAGATCTACAGAAGTCTTTGTTACTTGTCCTAAAGAGTTTATAGTAAAGAATTTATTTTGTCTTCTGTCATAAGACAATGTACCCTTCATATCATCTCTCAGCTTGTAGTCTTTCTTAGTAAAGTACAATACTGAGTTTTCATTATCATAACTTGATTGACAACCAATACCTGCTACCGGATTATCTATGTGAGGATACTCAGGGAAATCTTCTAGTAGTTTAAATGGTAAGAAGTTATTAAACCACCACTTCATACCTGACTGAGATATCTCTGTTAAACCTTGTGCATAAGCAAATATCTTACCCTGGTTCTGAGATACATAGTAAAGTCCTGCAGGAGTAGAAATAACACTTCTAGAATCTTGAGAAGATCCGTACTCAAAAGGTTTATCTGCAATTACTACACTCTGTGGTGTTTGAGCAAACAATCCTCCATCACCTATAGTAATCTTTGTACCAAAGTCTGTTTGTAACTGATCTACTCCTTGGAATGCTAGAGGACTAGAATTCTTGAATGTAATAAAGATACCAGTCTTAGCAAAGTTCTTTACTCCAGAGATCTGATCTTTAAACTCTTTATAGTTATTTACAAGATATACAAACCAAGAGTCTTTTGCTGATTCATCTTGTTGAGGTAAAGAGTATATTATTCTATCAGGATAATAAGTATAACATAACTTGGATACTTCTGGGTCATAGTATCTAGATTGTAAATTACCCTGTGAGAAATACTGAGTAAATAGTTTTGATATTGCTAGTGAGTAATCATATGCGTAATAGTTACCCCTCTCTATTGTATCAGGGTTTATATTAAACATTGTTTGTAGATCAGTATAGGTATAAGGGTTGTAAGACTTTTGGAATGGCTCTAACCCATCTATTCTAAAATCAACTATGATATCACTCTCTACAAAGAAGTCTCTTACTACACAAGTAGCTAAATAGAAGTATGCATCCTTTTCTGAGAATCGTACTTCTGGTAAACCTGTAGGTACATTTTGATCTATGAAATAATTATAGTCATCATTATCAAGTCTATAGTAAGCACTTGGTAAAAGTCCTGTACCTAATGTTGGTGCGTTTAAAGACCAGTTACCACTGCTAGGTGCAAGATTACCAATATCATATTTCTCAGAGTTAATCCAGAATCTTGGTTCAGGTATTAACTGTCTAGTAAAGTAATTAAATTCAAATCCATCTGGTTGTCCATATAACCAATCATAGAAAAAGAGCATTACATTCTTTTCTGTGTATCTACTTATATAAGTATCTCCTCCAAAGAATACAGGTGTCTTAGCAATTTTCTTTTGTTGAAGTATATAAGATGTTGAGGACCCATCAAGATTCTCATATGAACACTGTATACCTGTGTTATTAGGTGCAGGGTAATTATCTCCAGAAGGTCTGACAGATAACTTTTGCTCACAAGGTGTTACAGGTATTTGTTTTATTGAATCAAGTTGACCATACTGATTTACTATTCTAAGTTTTAATCCAGCATAGTGACTTGAAATTGTAGCATTAAATGGTTTTATTTTATCTCTTTGAGAAAATCCAACTTCACCTAAGTTACCTCTTGCTGTTCCTATAGTAACTAAACTATTATCTACACTACCTTGATTTAAAATAAAATGAGGTCCATCATTCTGGTTAACATTATTTGTAGTTCTTACAATAACAGAGTTTTGTCTTTTAAGATTATTTACTCTATACTTCTCGACTACTGCACCATTTACATAAGGAGGAAGTTCTTGAATAGTATCTCTTAAGTAAAAACTTTCTTCTATTTTAAATCTTCTTCTTTGATTTAAATCATGAGCAAAAAACCTTCTATAGAAACCATGACCTAACATTTGTAAAGCATATTGCCTATATGGCACTAATGCATATATAGTTCTAAGTGTAAGATCAGCTCCTTCTGAAAAGTAGTATAAGAAGTTACCTACTGCACCTGCTATTCCAAGAATACCTCCTGGTCCAACTTCTGTAGATACTGAAGCTGCTTCTTTATATCCACCCCTAGCTAGCATTGTATTTGTAAATGTGTTAGTACCCGTACTTAGTGTTATACCTTGAGCAAAGGCATCTGCAAATGAACCTCCACCTGATGCAAAATAAGTATTTAACGCTGCATTATATGTATTTAATGTATTATTTGCTAGTGCTAATTGAGTCGGTCTTGGAAATATTTTTACTCCTATATAAGGAGGACCTACTGATGTTCCTTGTGCAGTTGGAAGTTCAAAGAAACTTTGGAATCCACCTTTAGGAGAATTAATAGTTCTTTTACCAAGTAAGCTAATCAAACCTTCTACAATACCTCCTAAGAACATTGTAGTTACTATTATATTCTTAAGTATTTTCTGTTGAGGTTGTTCATTAGGTTCAATAAAGAATTGTTCAGAATTACCTCTTAGGTATCCATAAACTTTTAATTCTGTTGCTGATAAGAAAGGTGTTCTAAAGTTTGTATCTGGTGAATGGAATGTGATGATATTTTTAGGCATATCATCAATAGTATAATTAATCTCAACATCATTCTCATCTGTACCTTTTATGTAAGGATCATTTATACCAGTTGTTGAGTTAGGATTTAAAGGACCGTTAATTGCATTATCAGGATTAAGAGTTCTAATAGTATTAAATGGATGGTTAGGATACAATCCTTTTAATGGTTGCTGTGGGTTAATCTGGTCTACTTTAAGATCATATGGTCTTAAGTTGTTTACCATTCCTTTTGCAATGATAGACTTGTTACCTTCTCTTGAACCTCTTAGAATTTCATAACCTACTATTCCAGGAATGTCATTACCTTGATTATCTTTTGGAATAATAATATTATTAAACTCTATACCAAGTAATCTTATTTTATTGGGTTGAGCATTAACTCCAAAAGAAGATGCAAAATGTTTTGTAATAGAAAGTTCTATACCATTAGGACTATATATAATATTTTCTGGAAACTTATGATGTCTAATTGGTAGCCCGCATAAATCATAACTTGGATCAGATATTGGCAATCCTGTATTAGGATCAAGTGGTGTACCTGTCCAACAATGCTCTGATGCATTCCATACTTCAGGTTTATTGTCAGGATATCTTTCTGATGACTCCCAGTATGCCATAGGACCTCTACCTATTATTACTCCACCATCATCAAGAACTTCTGGTGGAACAGGGGATCCAGTAGCAGTATTATATACTTCAAATACTTTTTCCGGAGCAAAGATTGAATCAAAGTTATTTAAATCATCATTTTCAAATAAAAACTGTCCTGTCTGTGGTATTCTATAATCTGTAGCTTTTCTTCCTGGAATATGATATACAGAAGATTTATCCCCTGTATTGTATATCCATCTAATAAAGAAAGCATAAACTTCATCTCTTAGATAACTAGGTTTATATCCACCTTGAGTATAATAGTTTGCAGGATACTCTGTAGATACCCAGTTAGTTGTTATTAGGTTTGCTAGAGGTTGATAGTTAAAATCAAATCTTGAAGTAGGTCCTACTCTTAAGAGATAGTTATTTACTTCTAGCATTATATCAGACTTCTCAAACACAGGAGTCTGAATAGGTAGCTGACCAATTGGTACAGAGATTAAATCTTCTTTAATCTGATCTATATAAACTTTAGTAGTACTAGTAGAATAGATACCCATCTGTTTTGCAACAGCACCTTGATTTATATTCTGAACTATTACTAAGATGAACTCATCAAAGTTATCATTGTCTGCTTCTATGTCAAGCTCTAATGCACCTTGGGGTTCAGGTAATAACCATATTGGTTGTACATTACTTAATGAAAACCAGTCTGTTACTTTCTGTCCCTTGATAGAATAAGCAAGAGTAGCCATGTAAGATCCATTACGTAATGTACCACCTGCTTTACCAGGAGATACATGAATACATGGTGTCTTCATTAGCCTAGCTAATCTTAAAGCATCACAATCTAGATCTGTTGTATTCTCACAAGTTATACATGAATCATCTACTGGATGACCTGTAGGCCACACTCCTGGAGATGTCTGAGATACTCCTGATGAATCTGTACATATCTGTTGCCATGTTACACCAGGCCACTGGATAACATCTCCTGCTGGATTAGCATAAGTGTTATCACCTTGCCACACAAAGTTATCTGTAGGCCATGTTTGGGGATCACCTACATTTAGATATCTATCTGGGTTTAATCCATCAGACCAATATACTTGCCAAGTACAATCTTCTTTCTCTCTAGCAGCTCCTGTAATTAAATCCCACTTGCTAAAGTTTAAACAAGGATCTAATACAATAGGTCTGTATCTACATAAACCTTCTTCAAACAAACCTATTTCAGAATTAATTGATGGAAGAGTTTGATCAGGTCCGTGTATAGCAGTAAATAAAATCCACTTGTCACTATAAAGATGTACTGAACCTATTATATAAGCAGATCCATTTACAGTAGGTGCTGTAAGTACACAGAACTTATTTGATGACTCATTTGATAATGTACCTAAGTCTCCCTCAAAAGTATTATTAGTTGCATTACGCGCATGAGTCCACATTCCTTCTTGTACAAAAGAAGGATCAGAGTCTTTGTTTAGACCCTTTATAAAAGTGTTACTCTTATCTTGACTTAGATCTTGTTGTTGCTTTGCCATATCAGATAACTCTCATTCCAGCATTGTATCTATAGTACCTTGCGTCAATTGGATAACTCTTAAACATATTGTAATACTTCCCGTACATTGCAACTCTGTTTGCCCACCAGAGTTTTTTCATTTCTGCAAAGTTAGGAGTGTTAACTACATTAAGTGCTTGATTTCTAGCTGCTCTTAATCTACCTTCAATAAGCTGTACTTTCTGAGATACATCTTCTCCATTCATAAGTAAGTTCTCAAGCAATCTAGCTTTAAGTGCATACTCATAATACTCATTTATGAGCTCATGATCCGGTACAAGTAAATCACCATTCTCATCTTCTAATGCTCCTTGATAATTAAGATATACTTTACCACAGTTAAATGTAGTATATAGAAAACCATTTTTAATCCATCCTTCATTAGGAGTATTCCAATATAGATTAGGACATTCACAATCTATATTCTGACTAGCTTTCATTCTAAGTGGAATGAGAACAGTGTATGTCCTCCTCTGACCTGTACCTAGTATTTGAATTAATTCATAATTCTCACCTTTACAGTTCATGAATACTCGCGGTCTTATACAAGTATCTCCATATGGATTATTAGGATCATACTCACCAGGTAGATAGTTTTGAGGAGGACGTACCTGACCTTGACATGCTGCAGTATTATTGCATGGATGAGAATTACACACAGAACAATTTACTGTAGGTACTGCACACTGATCAACTGTTGATGGAACTTCTCTGTATGGTACTTCTTGTATATTAGTACCACCTATGTTATATCCAGTATCAACAGCAAAATCACCACAAATAAGAGCGTAATTAAAAGTGTAGAAATCATCAGGTAGTTTAGCTTTTCCGTGTTCTATTTCAAGTATTATTTCCTTCTGCTGGTTTATCCTTAGACCTAAGTCATAATTCAATTTTCTTGCCACTTTGATTAGAGTCTGTGGCTCAATCATATTTTCTAATGCATAGTTTTGAAAGTCCACAAGAATATCTTCAAGTAGAGTATCAAACGTTCTATATTTGAGTGTATAATTAAAGTCCATTATCTAAGTGCATTTTGTGAATCATCTGGTCCGTTAGGAGGAACTTGTAATGCTGTAGTAAGATCTTTTATAACAAACTGCTCAATCTCAGAAAATAAATATTCTGGGAATGGTAAAGCTAAATCTTGATTTGTCTTACATTCATTGTCAGGAGCTGGACATAAAAAGTCAGCTTTATTTCCTTCAAATATTCCTTCTATTTTTATAGCATCCCAATCAACATTACCTACATAGATATAACCATCTCTATACCAAAAGTATATCTTGTTATTATACTTGTAGTTTGTAGATCTAGTTATAGAAACATATGTTGCTGGTTCTGTTCTAAACATTCTTATAGTTGAATCTATAGAAGATACAGATCTTAATAACGGTCCAAACATTCCTTCAAATAGTTGAGGTAGTTTCTCTTTTGTTCTTTTAAAATAACATCCTGAGTAAACTCCTGTGCAACCTGCTTCTACTTTGTCAACATCAATAAGCTCCATATAAGGGAGTACAGAAAACAACGAGCTTATTCTCATAAGCTTGTTCATGTTATCTTCTCTCTTTAAAAGAGTCTTACCGTACTTAACAATAGAAAAGTAAATGTTTCTATCAGTCAAGAATGGGTCTTCCTTAACAGCTTTTAGAGTTGCTCTAACTCTTGATATTGCTTGTGCTACAGTTGTCATATTTCAAAATCATTATAGCCTTCTAAGTTCTTGTCAAGCTTTCTAAAATAATGTTTAGAAGTATCTTTTAGATAAAGTTTTCTAAGTTTTTTAACTGGGTCAACCTGAACATACATTGTCCAGTTTTCAGGGTATGTTTTTGCAACTGCCCTTTTAAAATTTCTACAAGCTCTGAATCCCCAACATTCTCTGTATTCAAACTTGTATTTACTTGCATAACTTGTATAGAATATTTTAGCTAGTTTACCATCTGTTTCCCAATTAGTATTACTTACACTAACTCCATACTTCTTAGATTTTACATGGTCAATGTTTTTACTTTTTGCATTTTGACATGTTGCAATAAAGAGTGTACCTATACCTTCTGGAAACTGAACACCATCTCTATATTCTATTATGTTTTCCCACATAAGCTCATTAAACCTTTTTACTATATTCCTAATTTCAGAATCTGTTATATTCTTATGCTTAGGATACTTACTTCTAAAATTATCAAAGAACTTTTTTGTCAAAACATCAAAACCATTTTGTCTAAATCTTGGGGCTTTAACATCTGGTAAATTATACTTGTTATGCATTACATACTATTTAATATACAAAAAATTATCTACTATAGCAAATATACAGAAAATACAAACCCTGGGCAGAGGTAGCACCCAGGGTTTTTTGTTAGTCACAGAAACCAACAAACTGCGACATCTTTAGCCAATAACAGTAATGTTCACTGTAGCTCCTGTAACTAGGGTTACTGAGATAGTATTACTAGTATCAACTGTATAGTTATAATCAGTACCATGTACATATGCTGTATATGGTAATGTTGAATTTGATGTAACTGAAACTACAATATTTGTAGTATTTAAGTTGTGTGTAATTGTTGTTGGTGTCTCAGTTACTAATGTTTGTAAAGTAGAATACTTACTTGTTCTTGCATTTACTTCTTGGCAAAAGTAATCTGCAATATTTTGTAATGCTGTCTGTACAGTATCATCTTGATTTACAATTGTATCTTGTAAACATACAATATCTGTAGCTGAGTATATGATACATTGAGAATCAAATACTTCTGAACAAGGTTGTGCCTCTGGACAGTCTACTGGAGTAGGACATGGTGGTGGAGTTGTAAGATAAGAATCTTTACATCCACAATCTATATTATTACCACATCCACAGGTTTTACAATTTGCCATTTTACTAGTTATAATTCTTGAACAAAAATTTGAGCTTTAAGTAGATTCCCTGTAGTACCTACTCTACTTCTAAAAAATAGTGATGCGCTTTCAGCAGCATTAAGAGTTATCTTATTAAAGAAATTTACCGTTTCTCTTAGAACTGAATTATCACTTGCAGTTAAGTCAATAGGATCACTACTAGGACTTGTGTTTACAGTTTCTGCTGTTATTGATGTAACAACTGAATTTGTTACAGTGTCAAACATTGAGAATGATATACTTGGTCTAGATAAATTCTCATACTCAACTGTTGCTAGATTTTTTACTATTGCTCCGTCTACCCAGTTTGTTAAACCTCCAATAGGGGGAGATGATGTAAAGGATGATTCTGTTTGATATGAAACGTGTACAATGAAATCCTTAGTCACACCAGATGCATTAGTATAAGTTAATCCTGTATAACCTGTAGGCTGAAAATATACTAAGTCTGCAAATCCAGGATCTGCTACTATATTTACAGGAGTTAATGCTTCAGCATAAAAATTGATTGCTGGAGTTCTACCTATTGTATAAGTTGTGACTCCTGCTACTGGTCCAGATGGTGTTACTGTTATATCATCAGCTGCTACTATTACAGTGTTTAATGCATTTACAGTATATGTAGTAACATTAGCTACTGTAGATGAAGATACTGTAACATTATTACCAGCAGCTACAACTGATTCTTTCTCCCAGTTTTCAACTCTATCTCTAAGGTCACATAATGCGAGCCAAGTATTATTAATAAAGTCAGCAAGAGAAACAGGAGCAGCAACATATGTAGGATATGCTACTTGCATAATTGTTCCTGGAGAAGTATATTGCACAGCTAATGCTAAATCTGTTCCGGCTACACACTGTGTTGCAATTGCTGCTGATATATCAGCTGGTGTACCCAATGCAGTTTTCATTGGACACCACTCTTCATTTATAAACTTCTCAAGTACTGTATTGATAGCCTGAGTTGTTCCTGCTGCTAAAGGAGGAGTTGTTCCTATAGCACAAGTTAATGTAAATGTAGGTGTAGTATATACAGGAGGTACTGCAGCTTCTAGTGCACTAACTCTAATATCTAATGAAGAGATGTCAATGTTTAACTGAGCAATATCATCTACAATGCTACATACTCTATTAGCAATTAGATCTACATACTCTATTAGAGTAACAGTTCCTCCACCAAAACATGGTGCTGCTGTAAGAAGAAAGTTACTTACTGCAGGAGATTTAGTTCCTGTAGTTGATGTTGTTGTAGTAACTACTGTAGCTGGATCAATATTCTCAAGAGCACAGATTCTAGTAATAAGAAACTGAATAAGCTCTTGAAATGTATTTGGTGCACACTCTGCAAGATTGAAACACGCTAGATCATAACTTGTTACTTTGAGAGTATCCATTATAGTACATAACTCAGTAGCAAGTTTGAATACTACATCAGTTATCGTATCACCCTTACAAAGTTTAATACATGGAATATCTGGTCCTTGCCATATCACACAGTTAGATGATATTGGACTACAAGGAGAATGATCTAAATTTAAAGGCTTCATGCTATATACAATATATTATAATATACTAAATAATATTAAGACCCGCAAGACCTAGCTGTTAGTTGTACCGGATTGCAGCATCCACAATCAGGTGCAGGTAAACATGTATAATCAGGATTGATTAGTACATCTAGTTCTAGCATTTCTTTTCTTATTTCCCATTTCATTAATTCATCAGGACAACAATTAGATATACCGTATCTTCTTTCTAGTACATCTCTATACATCCACTCTGAGTAATTACACATTACTTCTTCATAGTAATCTGCAGTACAAGCTTTAGTATTATATCCTGGTTTTACTTTTCTTCTAGGACCTAAATCTAGCGGAGGACATTGACCATCAGTACACTCACCATAACTTGTTATAGTAACAGCAGCATTAGGTAAGAAGAGAAGTAAACATGCTTTATCTGTTGTTACTCCTGCTTGAAGAGTTATTATTTGACGAATACCATTTGCATCATAATAAGTTAATGTAACTGGTGTGTCTCCTGTATTAGTTGCAGTCTGACAAGTAATAGGATAAACTGCTTGATAACACTCAGGACAATCTTCATAGACTGAATCTAAGTATACATCCCCAGTATTTACATTTTCTTCTTCAGCAACAGCAACAATCCAACAAATATTAGGACAATATTTAAGGGTAATAACAGTTGCTATGTAATCTGATAAATCTGTAGTGGTGTATATAGGATCTGCTGTTCCTGTACAGTCTCTAAGTTCATAAGTTACTGCTGTACACTCTCTACAATTATCATAAGAGTTTACAATAACAACTGGTTGTACATCTGGTGGTGCTATATCAATAGCTTCAACTGACCAACAAGTATCACAATCAGTTTTAACTATTTTACCTACATACTGATCTAAATCATCAGTAGAGTAAATTATATGCTCTGGATCTGCACAACTTGTAAGTTTGTATCCTTTAGGATCAGTACATGATGTACAATTTTGGTAAACAAGTACAGGTATTAAAGATATAGAACAATCACAATTTGTAGTTGTAGTTGTTACTGTCCAACAGTTAGTATATCCATTTACAATGATTGATTGACCTGTATCAGCATATTGTAAGAACTGAGCAGAGGTTGTATAAATAGGATCTTGTAAACCTTCACAGTCTTCAAGCATGAAACATGAGTCACATGCATTTTGACAAGTTTGACTTTCACAATCTTCAGTTTCTATATCAGTTAATGATATAGGATTTAGATTATAAAACTCTGCATAGTCTGTAATCTCTACTTCTTCTACTTGATAGCAATGATGATTTATTAATCCTATAGTAGGATCTAAACCGTAGTAGATATAAGTACCATCTGTTATAAGATCTTTTGCTCTGAAGTATACTATGTCTTCTGGATCACAGCATGCAGTAAACTTATATTGTCTAATGTATCTTACTAAGTCAATACATGTAGGACAATCAATTACTGAAAAGAATTCTTGTGTAGTCCAGTTTACAGTATAATCAGGAGGTGTTCCATCAAGTACAATAATAAGTTCTACTGTGTAACAACCAAATACAGTTACAGGTAATGGTGCAGCAGGGTCAATAAAAGTAATTATTGAACCAGGTTGTATATTAGGATTTATGTTTGTCGTAAATCCTGAGAGAGATGTCCCAGGAATACAACTAGTAAATCTTAAATAGAATGCTGCTGCCATTTTATTTTATTTGTCTACTCTGATACACTTTCTTCCAAGAAGGAGGAGTGCTCAGTTTATTTACATCTTCTTCAATATTAGTCTCTAATGGTTTTACTGTTTTGTTTACAAGGGTTAGCTCATAACTCTTTATACAATTACTACATACAGCAGCTCCATTAGAAGCTTTTCTTTTTTGACATCCGCAGGATAATGCTTTCCCACAATTTCCACATTTTGCCATGATTTGTTGGTTTTATTTGTTTAACATGTTTTGCAATCAAGCTTATCAAGAAGTCTGAGTGCGTAGTTATATAAACTCATTCCTTTCTGAGGCTCTAAGCAGTACTCTACTTTTGCTTTAGCCGCATCAAGATATGACTTTATCATTCTAAGTTTTTCTAGCTTTTCTCTTACAGCAACTGTAGGATCACATGCTGCAAGATCTAATTTACACAAAGCTTTATTATACCTCACTAAAGCTTGAGTAATTCTTAAATGATTGTACTCTACATATACCAGATCATTTGGAGACACACTGTATTTTATAATATAAATACCGTCTGGTATATTAGCATATGTTTCTCCACAACCACCAGCTTGTATTTGTAAATCACATGCTGTAATAATCTTTGTAAATCCTGCAGCAACATCAAACTGATTTGAGTACTGGAATCCAGGTACAGTTACATTAAGGGTCTCACATGTAATTGGTACTATATCAGAATAAACACTTGTATCATGTATAGACATTATACAAGGATTCATTACTGTAGGTACTTCTAGACTTAAGACATGATTTGCCATAAGAAATAATATAAAAAAGAAAAGGAGAGGAGAGATTAACTCCCACTCTCCCTTTTCTTAAGTTGTTGTTTTATTAGTTCAATGATGGAGTGATAGCCGGGATAACTGGGAAGTTAATCGGAACATCACACTGAGTCAAACAAGTGTACTCATCGTCACCAACATTTATTTCACAAACACCACATCCATCTAACCAAGCAGCTGTATCATTTTCAAATGCAGTCAATCTGTCAAATGAATAGATCTCTAACAAATACTGATCAGAATCAAAAGTACCAGTAGGGTTATTGTGACGTGGAATGCTGTGTTGCAAGTAATATCTCCAGTACAAAGCAGTACGGTCAATAGAAGCAACAATCTGGTTTCCTTGAGTAATCTCTCTAATCCTGAAGTCAGTAGCAAAGAAGTTTTGTCTGTAGGATTCAGAAAGAATCATATCACGTAAAACTGTTTCACCAAGACCTTGAACTTGAAGACCTTCACACTCTTTGTATACACAGATACCATCAAATGTACACGGGTCACCGTTAAGATCCATCTCAGAGATGTAGATTTTTACAGGCTCTTTTTCATAGAAGTCAGAGATTTGGAAAGTACAATCTCCAAAACGAGTATCTACATAAGCACCATTAAAGATCAAACCAGCACAAGCTCCTTCAATATATCCTGGAGAAGTGTGATTAATTCCATCATTGTAATGATCCCAAGTATCACCTCCGTTAGCAGCTAAGAAAGCAGCAGAAGTACCTGGAGCATACCAAAGTACACCTTCTTGATCTTGTACTACTACTTGTACAAAAGGAGATACAATTGGAGATCTCAAGATTGCAGTAGCCCACTGAATCATTACAAGAGTTGAGTCAACTGGAGTAGGGGCAATTGATCCTTCAGGACAACAACCAGTGTAAGCATCAGCAGTATAGTATGCATTGTGATCTAAGAAACGTAGTGCAGGAGAACCTTTGATGTCAAGACGTAAGTGGTAGTTTTCACCACACAAAAACTCTTTACAACAGTTAGCACCACCAACACCATTTTCATCAGCAACTACTAAAACTACAGTAGCATTGTTACCACCACCAACAAGTGTAATAACATCACCGTTATCATAATTTTTACCAGGATTAAGAATTGCATCAATTGATGTTACAACTCCCGCAGCAGCAGTAAACTGAACTACTAATCCAACTCCATTACCACCAGTTACAGTTGTAATACCAGAAGTATATCCTGTATTAACACCACCAATTGCACCTATACCTGTAACACCACCACCTGCAGTGTAATAAGTAGAACCTACGTGTACTACTTCATTCTGAGGCTCACATGGAGCTACAGAGTAGAATCTAGATACGTAACGTGGATTGATTACTTTAGACTTGTTAGTCTCTTGGTAACCTCCGTGGAACTTACCAATTTTGTCATTAGAGTAAATTGCTGAACCAGCAAGATACAAAGGACAACAACCAGTTGGTTCAAATACTGATAGGTTAGTTTGAGGATTAAATAATCCAATGTAACCACTAACATAAGGAGAAGCACCAGCTTCAACCTCTTGTGAAATTAGATTCAATCCATAAGTAGGAACTCCAGCTGTAGTTAAAAAACCACCATCTGTGTCTACTGATAGAACAGAGCCATCTAATAGCGTAATGTTTAGATTGTTGTTATCTAAACCTGTAGCTAAAAATGACTTTCTAAAAGCATGATTAAAATAAGCCATTGTTTTTTGTTTTAATTAATAAATATATACACTATATAATATAAGGAATCCTGTTTAAAATTCCAAACTATTTCAGGAATAATAATTTGTACTTAGCAGAATTGAAAGTATCTTTTGCTGTATCTAAGTTATTTACTATTTCAGAATAAGGCATTTTTCCTTGCAGTTTTGTAACCATAGCAGTAAGATCTCTTATGTAATTAACTGCATCTGCTACATCATCTAGAGCTCTTGGTTGTGTTTCTGTATAAGAAAGTAACTTCTCAGCCGCTCCTTGATAACCTTCTATAAGTGAATCAGCGTGATCAGGTAAAGCATCATACAAATCATTAAGTGCTTTGTGAGCTGCATATGATCCAGGTCCAGTAACTTTTAAATGTAGTTTGTGAAAACTAGTTCTAGCATTCATAAATTCAGTAGCGCATGCTGCAGTCATAGTATCTAGAGAGCTTCCTCCTACTCCTGTATCTGGAGTTGGTTGAGGTTTAGCAGGTTCACTCTTAGGTTGTGTAACAGTAACAGTAGGTCTTGCTATAGTCTTAGCTGGTTCTGGATTTCTTTTTAACATTCTTGATTTTGTCTCCATTGTTATTAATTGTTACGTTCTGCAGTTTCTGTACCTCTAGAGAATTGGTTACCTGATTCAATATCTCCACCTAGAATACTTGCTGCTTCATCAATTATTAATTCTATTATATCATCTTTAAACTCACACTGTACTTCTGTTAGTGTTTCAACCCCGGTATATGGATCCACACATCCTTGAACTTGGATCTTAGCAGGTTGTCTATAGTATGTAAGAGAAGCTGACTCAATTTCAAAGTCTCCATTTGTATAGACATTAACTCTATTATCTTTTAGAGTAGCAAAAGTCTCTGCCCATTCAAAGCTAGGTTTCTTACCTTCATCTCTTAAAAGATTATTTAAGTTAGCTTCTTCTGCTAAGTAAACTACCATACGTCTTTTATCACAACAGTCTTTGTTTGCAAAGGTGTCTACTCTTTTCCACTGAAGATAATTATCAGGAACAGGCCCAGAGTAATAATACTCTTCATCAGCAATAGGTAAGTTCTGAGTATTAAGTAATACCTGAAGGTCATCTATTCTTCTAGTAGATTGCTCATCACCTTCTTTAACAATGTTAATACCATGAAGCTGTCTTCTAGCCCATTCTACTTGAGCTTTATTAAATGCCTCAACTACTTGCCAACATTCAATGTTGTCATAGTCTTGGCTGTCAAGTTTATTGAGCCTTTGTTTTATCTTTATGGTAATTGTACTATTGAGCATTTGTTACTTCTTTCTAGATTTAACTGAGCCTCCTTTAGCTTTTTTAGATTTAGTAGCATTAGCAGCAGCTTTTGCCAAAGCTCCGGGACCTTTTGCAGTACCTACAGCTTTACCAACATTAGACATTACTTTATCCATTTCGGCTTTGGTCAAAACACCTTTAACTCCAGGATATGGTTTTTCGTATGGATAAAAATTCTTCACTCCTTTAGCATAACCTGTAGTATCAATATTCCATTGATATCCTTCTTTATCCTTTAGTGTCAAGGGTTTTACAGATTTACCAGTCTGAGCTTTAGGTAAAGACTTCTTAAAATCTTTCATAGCACCACCAGCTTTTTTATAAGCCATAGCTCTATTATCATTAAAGACTTTAAGTGGATTACTAGGTTTATTTGTCTTTTTCATAATCTTATCCTTTACGCATTTTACCAAGTGTGATAGCAAGTCTTGCTCTTTGACCAATCTTACCTCCTTTTGCTGCAGCAGCTTTTAATTTACCTTTAGGAATTGTCTCACCTTTTTTTACTCCAAGAGCTTCTCTTAAAGCACCAGGTTTTTTAATTGCACCTTGAATCCAGTTACCACCTTTCTTAGCTTTAGGAATAACTCCTCTACCCATGAGAACATCTTTCTGAGTAATCTTACCATCTTTACTAAAGTCAGGTAGTGATGCACCTCCTTTCTGCATTGTACGCATCATAACACATCTACCATTCTCATCTCTCACCATACCATTTCTGCAAGAGGATTGCACTGCACGGTTTGGTGCAAAGTTTCCTCCTTTCTGCATAGTCTCAGTAGTAACTCTTCTATTAGGTCCTGTTTGACCTGCATTAGGAATACCAAAAACATTTACAGGTTGATTACTACCTATAGTAGCAGCTGCAAATCCAGCACCTGGTTTAGATATATTTCTTTTAGCAGTACCACCCTCTGCCATCTTTTTCATCTTAACAGGTCCTCCTTTTTTCATGGAGCCCCCGCATTTAGCACATCCTAATTTTTTCATGACTATATATAAATTAACAATTCCACTTTCTTAATGAAAGAGCTTTTCTTGTTGGTCTTCCTTTTTCATCTTTCATAGGTCCTGGCATACCTGACATTCTAGCACAAAAGCTTTTACGTCTTTTAGCATCTTTACTTCCAGGCTTAAGCTTAGAAGGTTTAGTAGTTACAGCAGTCTGTAATTTAGAACCTGGATTAGCTGCTCTATAACTTGCTACTCCTTTAGCATTAAGTCCACCTGTAGGATTCTTACCTTCTTTTCTTGTCCATGCAGGTGTAGAGCCACCTTTAGCCATCTTAGGTTTCTTACCAGCTTTCTTCATTGAGATAGCTATTGCTGCTTGTTGTGCTCTACTACTTGCCATGATTATTTCATTTTACCATTAGCAAGATTGGTAAACATCCTTGCTTGTTCAGTAGCCATCTTTTTTACATCAGCCATGAGCTTAGCATTTTTCTGAATCTCTGCTGCTCTCTTTAATGTAGACATAGCAGATTCTACTTCCCACTTTCTCATTTCTGCTTTACTACCTCCCATAATAGAAATACCAACTGAAGAGGATGATTTCTTAGCTGGAGCTTTTCTAGTTGTTGTTGTTGTTTTTCTCACTGCCATAACTATACTTTTTTAACTCTTCTTCCCATACCTACTCTAGACTTTTCAGCTTTCTTAGCAGCTAGTTTAGAAGGAGTTAGTTCATACTTGGTTTTTGGTGTTTTACTAGAAACCCTTTTAGTGGGGCGGCAGTATTCATTTTTACCACCTGCCCCACAAGGTTTTCCTGATTTTGTATCTTGCCACTTTTCTGCTTGCCATCTTTTAAGCTCAGTACCTTTCTCTGTTTTTCTAACAGTTCCAGATTTCTTCCTACACTTAGCAATAGCCTGAGAAGCTCTTGCTGAGGGGAATACTGCATACCTTGCTTTTACACTATGATAACACGCGTCTTTAGGCATCTTTCTTTTTTCTTTTCCTTGGAGCTTTCTTAGCTACCGGTTCTTCAGTAACTTCTTTTACTACCTTTTTTCTAGGTGCTCTAGGTTTTGATACTTTCTTTTCTACTACAACTTCCACAGGTTGTTCTACTTCAGTGGCTACAGGTTCTTCTATAACTATTGTTTCTTCAACCACAACCTCAGCAGGAACTTCTTCTTCTTTTACTTCTTCTTTAGGGGAAGATATAAAATTTTTAATTGTGTTTCTAACTGTATAGTACTGAGAAACAACCTTAGTCATTCTCATGAAGTCTTTTGTAGATTTAATTATTCTTTTCATATTATCTTTTCTTTTTAACCATACCTCCTCTCTTTGCAGTAGGTACAGCTTTTGAAGGAGGAGTGTTTACTTTACCAGATCCTCTACTACCAGCTACTTTAGAAGATGAAGCTTTTGGATTAACTCCAGATGCAACACCTTTAGAACCTGCAGCTTTTAGTACAGATACAGAAGAGTTAGGATTAACCATACCTCCTGTCATCATCTTCTCAATTGTTCTTCTTTTTGTTGCTGCTTTTTGTAATCCACCTTTTTGCATTTTTTTCATAGCACCACCTTTTTTCATGGTTTTACCAACACGCATTTCAGAAGAAGGTTTAGTCTTTAGTGTTATATCAGGAGCAAGTTGGCCTGTTCTCATTATTTCTCTAGTAACTCTAGGATCCGCTTTATATTTAAGCAAGAGGTCTGCTAGATCTTTTCTTTCTTTCATATCCGTTATAGGACCTTTTTCAGGTAGAAATTCTTTAGGTCTAGTATAAGGTTTATCAGATTGCCCACCTGCTTGCATTTTTCTAACAGATCCTCCTTTCTTCATAGGAGGCTTAGGTGGGTTTTCCATTTTTTTATTTCTGGCAGTACCACCTTTTTGCATTTTAGTTTTCATTTTATATATAAATTAAGAGTTCCATAACTTTTCAATCTTGTTATTAAGATCTTTAAGAATATCCTCATTTAGCGGGTTCTTCAAGTACTCAATAACTTCACTTATGTTTCTACCCATCATTGTATTTGTTTTTACATGATAGATGTGTCCATCAGTCTTATTAATAATATACTTAAAAAATATGGAATCTTTTACAATTGCCTTAACTTTTAATGTTTCCATATCCATAGCAGCTGCATCTAAGAAGCCTTGTGCTGCTCTTTCTTTATTACCTTCAGTACCTTCACCATTGATATGTCTATCCATGTTATCATAGATAATATCATTTGGTGTATGTTTCTTATACTGTACACTAGCTAAGTCTACTGCTTTAGCAATGTAGAAAAGTTTTGTGCTATTCTTATCAAATAGTTTTTGAAGTTCAGAAAGTGCTTTGTTTTTAAGCTTCTTGTATTCTGTTTTAACAACTGCAGTTTCTTGTTCTTTATCAAGATAGAATTTTGGTGGAACAGCTTTTGATCTAGCTTCATCATAATTTTTTGCTACAATTGAGAAACCTCCTGCTTCAATTGCATAAAGTTTAATTCTATCAAATGGATCTTTAGGATCTAAGTATACTGGTTCATTGCCACAAGATATAGATATCTTATTCCAAAACTCAGCATTATCTGGTTTAAGTAATTTTACATTGTTCCAGAAGTGAGTATCTTCAATATCAAGAACATTAGCTGCTAACTCTTTTTCTAATTCAGCAATAGCTCTTCTGATTTCTTTTACTCTAGCTACTCTCTCTTCTTCTGGTAATAGTTTAATCTCAGGAGCAAATTCATTTAATCCAGTAAGATACTGAACTACTCCATTCCTCTCTATGCAAGCTAATTGCTCACTGTGTTTAACACCGTCAAATAGGGAAAGATTATAGATTTCTAATCCCATGTTTGATACTGATTTGTCAAAATATGGTTTAATAGATATAGGAGTCTTTCTATTCTCACTAGTCTGAACCATTGTAAAATTTGTACTTTCCATTTTGTTTGTTGGTTTTATTATTTGTTGGTTAAAAATTTTAATAAGAAAAGGGGGAGGTGTTTAGTCTCCCCCATCTCTTGGTTTATATATTAGAATGATCCACCGGTAATTGGGTTTCTCATAACAATCTTAAGAACCTTAGTAGGATCCTTAACCCAGATAGCTGGCATTGTTTGAGACATCATTACACGGTACCCATTGAATTGTCCAGAAGACTGGAATCCTTGTGTTCTACCCATATAATCCATTGTACCATTTTGATACCACCACTTCAATTGGTTATCCCAAGAAAGTTTCAACAAGAAGATGTTGTCATTAGTGTTATCAGTGATATCAAAGATAATGAATGAGTAAGAAGACAATGGGAATCCATCAATGATTGGGTTCTCAATATCATTAGTATGAACGTTGTCAAATGCAGGGTTCAATACAAACTTCACGTTAGCCAAGAATGGGATAACATATGAAGTGTATGCAAATCCAAAGTTCAAGTCCATACCTTTACCAGTGATAGCACCGATATCAGCAGCTTGGATAAGAAGACCAGAAGAGATAGCTTCTCTCTTGATAGCTTCATTAACCATACGCATACCACCCATACCAGTTTGTACAACTAGGCTACGTTTTGGATCTGGACCTTGGAACTCAACCTTACCATTGAAGAAGTTGTAGATCTCAGAACGGAACAAGTCAAGTGTGAAGTTATTTTTG